GAAGATTTATCATTGTTATATTTTATATAATAGGTTCTGTTTTGGGAAAATATTTGGGTATGCAATTTGGTAATCCTCGTAATAAAATTTGGAATAAATTATTTAAAAAATGAAATAAAATTTATATGGATGTTTGGATTTTTTCACGAAATAGTGAAATAGATTATGAAAATAAAAGATTAATAGAAACTTTTACTAAAAAAAATATTACTTCTAAAGTAGTTGAACCAAGTTATTTTGATATTATCGTAAATACAAATATTAAAAACAGTATTTTATATAATGGACAATTGGTTGAATTACCTAAAATTGTATTAGTTAGAACAGGTGCCGAAACAAGTAATTTCATGTTGGCTGTATTAAGACAATTAGATAAAGCAGGAGTAATATGTATAAATGAAGCAGATTCCATAGAAACGGCTTCTGATAAGTTGAAAACTTCTCAAATATTATCACAACATAATATATCAATACCTAATACGATGATGGTAAAGCATCCTATTGATTCAACAATTGTAAAAAATAGAATAGGATTCCCATGTGTTGTTAAAGTAATTACAGGTACTCAAGGAATAGGGGTTTATTTATGTGAAAAACGTAGAGATTTTAATAAACTTATGGAGTTTATTCATAATGTAGGAATATCTAAAACATTATTAGTTCAAGAATATATAGGATTAAATCCAGGAGAAGATGTTAGAGTTTTAGTAATAGGAGGTAAAGTAATTGGTGCTATGAAAAGAACTGCACCTAAAGGAGATTTCAGAGCAAACATTTCAAATGGAGGAACTGGTGAAAAATTTGATGTAACACCTGAAATTGATTTTATAGCAAGAGAAACGGCGAGAGTACTAAATTTACATATAGCGGGAATTGATTTATTATTTCATAATGATGGATTTGTAGTATGTGAAGCAAATACTGCACCCGGATTTAAAGGTTTTGAAAAATATTGTGATGTTGATATTGCCGAATTAATAGTAGAATATATTGATTATAAATTATTCAAAAAAAATGTATAAATACATAATAGTATCTGATTTACATTTGGGAACAAAGCACAGTAAAGCAAAAGAGTTCTTAAAATTCATTGAAGAAAATCCATGTGATGAACTCATCTTAAACGGAGATATAGTAGATGGTTGGGCATTGCAAAGAGGAACAAAGTGGAGACCATCTCATACAAAAGTAATTGCTAAACTAATAAAACTATCTACAAAACAAAAGGTAGTTTGGATAAGAGGTAATCACGATGATTTTTTAAAAGATTTTACTGGTATTAATTTGGGTAATATAAAAATTAAAGAAGATTATATTATTACTGCAGATAAAAGATACTTTGTATTTCATGGGGATATTATAGATATATTCATTACAAAATACAAATGGTTATCACAAATAGGGGCAGTTGGATATGATTTAGCTTTATTACTAAATGATTTATATAATCGTTATCGTAAATGGAGAAACCTACCTTATTATTCAATATCACAAAGAATAAAAGAAGGTGTTAAGATAGCAACAAACTATGTAAATGATTTTGAAACAACGGCAATCCGAATGGCAAGTGAAAAGATGTGTGATGGTGTTATTTGTGGACACATACACCAACCTGCTGATAGAATGATAGGAGATAAACGATATTTAAATTCAGGTGATTGGGTTGAAAATATGACTGCAATTTGTATAAATGATAATAATAAAATAACAATAGAAAAAGTATAATACACATATCTATATATAAAAATAAAATGTTGTCCTCAAAAATATTATTTATTTTAAAAAGAAAACAAGAATACAATACTACAAATGATTATAGTATTGGATTAAGTACCGGACTGTACAATTCAGCTCAATTTATGAATCAAATGCTATTAGATGGTGGGTTTGATTCTCAAATGGTAGTTGTAAATGATAATAACGATATAGATAGAGAAGTAACTCTACACAAACCAACCCACGTTATTATTGAAGCCCTTTGGGTTGTTCCATCTAAATTTGAAGTTCTTTCCAAATTACACCCAAATGTTAAATGGGTAATTCGTTTACATAGCGAAATACCATTTTTAGCAAATGAAGGAATGGCAATGAATTGGATTGGGGAATATGGCAAATTTAATAATATTATTATTTCTTGCAATTCACCACAAACTACTAAAGATATTCAGTTTTATCTTACTAGCAAATTAGGTATTAATAAAAAAGTACAATTCTTACCAAATTTTTATCCACAAAACTATAAAAAGAAATCATTTAATAAAAAAACCGATGTTATAAATATTGGATGTTTTGGTGCAGTTAGACCTCTTAAAAACCACCTCATACAAGCAATTGCATCAATTAAGTTTGCCGATAAAATTGGTAAAAAATTACACTTTCATATTAATTCGGATAGGATTGAACAAAAGGGAGAACCAATACTTAATAATCTAATAGCTACATTTGAACAATTAAATCATAAAGGACATAAATTAGTTCATCATGAATGGAGTGTTAGAGAACAATTTATTCAATTATGTTCTACTATGGATATTGGTATTCAGGTATCTTTCAATGAAACTTTTAATATTGTAGGAGCTGATATAATTTCACAAGGAGTTCCTTTAGTGGCATCACCTGAAATCCCTTGGGCTAATTCATTATTTACTGCAAAACAAACAAATACGGATGAAATTGTAGATTCATTAAATTGTACTTATTCACATCCAACAATAAATGTATTATTAAATCAAAGAGGTCTTAAACAATATACAAATAAAACTAAAGAAATTTGGTTTGGGTTTTTCAAATAATATTTATATGGGTAATAAAATCCAAATAATTGAAAAATTTAAAAATACTATTAAGTATATTATTCATATTCTGTCTAACTTCCAAAGTTAACGGACAAACGTACACACAAACTTTTATAGATAAATGTAGTGGTGAGGTAAAAGTTGCCACTACTACTTACGTCAATGGAAACGCAGTTGTTTCATTCTATAATCAAATTAAAGTATTTACTCCTGCCGAAGTTCAAAGTGGAGCATTGCAAATGTGGTTACAAGCTACATATACTGCTTACTCTACAATGGGATGTCCTACCAATGTAGTAGTTCAACAGACAGTACAACAAACGGTAAATCAAGCAGTACAACAAGCAGCACAATCTGCGGCAACCCAAGCAGCGAGTGCTGCTGCATCACAAGCGGCAAGTTCTGCGGCAAGTGCAGCAGCCTCATCTGCGGCAAGCGGTGCGGCATCATCTGCGGCAAGCGGTGCGGCATCATCTGCGGCAGTTCCACCTCCACCACCTGCAGCTTCAACACCACCACCTGCGCAAAGTGGGGGTAGTTCATCATCTTCATCTAGTAGTAGTTCTTCATCATCTTCGTCACAAAGTGAGGGTAATTCTTCTTCAAACTCGTCAAAGAGTGAGGGTAGTTCATCTTCAAAATCGGAAACAAAGAGTGAATCTAAATCAGAATCAAAATCTGAAAGTAAGAGTGAGGAAAAAAAAGAAGAATCCAAATCGGAATCTAAAAAAGAAGAAAAGAAGGAAGAATCTAAGGAAGAGAAAAAAGAAGAAAAGAAAGAGGAGAAAAAGGAAGAAAAGAAAAAGGTACAAAATTTAAACCCATTACTATTGGCATCGGATTTAACAACATCTCAAGGTGCTGATGGTGAATGGTCTGTAATTCTTTCAAATGGAGTATCTCGCTCATCTATGGCAGGTGATGAGACGTATTCATTAAGCTCTATGATTTGGAGTAATTTAAAACAATTTGCCCTAAGTGGTGGTTATACTAAAATGAACTTTGCAGATGGAGCACTAAAATCCATAAACTCATATTCATTAACGGGTGCTTATTTAGCAGGAAACTATATGGGATTGGTTGGTGCAACTGTAATAATACCACATCCAAAATTTGGAACATATGGATATAATGTTGGTATTGTAAATCTATTTATTGGAAGTGAGTATAGTATGAGTACTTCGGGTGTTATATTTTGGACTAAACCATATCAGGTAAGTAAAAAATTAACATTATCACCACAAATATTTACAATGAGCCCAAGCGGCAGTTGGAATACTTCAACAGGACAATTTAGTATGAGTAAAGATATTGGATTTTTAGTGGGTAGTTCTTTTGATTATAAAATCAGTAAAAGATTTGGGTTGAGTATCAATTATAAAATCAATACATCAACCGCATCTGCTGCACCTATGTTAAGTAACTTCTTAATTGGTTCAAGATTAATGCTTTAATCCAATTTCAAAGGTTCTTTGTGTTCTCTTTGTTTTCTAAATCCGTAATCTTTGGTAGTTTTGGAGATGGTAGCTCCCAATGAGCTACACACCACCAAAATTGCTATAAATAAATTCAACATAATTTCTAATTAAAGGGTAACTAATTCTCTTTTAATTTCTGTAACTATTTTGAATGATTTTGTAGAAACTATTTCTTTTTTTTCATTCTTAATTTCAATACGATAAACACCATCTAATGAACTATCAAATGAAAATATTTTTTTAGATGCAAAATATTCTGTATGAATCAATTCCCCATCACCATTGTAGATGTTTGCCATCAATTTTTCGTTTGGAGATTCTACTAAAAACTTAAATTTTCCAATTGAATGGATTGAAACAGGCGATGTAGCATTTGCATTCAAAGCCGCTACTAACAAAATTGATGTAATAAGTGTTTTCATAAAATTGTGTTTTTTTGTTTAATATATAACTATTTGTATATAGATATTAGAAAAATACCAAAAAAAACTAAAAAATAGGATTTTCCTAATAAGTTGATGAAAGTTCTTTAAATTATACAATTATGAAATTGTTAAGAACTTTTTAAATGCTATTATATATTTATAGGAAACAAAAACATAAATATGAAACAATTTTTACTATTAATTTTACTATTTTCCACAACATTATTATTTGGACAAGATGTTGTAATTTTAAAACACCAAAACTACACAACCCATTTCAGTAAATCAAAAAAGTATCCTGTAATGGTTCAATGGGAAACTACTCATGCGATGGTAGGGTGTCCAACTCCACTAAAAAGAAAAGATAATTTCAAACCAGACCCACAATTACCAACGGAAACTAACATAGGTGCAGACTATGTAAAGAGTGGATACGATAGAGGACACGTAATGCCAGCAGCTGATAATCTTTGCCAAACACCACAAATACAAGATGAGTGTTTTTATTTCTCTAATATGATTCCACAAACACATAGATTAAATGCGGGAGATTGGAAATCATTGGAAACTGCAACTCGTAATTGGGCATTAATTAGTTCAAAGGTAAGAATATGGAGTGGGGCAATTGGAGAACAAAAGAAAATAGGTTCAATATCAGTTCCTACACAATGTTGGAAAGTTGTAAATATAGCAGGTAAATGGACTGCATACTTATTCAACAACGATTTATCTAATCCTGATGGTTTTGCAAATAACGAAGTACCATTAGCACAAATAGAAAAATTAACAGGTTTCACATTTAAATAACATATGCGTAAAGAACTAAAAGTAGAATGGGATACCGAACTTCGTTTAATGAATGAATTAAGTAATACCTTATTATCTAATGATTTAAATGCATCAAATACAATAATAGTAACAGTATCAACTGATTATTCATCCGTAATAGGTCAATACCTTCGTCACCAATTAACCAATAAGGGTGAGATATGTGAAGGATTTGGTATAGATGTACCATATCCAGATGAATCCTTTAATGAGAAATTTGTAAAAGAAGTTTGTGATATGTTTAAAATGCATTGGGATAGTATAGGAGATAAAACAATCCTATTGGTAGAAGCAGGTGTAATACGTGGGGGTAATTATACAAAGGTGGTAGATATAATAAAAAATGAATTAAGTATAACTCAAACTGTACTAACATTAACTATGTATGAGAATATACATAGTAAGTGGAAATCTAATTTTGTAGGGGAATACTATGATGATGAAACCGAAGACCTTACTTTTTGGTGGGAAAAATATAACAATCATTGGAAAAATAATTAAAAAATAATTCAACTTTTGCTTGACTTTTAATCCAGAATTTTGTATCTTTACTATGTAATAAATGATAGAGATATGGAAAATTTAATTGGTCAAATGGTAAACGTATGTGTTTCCAAAGGTGGTAAAACTGCCACAAAACTCCTTAAAGTTTGTAAGGTAAAAGCTCGTTCAGTTCTATTCATTGAGGTAGATAAAGAAAATCGTAAGAATACATTCCGTAAAGTTAAAATCAAAGATATTACATCACAAGGTGTTGCAAATGATATACCATATATGTATATTAAAGATGGTGTGTTGCCTGATAAGTGGGAATCATCGTGGGATGCAATTGGTAATTTCTCCCCATCGGTTCAACAAAATTACGGAAGATATTATAGTAATCGTTCAAAAGGTTGGGCACCAGTAATTAGAGCACCCAAAGGAGCATCAATGGATGCGTTAGCAGTTTCGGTATCAACTCGTTCAACTACCAATTCCGCTGCAGGTTTTCCAATGGTGTAAAAATAAATCACAAAAGACTTGACTTTCTCATTAGAATTTAGTACCTTTATTATATGTGAGAGTGAGAGTTAAAAAATTAAAATTTAAAATCTAAAACAAATAAAATTATGAACTATTCAGAATTATCAAAATTATCAGTAGAAGAATTAAGAAACATCAATCAGATTGTTGTTGAGTTAATCAAACAAAAACGTACTGTAGAATCCCTACAAAATAAAGCGGGATTAAAAGTGGGCATGAAGGTTAAAGTTAATCACCCCAAATTGCAAGGTAGAGAATTGGAGGTTGTTAAAATCAACCGAACTAAAGCCAATCTGCGAGTGATTGGTGGGTTTGCTTCTTACAACGTACCAGTTTCTTTAATTCAATATTAATCCTTAAAATCTAAAAGATATGAAAGATTATAACAACCCTATTGTTGATAAGTTTATTGAGAAAGTAAATTCTGAAATCAAAGAGTATTACACAACTCATTTATCAAATCTAACACCCAAACCGATGGAGATGCGTGTTGGTACTAAATTTATCAAATTAATCAGCAACGGAAGTGTGTGGGGATTTATCTCCCGATTTGATGGTGATTACAAAGGAGTTCCAATTAAGAAAGGTGATTTAATGAAAGCAGCTTCTCGTGATTCTCCTGCTAAACATAGTAGAGGAAACATCATTGATGGAACTGCTAGATATGGTGTGTATGGTGTAACTTATTTGTAAAATAATTTAAAAATAATTGAGAAAAGGCTTGTATAATTCAAGCCTTTTTTGTATCTTTACTAAGTAGTGAGAGTGGTAATAATTAAAAGATAAAATTTAAAAGTATGAACAGAGAACAAAATTACAAAACGATTTTTAGTGATATAGACGGGACTTTGATTGAGCAAGTTCGTTTTGAAGATTTAAACCCGAACATAGTAAATGTGTTGCCAGGTGTTTTAGAGAAATTCAATGAGTGGTATGAAGAAGGACATTACATTGTTTTAACAACTGCCAGACCAGAACATTTGAGAGAGGTTACTATTCATCAAATGGGTGTAGCAGGTATTCGTTACCATCAGTTAGTAATGGGTATCGGTAGAGAGGAACGAATTCTAATCAACAACAATTCAAAAGGAGAACCAAACGCACCAAGAGCTATGGCAGTTGCCGTTGGTAGAGATGCCGGTTTCAACAATTCTGATTGGAATAGTGTTGGATTATAATTTTTATTTATATTTATAAGAAACATTTTGATATGATAAAATTAAAGTCTTTATTAAACGAAAAGTACGATTTGGAAACTTATCACAAATCTTATACATCAGCAATTAATGCGGCAAAAGAATACGCAGAAAAGAAAGGGTATGAGATTAACGATGATGATTCATTCACAAAGATTGGAATGGGACCTCGTAAACCATCGGAAGGAAAAACTAATAGATTTAGTATTGAATTATCCAAAGATGGAAAACCTTCTAGAAAACTACTTCATATTCAGGTATACGGAATGAGAGATACTTATGAATTAAACGCATACATACAATAATGATGAAACTAAAAGACCTATTAAAAGAGAATTGGGATGTTAAGGATGGTAAGGTATTATCAAACGGCAAACTTGTAGGATATTACGAATTTGATAGAGATTCCGATTCATTTTGGGTTGATGATGTGCAGAAAGGAAAAGGTCAATTATCATTTGATAGTAAGAGAGAAGTTGAAGATTACTTTAAGAAAAACGAAAAGGATGCTATTAAACATTTAGGAAAATTAAGAGAATCCCTTTCAGAAGAAACTGCATCTGAAATCATAAAAGATTTGGATAAAGTAAGAAATGATTTGATTAAAAAAGTTGATGTTCTAATTGCTAAAAAGAAAAAACTTTACTCAAATGTTGATATAACAACACCAATGAGTGCAGATGAAAAACAATTAGATAAAGATATCCAATCTATATTTTCACAAATTCAACAAATAATTCAACAAAAAAGAAAAATTAAGAATGAATCAATAAACGAAGCAACAATGCACCCTATGACAAGAGAAATAGCATTGGATAATCTTAGAGAGGTAATCTTAAATATCAAACCATATAGTAGAGAAGTAGTTAAACATTGTGAAGCTGCTATTAAAATCATAGAAAAGTTCGAAGCAAAATGATAACATTAAAATCCTTATTAAAAGAATCAGTAGATTTAGATAAAGCAAAAGAAATCTACAACAATGGTATAGACCTTTATGCAAAAATAGAAGGGTTGCAGAAAGAAATAGACACTGCCAAAGAAGAGTATGAAAATTTGCGTAAAGGTTTATTAAATGCCGAATATACCAATTTGATTGATAAAGCAAAAAAACTATATCCAAACGCAAAGGGTGTTAAAAAAGTTGGAGATGGGGTATTAGTTCAATTACCAAAGGGTGAGTTTATAGAAAAACCATATGATGAAGCAACTAAACTTTCATCCGAAATTGGAACACCATCATCTGTAAAAGTTGCGGGTAAATATGACATGAATAAACCTGGTTCATATTCTGCTACTGTATTTAATGGATTTTATGCAGAGCTTAGTGCTCCATATATTAAATCAGTAACAAACTTACCAAGATGGAATAGTGATTCTAAAAAATTAAAATAATGATAAAGTTAAAATCCCTATTGAAAGAAGGAAAAATTTCTATTTCGGAATTAAATCCAAATGACCAAAAACAAATTAAACAATTAGAAAGTATAATTGGGGGAAAGCTAGATACTATTTATGTAGGTGGGAGTGAGCGTTTTGTTGCAAGTATAAAAATATCACCAGGATATAGTGCATACGAATTTACACTAGATATTATGAGAAAATTATTAAAATTTCCTATCACTCATGTTACAGGTGGTCATGATATTGTAAATGTTTATTTTAAATAAGAAAAAATGATAAAGTTAAAATCACTATTGAAAGAAACAGATGCAAAGTTTGATTTTGCACAAGCAAGTGGTGTTGAGTTTTATGCTTCATCTCCAAAAAACAATATAGTATTATTACCAAAATCAAGAAAAGAAATTGAAAAGATTGATACTATAAAAGAAAAATTAGGTGATGGTGCAGATGATGATTTTTTATCATTACTTAAAATCCGTATAGAAAAGAAATTAGGAATATCAGTAATACCAAATAAAAGATACGAAGGAGCAGGTTACGCATTTGATATTGATATTGATGAATTAATAAAGAAGTTGTAAATGATTAAACTGAGTGATTTATTACCTGAATTGGAAATACCATCCGGAAAATGGGTGGATATGGACACGTCTCAAATAGACAAAGAAGGTATGAAACACATTTGGAAAATCTATTCAGATGCATATTCTGCACAAAGTTTGGATTTTTCAGCATCAGGAGCATCGGAATTACAATCTAAATACAAAGCTATAAAACTGATAGATGTAGATGAGGATAAAATACCAGATGCATTTATCATATACAAACCAACAAAGTTTGGAAACAAAATGGCATTACTTGCAGCAGATGTTGATAAGAGAGATGCAAAGAGAGCCGTAGTTAAAAAAGCAATTGAGTTGGTAAAGACAAGTGGGTGGTTTGTAGAAGCATCTGCTAAGATGGAAGATATAATGCAATCATCGGGAGCACCTGTTGTAACAGATGAAAAAAAGATAATGGATATATTGGGTAACGAGAAAGCACCGGAGTTCACAGGTGATGGATATTACACTCGTACGTTAACAAAAGTAAATAAAAGAATAACTAAAAGAATATACGGAAGACCGAAATGATTAAATTGGTAAATATATTAAACGAAATTACAAAGCTAAAAGAGTGGCAAGGTAGTTTAATGGATTTACGAAATGATACTAAATTACCATCTGAATTAAATAAAGTTGGTAAAGATATTATAAGTAAAAACCCAAATACAAAGACAGCTGATTGTTGGGTTAGTGATATAAATTATAATGATGCTGGTTCAATACGTTCTGTTTCAGGTTCTATAACTATTAAATGGAAAGTATATCGTAGAAAGAATTATTCATTAGAATTTACTTATATTTTTGATAACGGAAATATAAAAACGGCAAATACACAAAAAATATATTAGATACAATGATTAAATTAAAAGACTTATTAAATCCATCAATATTAAACGAAGGAGTTGATGACCCTGGTATTCTTAAATGTGTATTTTTAGCAGGAGGACCTGGTAGTGGTAAATCCAAAGTAGCGGGTGATTTATTTGGTATTCAAGGTATCACATCATTTTCAGCATCTGGATTTAAATTAATAAATTCCGATACTGCGTTTGAAGCACAATTGAGAAAGAGTGGTATTGACCCGAAAGATTTAGGTAAAATTGAAAAAGAGAATCCTGAATTGTGGAAAGCTATTACGGAAGACCCAAATGGACAAAGAGAACAAGGTAAAAAAATCACAAAAGCTCAGAAAGCATTTTATGAAGAAGGTAGATTGGGTATGATTGTAGATGGAACTGGTGATGATACTGCTAAAATCAAAAAACAAAAAGAACACGCAGAATCATTAGGATATGATACTTATATGGTTTTTGTAAATACATCATTGGAAGTTGCACAATTTCGTAACTCAAAAAGAAGTAGAACTTTGCCAGAAGATTTAGTTACCCAAATTTGGAAAGAATGTCAGCATAATTTAGGAGCATTTCAAACTATGTTTAGTGGTAATTTTCGTATTATTGATAATACAAAAGATGGTAACAACATAACAAAAGATATTCAAAAAGCAGTTGATGGATTTATTAGAGAAAGATTATACAATCCAATTGGTAAACAATGGATAACAACTGCAAGAGCATTGAAAAACGCAAATTTAATTAAAAAATAATGAAAGCAGGTAGATACGATTTAGATGAGGCATCTATGGGTAGAATATACCAGCATGTAGTTTCTAATCCTAATATGAAAAGTTGGGGAATAGTAACTGCAAGTAGAGGTAAACTAACACCTGCTGAAAACAAACAAAGAAATAAAGAGTTAGAAAACGATTTGCGTAAATTAGGTCTTGGATTTATACACGTAGATGGTATGTGGAGAGAATGTAAAGACCAAAGTATTGATTATAGTAAATGTCCGGATAATATGAAAGTACCAACGGAAGAAAAATCATACTTTGTTCCAAATGTATCCAAAAAAGATATTAATAAATTAGGTAACAAATACCAACAAGATAGTGTATTATTTGCAGATGGTGAAACAAAGGAAAAAGGTGAAGCAACTTATATTAGTGCTAACGGAAGTGAGTTCAATATAGGTAACTTTACACCTGATAAAATTTCACAGGGTTATTCTAAAATGAAAGGTGGTAAAGTATTTACTTTTTTAGAACCAGGAGATAAAGGAGAAACCCCAAAAGAAAAACCTAAAAAGGAAGAACCTAAAAAACAAGAACCCCAATCTACTGATATGAAATTAAAATCATTAGTACCAAAAGGAATTCTTGATAAAATGGTTAAGAATCCGGAAACAGGAAATATGATTAAATTGAAATCAGCATTAAAAAAAGATAAAACATCATCTGTATATAAAACTGCAGTTGGTGTGGTAAAACAATCAAAAAAATAAAAAGTTATATATTTAATATTATAATCAAACAAAATAAAATGAAAAAATTATCGTTTATAGTAGCTTTGATGCTTGGAGTAAGTATCTCTGCAAGTGCACAAGAATGGTTTTTAACTGCTACGCGTAAGGGTGGACCATCCGATGGATATATTACAGGTGGATTTATGAAAAAAGGATGGGGATTTTATGCAGGATTACCATACGATGAAGTTAAATCTGCAAATTCAAGTGGTATTGCAATTCCTCCTGGAGTTAATACATCTACGGGAACTATTTCACCTAATATGAAGTTTGGTGTTTTACGTCAGTTAAAAGAGGATAAAGCAATTTTAGGATTTGGTATTCAACCAACATCTGCTGGAAACAAACCAAATGCATTTTTAATGTATAATCCATTAAGACCATCAAATGTTTTAAATTTATGGACAATTGGTAATTTAGTAGGTAGTGATTTTACATTAGGATTAGGACTTTCGTATAAGTTAAAATAAGGGGATGACTGGTTTTGACAGGAATCTTAATAAGTATAGTTGATGCAAGCAAGGTTAGATGGAAACCTTTGAAGACCTATCAAACAATAAGTGCAAACGTAGAATTATCTACTATGACTTTCGGAGATGCTATGGCATGGATGAATTCATTTGATTACGCAGTAGCTGCCTAATCTTTCCCGTATCACTCATGGGATTTAAAAAGAAGTGAACAGAAGTGAGGTCTCGTTTGAGGTTCTACCTATTAAAGTGAACCTCCCACAGTTGAGAGTGATAATGGCAAAATAGAAACTCTATATTTTTTCAGTTTAGAAAAATTGAATAAGCTTGTGAATGAAACATATTGGTTAATTCTTTGGACTTGGGTTCGAATCCCAACATCTCCACAAAAAAAAATATTAGAAAAGACTTGACATTGTTAAAAACTTTTCGTATATTTGTAATGTTGTTCAGAAGTAGGAAGCATAGATGGTGTAAGTAAACATAGCTGAAAATGTTCAACAAAAAAAATATTAGAAAAGACTTGACATTGTTAAAAACTTTTCGTATATTTGTATCATAATAAATCGCGGGGAGGATGTTGGTTTTCCCACCGGTCTCATAAGCCAGGTCTACGATAGTTCGATTCTATCTCCCGCAACTAAAAAGTTTTTGAAAAAAGACTTGGATATATGAAAAAAGTTTCGTATATTTGTAAAACCTTTAGGAATGATTGTTGAAGCCAACATCTAATAAAACCGAATGTGTGAAGCCCAACCATAAGTGGTAAGCTATAAAGCCGGAAACAATCAATCTTAAAAAAAATATTAGAAAAGACTTGACAATATCAAAAACTTTTCGTATATTTGTTAAACAATTTGAGACCAAAAGGTGATGAAAGATACTCGGTCAAATCAAATGAAAAACGTTCTTTAAAATATAAACACATAGTAGACTTGTTCTACATAGTGTACATCGGCCGCATATGGTCGTTAAATAAACTACGAAAGTAGGATAAAGTGAACCATTTGGTTAAGTGGTTTGCGACTTCGTAAGGAGTTCGAGTATGCAAGTGGAATATCATTAGACCTGTGTAGTGAGGGTAACTCCGTAGCGAAATGGTTGAATGACTGGGCTAAGTAGAAGTTCAGTTGAGGTAGGAATACCAATAAGAATAATCCATAGAGTTAATGCAAGAAGTAAGAACTTAATCTCTTCTTATCATTGCGTGATTCAATATTAAAGGTTGCTTAAAACCGAAAGGTATGATGAAGTACGAGTGGTGTCGTTATCATCCTTACCTACATCTCACCAAAGAGTGGGTAGTGAAGTAATCTTAAAATATGGTGTTAGAGATAACACATTGAGTAGTTCAGTATTCTGTTGTTCAAAAGATAACGGAGCAGGTTGGCGAACCACTACTTGAAACTATCTACAAACCAAAACTCAATTTGCTATACGGTGCAAACTTAAACAAAAAGAGCAAAAGTGTTCGCCAGTTGCAAACGAAAGGTGCGTACATAGTAGGGAGATGTTCCCTGCCACGATACCTCCGCAAGAGGTCTGTGATTCTTTCTAAAAGCTTCTAACACCGCAAGTGTGAATCTGTTCGGCAGAATAGAAGAAGTAGAGTAAAAAGAGAGTAGTTTGTAACTCAAAGAGTGGTTCACTTAAATAACCCGCATTGAATCATTACTATCCAAAAGATGGTGGAAACGTTGGGAAACAATAATCCAACAAAAGATGGTTCGTTTATGGAGTATTCTCATCCATATCTTTTATAAGCGAGATTGGTGTAATGGTAGCACGCTGGCCGTCCAGGTCGGAGGAGGGGGTTCAATTCCTTTGTTTCGCTCCATAAGCGGAATTAGTGTAATGGTAGCACAGCAGCCGTCCAGGTTGCAAGTTGGAGTTCGATTCTCTGGTCCCGCTCTAAGTAATTAAATTACTTTTTTTTAACCAAAAATAAAAAAATTACATATATATTATTAAATAACAAAGAAATGAAAACTTTTAACCTACATACGATTAGTTATCAACCGATGCCAACTTTGGCGTGGGGAGGCACAAATGTGTGTGATTTTAATTCAAAGAGAATTGAAATGCAGTTAGGGGCAAACATAATTTTAGAATAAACAAACTAAAATATAGTAATGTAACAAACCCCTAACTTAATCAGTTAGGGGTTTTTTGTTTTAAGTTGATGTAGCTCAGAGGCAGAGCGGGAACCTGTTAAGTTCTAGGTCGGGATATCGTAATTCTCCATCAACGCAAGTAGAGTTCTTTGACATAAGCAGGTATAGCACAACGGTTAGTGCTCTGGTCTTCCAAACCGGAGATTTCGGTTCGAATCCGAATACCTGCTCATATTGCCCGATGGTGTAATGGTTAGCATAACAGATTTTGATTCTGTTTGTATAGGTTCGAATCCTATTCGGGCATCCACATAGAAGATTAGCTCAGTTGGTTAGAGCATTTGGTTTACATCCAAAGGGTCATAGGTTCGAATCCTATATTTTCTACATTTGGGAGTTATGCACGAATTGGTTAGGCGTTAGACTGTAAATCTGGTAATCCGCATGGATAGGTGGTTCGAATCCATCAACTCTCACAATTGGAAATGTAGCTCAGCAGGTAGAGCACTAGACTGAAGATTTAGGTGTCGGTGGTTCGAACCCACCCGTTTCCACATTTTTTAACAATTTAAACAATTTATACTATGGAAAGTGACAAGTATGATAAACAAAAGACTTCGTAGCTCAGTTGGTTAGAGCACCTCACTTTTAATGAGGGAGTCGTGAGTTCGAGTCTCACCGGGGTCACAATATAGGGTAGTAGAGGAGTTAGGTTTATCTCGCTTCGTTTGGGACGAAGAGCACACAGGTTCGAATCCTGTTTACCCTACACATAGGAATATAGCTCAACTGGTTAGAGCATTTGCCTGATACGCAGAAGGTTGTAGATTCGAGTTCTACTATTCCTACATATCTCTTTGGTGCAATGGTAGCATAACGGATTCCAAACCCGTAGATGAAAGTTCGAATCTTTCAGGGGGTGCATAATAGTTCCGTAGTTTAACGGATAAAATGATTGGCTACGAACCAATTGATGGGAGTTCGATTCTCTCCGGAACTACAAAAACACAATGCTGGGTTTCCTAATAGTAACGGCGTGAACATATGTAAGTAAACTATAAGATTCTAGTAATAAGTGGAAGATGGATTCCCCACGGCTAAAGTGTTTTTTAATTGTCAGGTTGGCCGAGATGGTTTAGGTGGTGTTCTGCAAAAGCATTTACGTTGGTTCGAATCCAACACTTGACTCAGATTGCGTGACTTAGTGGAAAAGAACTTTCTCTCATAAGGAAGGTCAATTGAGTTCGAACCTCAAACACGCAACGATTATATGGTGTTTATAGTGTTAATGGTTAGCACGTCAGTTTGTGGTACTGATAGTATGGGTTCGAATCCCATTAAACACCCCCAACTGTCCGTATGGTGGAATGGAAGACACGGTGGTCTTAGAAACCACTTTTTGCAGGTTCGAGTCCTGCTATGGATACTTAAATTTGAATACTATGATTTACAAAAGATTGAGTGATGGTAGTAAAGTTCAGTTAGATGAGTATATTAAAAAATATATGACTCAATACGAAGATGTGGATATCCTTATAGGTTGTGATTCACAGAACTTTGCAAGAGGAACGGTATATGCTATTGTAGTTGCATTATACAGACCTGGCAAAGGTGCTCATGTTCTATTTAACAGATGGACTGCACCAAAAGAATACACTCGTTCTATCAGATTGTTAAACGAAGTATGGTATGCAATTGAAGTTGCTGAAAAGTTAAGAGAATCAGATGTACCAAAAGTAAAATGGATTGATGTAGACTTGAATCCAGACCCGAGATATAAATCAAATGAAGTGTTTAGACAAGCAGTTGGTATGGTTGAAGGTATGGGTTATCAGGTTAGATACAAAACATTAGGTCCGATTGCAACTTATGCAGCAGACCATTTAGTAAAAATGTAAAATAATGTTAGGATATATTAAAGTTTTTTTGTATATTTGTTAAACAAAATCGGTAAAAGTATTGATTTTAAATGTAAAAAATAAAATTCAGAAAAGACTTGATTTTATCAAAAAGTTTTTGTATATTTGTATAAGTTCATTGAAATAGTGGTGATTAAAAATGCTCCGTTCGTCTAATTGGTTAGGACATCCGCCTTTCACGTGGAAGCTTACGGGTTCGAGTCCCGTACGGAGTACAATGTATCAAATGTGCAGTGAAAGTTAATGTAGGCATACATTAATGAGGTGGGTTCGAGTCCCGTATAATAATTCCCATCTGTAAAAAGAAGGGGGAAGCCAAGTAACTGATAACACATTATAGCCGGAGGGTTGTGCACCTTGTCTAAGAGACCCTAATAGTTCCTAATAGCTGGTATGGAACTGATACATATTTGCTCTCAAAGCATTGCAGGCGATGCACTTGACTTGTAATCAAGATAATTCGGTTCGATTCCGGATGAGAGCTCTTGGTACTTTTTTGTACCAACAACAAAACAAACGAAGACTGAGGTGTAACCCCTCGGTATATAAAATCCAAAATGGTCCTGTTGAAGCCGGAATAGTCATACAGGTCAGGAGAGAGTTACTATAAGTGGGGAGTAATTAACCCAATACGAAATGTAACCGCCAATGAAAATTGGTTATGATGTGTATAAGGACACAATAAGTTTGTTTTATTTATGATTACTGAAATTGAATGATACGAGCCCCGAAAGTTCGAAATGAGTCAAATCAGTAATCAAATTTGGTTCATTGGTTGAATGGTCACAATACCACCCTGTCACGGTGTGTGGTACGGGTTCGAATCCCGTATGAACCGCAATAGTTTAATTTAAATAAATAAAAAATGAAAGAAGTAGGATTAAGCATTATGTTATTTTTCAACACTTTATTAGGTGGTGTAGACCCTGCATTATCAAATGAAAGAGATGCTATTGCAAACATTAAAAAAGAAATTAAAGTTTTGCAAAGAGAAATTGAATGGGAATCTGTAACAATAACAGATTACGCAACCCGTTGGGTAAAGATTAAAAAGATTAATGATAAGATTGACAACCTTAAAAATCAGATTAAAACAATTGAGGTTCGTGCTAAACTAAAAGAAAAGTGGGCAGCAGAAGATTCATTGGAAATTATTAAACAATATCCACCAATTGAATTGAAATTAGAGAAAACATCCGAAAGTAAAGATGATAAATCTATTAATATTTAAGTTATATAAAATGCAACTATGATGTAATTGGATAGCATAAGACTCTTCTAAAGTTTTCGTATAGGTTCGAACCCTATTAGTTGTACAAAAAAACATAGTTTTTAACAAGTTCATTTTAACAAGAATGAAATCATTCTTAATTCTATCACTAAACAAAAAAAATATGAGATTATTAATATGTTTAATTTTAATAGTAAATACGGCATTAGCTAAACCAATCGTTACAAACTCTAAAATAGAAAAAGAAGTAGTATTAAAGTATATGGATAGTGTGGGGATAAAATATCCAGAAATAGTGTGGGCACAAGCTATTTTGGAAACCGGACATTTTCGTTCAAAAATATTCCGATACAACAATAATATGTTTGGAATGCGTTTGGCTAGATTTAGAAAACGTACTGCAATAGGTAAACGATTTGGTTATGCTATATATTCAAGTTGGCAAGAAAGCATAATTGATTATAAATACTTTCAGAATAGATTTATAGGTAAAATTCGTAATAAAAAAGATTACTTTAAATATTTGAATAAGTATTATAGTAGTAGTAGAAGCTATTCAAAATTAGTTAAAAAAATAATGTTAACTACCACATCAGTAAAATATAAATTAAAAGGTACGGAATCTAAACCTGAAATAGATAAAGAAGTTGAATCACCAAAACCAAGAACAGGTATTGAAGTGGATAAAAATGGTGATGGTACAATGGATGGTATTGATTTTGATGGTGATGGTAAAATTGATATGTACTTTGCGTACAGACAATTCAAACGTGTGTGGGGAGATTTTGATGGTAATGGTGAAGAAGAATGTTTAAAATTTGATAAAATTAGAGATGTGTATGCTAAACATTCTGGATAAAATAGTTTATGAATTGGAAAGATATTACAAAATTACAAAGGTGTAGTTTTAGTTTGGAGGAATGGCTGAGTGGCTTAAAGCAGCAGTTTACTAAACTGTCGTATCGTAAGGTACCTGGGGTTCGAATCCCTATTCCTCTACAATGTAACGATTCGTAAGAATGACGGAACGGACGCTAAGTATGAAATGGAAACTTTTTGAAACTCGTATAAAGGAGTGAATCAGACACAAACCGTACAGACGTTACATTATTTTGGGGATTTAGCTGAGTTGGTTTTAGCACTTGCCTTGCACGCAAGAGACATAGGTTCGAATCCTATATTCTCCACAACACCATCTCTAATTGACATATAGGAGGAAACAACTTATGGATATATTATCATTCGGTTTAGGAATTGCAGTGGTTGTGATTATTGGATTATCAGTAATTGCGGTTATTGCTTTTGTTAAGGCAAGGAAAATAGAAAAACAAATAGAGCATATAGAATCTGATATTTACAGAACAATTGGAACTGAAATAACAGAAACGCATCGTAGAATCGATGACTTTGAAAAAGATGTTTATTCTCAATTAGATTCGAGAATAGACAAATTAGAAAATAAACTAACAACTAAAAAATAAAGTTGATTAGGGGTGGTGTTAATATGGACTTGTAGCTCAGTTGGTCAGTAGCAGTGCTCTCATAAAGCAAAGGTCGATGGTTCGAATCCATACTGGTCCACCATAAAAAATCGGTTATGTATGAAGTTTTTTATAATAAATTTATAAAATAAATCAAAAAAGACTTGACTTTGATTGCAAAATTTTGTATCTTTATTATATGTTCCGATGAGAACCAGTAAAACTTAAAATTCAAAAAAAATGATAACATCTTTAATAATAGAAAAAATAGAAGAAAAAATTAAATTACATCATAAATTATATAGATTTCCGGTAAAAGCTGAAATATGGGAAGATATATTTGACCAATGTATAAATGGAATGAATTCAAATTGGAGTGTAGGTGGGCATAGTGTTGGAGCAGATGTTATTTCGGAAAAATATGGAGTTAGATACCAAATGAAATCAGGTGAAATTAATTTAAAAAATAATACTATAAAATGGAGTGGTCATCGTACAACAAAGCATGAAACAATTGAAGAAAAAATAAATTTTATTTCTAAAAATCATTACGATAAATATGTAATGTTAGCAAGAAATTCCAATGAATGGAAAAGAGGTATTAAAAAATATTATTTAATTACTTTTGATTCATCTTTAATAGAATATTCAAAATTAGAATGGAATGAAACTTTTTCAAAAAAAGGAAAGTTATCGGGATGGGTTGGTAAAAATAAAAATCTACCATATTCGGCAAAAATTTCATTAAGTATGTCGGGTCAATTGTGGCCGGAATCTGATATTAATTATTTGGGAACTCCAATTGAAATTACTATACAATAATGATAGAAAATTTTTTAAATGTAAAAAGTAGTTTAAGAAATTTATCAGATGATGAATTTTATGAAATCTTACCAACTTTAAGTAAAGAATTAGAAAGTATTGATTTTTATCATAACTATTCTGAAAATGAATTAAAAAAAGATTGGATGAATTTGCAATATTGGAATGCTTCAATATCTGAAATAGCATCAACACAAAGGATTGGGATGAAGTTGTGTGAACAATTTTTTCCTAATTTTTATAATATTGAAAATAAAAAAGGAAATTCTTTTAAATCATTATGGAAAGCTGATAATTTAGAAAAAGTTTTAAAATGGAATAGAAAATCCCATACAACTCCATATCTTTCAGAATTAAAAAGAGGTATATATTTTAATTTTAGTTTGGCAAAATCAACTATGTTTAGACCTCAATTGGCAAAAATAGTTGTCAGTAATTTACAAGCAAAAAGAGTTTTAGACCCGTGTGCAGGTTGGGGTGGTAGAATGTTAGGTACGGTTTCTGCTGGTGCAACCTATGTTGCATTTGAACCAAATACGGAAACATATAATGGTTTGGTAAAATTATCTAAATTTTTAGGTATAGATGATAAAGTTTTAATCATAAAAGATTCTGCTTTACAAATGGACAAATATGATATTGGCGAATTTGATTTGATATTAACATCACCACCGTATTTTGATTTAGAAGTTTATTCACATGAGGATACTCAATCTGTAAAGGGATGTGATTCATATCAAATGTGGGTTGATACGTTTTTGAAACCATTAATTGAATTATCTTTAATTAGATTAAAACCAAACGGATGGAGTTGTTGGAATGTTCATAATATTGGAAAAATGAAAATGATTGAAGATGTTAAGAGTATACACATTGGATATAATGCTAATAAAATATATTCCATAACATCATCAAAAAGACAAACCAATCAAACTAATATACAAAAAAAGAATTCAGATATTACAATTTGTTATTCTAAAACTGAGCTAGAAAAAAAAGAAACTAAATTTAATAAATTTTTTGAATAAAGTTATTAAAGACTTAAAGAATTACGAAGAAGAGTAAAAGGAGAGTTGGCAGAGTTGGTCTATTGCACTTGTCTTGAAAACAAGAGACTGTTACAGGTCCGGGGGTTCGAATCCCTCACTCTCCTCACATTGTGGTATGGTGAAATATGATTGGCACGTGTGCTAATCCGGCAAACACTCCTTCCTGTCTCGGAGGCGGGGATAAAGAAATAGGTTAGTAATATGGGGTAGACCACCAAGCCGGCCGGCGGATGCTACTAACTGAATCTCCCTTTGCATGGTTCGAATCCTGCTACCACAGCCATTTGGAAATATGAAATATTTTTCGTATATTTGTTAAAAGAAACAATAATAAGAATTAAATTATGGCAGAATTTAGTAAACAATATTGTGAGATTCACGACCCAGAAATGCCTTGGGATTTTGATATTGAAGAAATTGCAACAGAAATACCAAGAGGATATTACAAATCAATCATATGTGAAGGATTTGGTTTCGTTGGTATTGGGGTTGGAATGAATGGTGATATACAATTACTATTCGCAGATAAAATTGGTGATGAATTTGACAAAGTAAATTACAATCACTTCATCAAAAAACAAAAAGAATCAACGGATGGAATCTAAAAAAGAACAACATTTAGAGTTGATGGATAGAATACATATAGCATCAATTAATTTAGATGACCACATTTTAAATCACCCTATTTCATTGGAAAATTCAGATGTAAAATATCATTTAGAATTAGCATTGGATAATTTATTAATAGCATACTCAAACTTAGGTTATATATCAGATGAAAATAACTCACATTAGTGATACACACAATCACCACTCAAAACTTCAAGAAGACCTGCCAGGTGGAGACCTTTTAATCCATAGTGGTGATTTTACATCCATTGGTAGAAGGTCTGAAATTGAACGATTTATCAAATGGTTCAACAAAATAGATAACTACACAAACAAAGTATTTATCGCAGGTAATCACGACTTAACATTTGAATCGGAAGTATTACAACGTAAGAAAGCAGATTGGTTTGATGGACCTAAAGTGTATGAAGAACCTGCTGATGAAGCAAAACCACAATGGTTATGTGAATTGTTGGAAGTTGGATTAGCAGGTGGTGTATTCTATTTGGAAAACGAAAGCATTACACTAGCTGGCGTAAAGATTTGGGGTTCTCCTTTCTCTCCTACATTTGGTAGAGATTGGGCATTCAATGTAAACAGAGGAGCAGATTCAATCCAAATGTGGAATCAAATACCAGAGGATACCGATATTGTAATTACTCACGGACCTATGTATGGAGCATTAGATGTAGCATATAATAGTGGATTGCCAGTTGGATGTGAAGACCTTTACAATAGATTACAGGTTGTAAAACCACATCTACACTTTTGTGGACACGTTCACGAAGGTTATGGGTATAAGCAAGTAGGTGATATGTATTCCTTTAATGGTGCATCCGTATCATTGGAATATCAATATAAAAACAAACCAATTACTTTTGATTATAATTTTAATACAAAAGATATAAACTTTTTAATGTAATATGACAACACGATACAGAATATGGGAATTTATTAGATATGGTATCCTAAGATTTTTTACAAACATTTGGAGATTCCGCAGGGAATTATACAACCATCAATGGTGGGATTATCATTATACATTGGAGATGATTCATCGTTCTTTATCTATTATGGTTGTTAAATTAGAGAAGGATGGGATTGAAGAAAATATCAGTAGAGGTAAGAAAGTTGCTAAAATTAAAAGAGCAATTCAATTATTAGACAATCGTTTGAATGATACTTATATTGAACAAGCAGAAGCAGAATTCGGTAAATTGCATTTGAAGCCATTGGAGTCTGAAGATTTAGGAAATGGGACTAGTAGATTATTGGATACCAACACCAAAGAAGAAAACGAACATAACAAAAGAGTATTCAAATTAGCATCTACAATAGATGATAGAGAATGGAGAGAGTTGTGGAATATCTTTAAAGGACAATCTATTTTAGATTATGAGAAATATTTTAAAACAATACCAAAAGAAGAACAAGCAGATGGGTGGAACAACTGGTACAATGGTTCTGATATGAGGGGGTGGTGGGATTAATCGGATAACATAAATAAGATAATATGATAGTATTAGGATTAGTAGCATTTCTAGCATTAGGATATATTTGTTGGATATGGGTTAAAGGAATTGATTATATGAAAGAAAATCATCCCGATTATAAAGGAGATGATTTATTCGGTAAGTTTGATGAAAATGATAAAAACCAAATAGCATAATTTAAATTAAATACAATGATAGAATTTATTAACAAATACCAAAAATTTATTACAGGAGCAGGAGCATTATCAGTATTGATTTTGTGTCACTTTCAAGAAATTGAAATCAGAGAGTTAAGAGCATCTTTAAAAAGAGTAGCTGAAACTAAAAACGCAATAGCAAAGATTGATTCAATGCAAAAGGATTTGTATCAAGCATCCGTTATTATAGATAAGTATGATAGAGCAATTGATGAGTTCAAACAAACTAATCCAACAGAAGCAGCAAAATTAGAACATAATATTCATACAATAGACTAATGGAAGTAGAACAATTTACAATAATTAAAAATCTTCTTGAAGAAATAAGAGATTTGTTAGCAACCAATCAATCACAACCAACAACAAAAATCACAGTAGTTGGTAATGGACAAGGTCAGAAAACAACAAAAGGATTGAAATCGGATGAAGATTTTTCTTTATAAAAATATATTTTAGAAAAGGCTTGACATTTTGCGAATAATTGTGTATATTGTAAGGTAATTGAGAGTGAGAGACGTTTCTCCTCTTTTAACCCCTTTCCGATATGACTTTTTTAAAAATGTGTGCTTCTTACGATTCTTATTTCAATTATTTATTTGGTGATGTAAACCAGATTTCAGGTTTCAAACCAATTTCATCTAAAAAAGACATTGTTGATTTGATTATCAAAAATGATTTGATGTATCACAACAATTACATCTCCAAATCAATCTACAAAAGAGCAGAAAAACATTTGATAAAATGTTTAACAATTATTTCGTAATATGCTTGACATTACGGATATTTTTTCGTATATTGTAGAATAATTAATAAAACAACATAAATTTCCGAGCTATGAGTTTTTTCAACAAATTTAAGGGTACTGATTCAAAGAAATCGGCATCTTCCTATTGGTTTGATGAGCACGATTCATCCTATGATTATTTGGATTTATATTCAGATATGAGTGGTGATGAGTTAGCATCTTATAAGAAAACCAATGACCTTTATAAGTTATCGGCAACCCGCAGAGCGATTGCTAACTTCGTTCAGATTGTAACACAGAAAAACATTCCTGTTTCATTTGCTACTAAATCTAACTCCTGTACAGATGGAGAGAAAGTTATTCTATCAGCAGATGTGGATAATAACTTTGACGTTTCTGTGGGTTTAGCATTACACGAAGGTTCTCACATTGTTCTTTCTGATTTTGGTTTACTAACTGAAATGATTACGGCATTTGATACATATCGTTACGCAAAAATGGATATTGAACAACGTGGTGGTGGTGATATTGTTTCTAAAATTGAATACACCATTAACAACTGTAAGTTCAAAGATGGTTTACGTGAAATGTACTATCCGACTGGAAAGATTGGTAGTAAAGTTTCAGTAGATATGGAAATCAAAAATCTAATCGGTTCTCTAACCAATTGGATTGAAGATAGACGTATTGACCGTTACATTTACAATTCGGCACCTGGTTATAGAGATTACTACACATCTATGTATGATTTCTACTTCAATGATAAAGCAATTACTAAAGGTATTGCTTCAGATGAATATACGGATGAGAATATTGAATCTTATATGTTCCGTATCATTAACCTACATAATGAGAAAACAGACCTTTCTAAACTAAAAGGTTTGAGAGAAATCTATCGTTTGATTGACCTTAAAAACATTGACCGTTTGAAATCAACTGAAGATGTGTTTAATCTTTCTATTGATGTTACTGCTATTATCTTAGATAACATTGCTTATAGTGCAGGTAGTGGTAAAGGTGGTGATAAAGGTGAAGTTGAAAAAGGTGATGGTAATCCGACCGGAGAAGCCGATGGTAATGGAGAATCAACCGATGGTGAAGGTGGTGAAGGTGATGGTATCCAAATGGAAGCCGGTGATGATTTTGAAGGAACTGATTCAGATGGTGATTCTGATGGAGATACTTCATCTACTTCCGATATCAAAAAAGGTAAAGAAACTTTATCTGCTAGTTCTAAAAGACAATTGGATAAGAAAATCCAAAAGCAAAAAGACTTCTTAGATGGTAAGATTAAGAAGAAACAAATCTCTAAAGGTGAAGCTGAAAAATTACAAAACATTGTAGATTCAGATACGCAAGTTGTTAGAGTTGGTAATGATTACGAAACAAAATACTCAATTACTAAAGGTGTGGATTGTATTGTAGTTAAGAACTTAACAGAAAATTTGTTAGAGCAGGAAGATTTTCCTTTCTCTAGAATTGATTGGAAAACTAAGAAACCTTACGAATGGGCAATTGATGATGTAACCAAAGGAATTACATTAGGAAACATATTAGGTAAGAAATTGCAAGTTCGTAATGAGAGTCGTGAAACGGTTTACAGTAGATTAACCAAAGGTAAGATTGATGGTAGAATGGTTGCTTCATTAGGATACAATAATGAGAATGTGTTTTATACAAAGGATGTAGACCAATATAAGAAAGCAAACTTACACATCTCTATTGACTATTCTGGTTCTATGAGTGGTGATAAGTTACGAAAGGCAATCACATCTACGGTAGCAATTGTTAAAGCATGCCAGATGGCAAGAAACATTAATGTGCAAGTATCCATTCGTTCTACAGATAGTAGTTACAAAGCATTACCTTACATCGCAGTTGTGTATGATTCTACAAAGAATACATTTAGACAATTCTGTAAGTATATGAGTATCTTACAAGCAAACAATACTACACCAGAAGGTTTATGTTTTGAAGCAATTCAAAAACAATTAATCCCATCATCCAATGATACGGATTCTTATTTCTTAAACTTTTCTGATGGACAACCTTGTTATTCTATTGGTACGGCTGATGATTCTATTAACTATCAAGGAGAAGCAGCAGCAGAACACACAAAGAAACAGATAAACAAAATGAGAAATGCTGGAATTAATACTTTATCGTATTTCATTTCAGATTATTCAGAGGAAAGAATTCAAAGTACCGGAGATTGGAAAATATTCCAAAAGTGTTACGGAAAGGATGCCAAAGCAGTAAACGTAGAAAATATGATGCAAGTAGCAAAAACAATGAACGAATTGTTTTTATCAAAGTAAAGCTCGGAAAGCGGTAAGATTGGGGACCTAAAAAATCCCCTTTTTTATTAAAAGTTTTTTACAAATTGCTTGTTTAATTGCGTAAAATTTTGTATATTGCATAGTATTAATTGATAAACGAAACATTATGAGCTTAACGAAACAGTATTATTTTGACCAATTGGGATTTGATACCAATTCCATCTACGATGATGTGGAATACAATAACCCACCATTAGATTTGTTTTCTGATGAAATCCAATGCGAGTTTACAGACCAACAAATTTACGAAGCAGAGTTACTCTCCGATTATCTGCGAGAAGCAGGAAATATTTAAAAAATAATTGAAGTTTTGCTTGACTTTCTCATCAGAATTTCGTATATTGTAGAATAAATTATTAATAACGATAAACTTTTAATCTTAACCCCTTTTATTATGGCTACCAATTTGAAAAAATCCGATGTTATTGTAGGTTTCACTAACGAAATCTACCAAGTTATCCAATTAGGTCGTTCCTTTGCGATGTTGACCGTTGATAACAAACCTGCTTCCAAATTAGCTGGTGTTTCTAAAGCCCGTATGAAACAGGCATTAGATGAAAACAAAGCCATTCGTGGTTATGTTTCCAAATCCGGCAAAACCACTTACAAACTTGTTGAAATTGATGAGTTTCGTAATCTCGCTCACCAAACTCCGGAAGTTAAATCTGAATCAGTTTCAGAAGCATTTGAAACACATGAAGCACTAAAATCATTCATTCACGACAAAGGTTATTCATTCAAACCAAAAGGTTTATTTATGGATGAATTGAAGTGGAAGTACTTACTTCGTTCAGCAGTTAGAGGTAAGAACATTATGATGACAGGACCGACTGGTTGTGGTAAAACCTTAGCCGCTCAATCATTGGTTAAATCTCTTAATCGTCCTGATTTCTACTTCAACTTAGGAGCAACGCAAGACCCGAGAGCAACTTTGATTGGTAACACTCACTTTGATAAAGTGAAAGGTACTTTCTTCTCTGAATCTGCGTTTGTTAAAGCAATCAAAACTCCTAACTCAATCGTATTATTAGATGAGTTAAGTAGAGCACATCCAGAAGCATGGAACATTTTGATGACTGTGTTGGATGCAGGACAACGTTACTTACGTTTAGATGAGGCAGACGGTTCTCCAATCGTTAAGGTTGCAGAAGGTGTTACATTCATCGCAACTGCTAACATTGGTAATGAGTATACATCAACCCGTATTATGGACCGTGCAATTATGGACCGATTCGTAACGATTGAAATGAGCTTGTTGGATAAGGATTCGGAATTTGATTTGTTAAAACTTATCTATCCAGAAGCTGATGAATATTCATTGAATGCATTAGCAGAGATTGCCTCTACAACACGTGAGTTAATTAAAACGGATGCCAGTAAGATTTCAACAATCTTATCTACTCGTACTAACGTAGAAGCAGCCGGTTTGGTTTACGATGGTTTCACATTGTTAGAAGCCGCTGAGATTGCTATCTTACCTTACTTCTCCGCTGATGGTGGTTTAGATTCGGAAAGAACCTTTATGAAGCAGTTAGTTCAAAAATACATCAAATCTGAAAATGGTGAGGAAAATAAACTCTTCAATGAAGTAGAAGATTCAACCGAAGAAACTATCGTTTGGTAGCGGTAGTTTTAAAGGGGGGTTTAAATGGGGGAGTGGCTTCCACTCCTCCCATTTTTTACCTAATAACTCCCAATTTTTAAACTCTAAAATTTTATAGAAATGACAACATTTAACGATTTAACATTTAACAGACTACCCGATGGTATGGGTATTCAATGCCGTATTGATTTTCCAAACGGATATGGTGCAAGTATAGTAAAAGGTCCTTATACCTATGGTGGAAGAGACGGATTATTTGAATTAGCAGTATTAGGTTCAGGTGGTGAAATATCATATGAAACACCAATTACAGATGATGTGGTTGGATATTTAACAGAAGATGGAGTATCGGCATTATTAGCAGAGATTGAATTACTATGAGACGTAAAGAATATACCAAAGATAAGGTAAAACAAATGCGTGTAAATAGAAACACGTTGAAACCGATTGACCCATTAGTTGCTGATTTATATGCCAAAAAAGTTGGTAAGTTGCGAGCAGCGGGACACTTTACAATTGATGGGTTTAAAAAACTTATTAAAAAAGAAGATGGTAAACTTGGGGGTTGATGGTGGTAAAATTTACCAAACAGGGTTATCATTCAGCACCATTCAAAGGAATGGACATGGTGAATCACCACACATTAGTGGGTATCTGGTATCGGCATCTGATGCTGACAAAGGTAAATACCGATTGAAGGGATGGTTTAATGAGGATGGTACAATTAGAATAGAACTTGTAGATTAATAACATATGTGGTATTGGATTGGGTTGGTATGGTTATTGTTGTGTTATCCTTTAGCAAGAAACATTGATAAAGAAATGGCACAAGGTGATAATCCTTTAAGGTTTAACATTATTGTAAATCTATTAATATTTGTAAAAACTTTAATTATGATGCCAGTTTATTATGTAATGGTTATTAAAAATATAATCGCAAATAAAAAATGAAAAATTTAAAACAACATTGGGAAGAATTTGTAGGAGACCCATCAGAATACCTACCTTATTTACTTATTGCAGTTGGATTTGTAGTAGCAACCTATGTATTCGGATTATCATTCTATTCACACAATTTGTAAAACTTAAAAATTCCTTAAAAAAAAGTATATTTTACTTGGAATTTAGTAAAAAGTTTCGTATATTTGTAAAACAATTTAAAATTAATAATTAACAATTAAACAATTAAACAATGAAAAAAGTATTAGCATTAGCTTTCGTAGCAACAATGGTGGTTTTATCTGCATGTGGTGGTTCTAAATCAGAAACAAACGCAGTAGCAGATTCAACAACAGTAGATTCAACGGTTACACAAGCAGATTCTGTTGCGGCAGATTCGGCAGTAACTAAATAAGGGGAGTTAAGGAAAGTGCGGTTCGATTCCGCACTCCTCTCAATTACAAACTCGCACCCACACCTAAGCGGTTATTCTCCGATTACTTTATCAATTATTACACAAAGCAGTTTGTATTTCAATAGTGGTTATATGGGTAGCCACTATTTTTTTTGAACTTTAAACACTAACATATATGGCAAAATTAGAATATCCATTAGAAGTATTGCAACACGCTGAATCGGTACTAATGAAACGAATTAGAGAAATGCGTGATGGGAAACCAAAGGATGTAGCAAAGGATAAATTGTATCAAATTAGGGATGCAATCGGTTTAGTTAAAGAATATGGAGTTGTATCGGAACAAGTAGAAGAATTAGAAGAGGAAAAGATGATTCAATACTTTACCCACAATCCACCAATTGCAGAAGCATAACAAAAACTCTCACATAAATGTGGGAGTTTTCTTATTTAGAACCATTATAAATTTCTAAACTTTTTAAAAGTTTTTTGGTAAAGGCTTGACTTTTAACTTAGAATTTTGTACCTTAGATAAACAATGAGAGTTCAACTTTAAAATCTAAAACCCCCTTTATTATGACAAAATCAAAAGAGTTTTCCGCCCGTTATTCTTCTTCTTCAAATTTAGAAGCCGCTTCTGAGTTCATCAACATTCCTGCTAATAAGGGACGAGTTTTAAAGGCCGGTGTGCCTGTGATTGTTCTTGGTGAGTTTCGGTTTCCTTTCAGAAACAAAGTTCAGAGACAAGAGATTAGAGAGTTCAGCAAGTTATTAACCACAGAACTTATCAACATTAAAGAAATCATTAGTTTCTCTCCAAAGGTTGCGGAAGCTAAATTGAAAGAGAGTTACGGATTTTCAAACAACATCATCAAATCATTAGTTTAATCATTATGGCAAATCAGAAATCAGAGTTCCCACGTGGATACAAAGTTGAAGAAATCAACAAAACATTAAATATTGGAGGTGAGGTAGTTCCATCAATTTTATTTCAGGTCACTTCTAAAAAAAATCCAACACCTAAGATATTTATTAACAAAGAAGCAGTTCATAAATACATTAATGAATTGGAACGGATAAAATTAGAAGCAAAAGCATTAAACTTGAGTGGATACCAACACGTTAGTGGTGTAGTTCAGAAACATAACGAATTAATAGCAGTTGCTGAGTTAGAAGAAATTTCAGGAATTTAAAATAAATTATTATGATAAGATTAAAAGATTTATTGAAAGAAGGAGAAAGTAAAAATCCACTAATCAGCCGTTTATTGATGGAGTTGAAACCTTTAATAGCTGACATTATTGAAAATAAAAAACAAAGCTATAAAAAAGAAGATAAAGAATTTACTAAATATGATGAACATTACACCGAAATCGTATTAAAATATGATATGGTTAAAGCTTTGGAAAAATACACACAACCTACTGATAAAATGAGTGAGGTTAGGGTAAGAAATTCATCCAAAGGTTCATTTCAAATCAGTTGTATAATTGAAAGGGATGGTACTAGCTATCCATTTAACACCGAAGTTATTTACGCAGGTGGATATAATATTCAGAAGTTACACTTTCGTTATTTAACTAAAACATACTTACCATATACGGGTCAAGATGCCGAAACTCAAAAGTTAAAAGGTGAATTGAATAAATTATCAAAAGGTGAGAGATTAAAAGCGGATATTGAAATGTATCAAAAAAATGTTGATTACTATCAAAAGTTGGTGGATGACAACTCCAAATTAAGTGATAAAGAAATCATCAAAATAGTTAGTGCAGATGGGTATGGGACAACTCCTAAAGGTGGTTGGTTTGCTTCTCAATTAAAACCTTTGAAATGGGATGAATTAAGCGATGAACAAAAGGAACGATTTGGTAGTAAAGCAGCAATGGAAAAAGATAATAAAGAACAAGCCGAATATGCTATTGCTTGGTGGAAAAAAAGAAACATAGAATGGCATAAGGAATCTATAAAAAATGCCAAATTAGAAAAGGCAAGGGTTCAAAAAAAATTAGATAATTTGTAAAAATATTTTACAAAAAGCTTGACTTGTATTGATATTTTTTGTATATTGTAAGGTAATTGAGAGTGAGAGTTAAAATCTAAAATCTAAATATAAAAGTTATGAAAAAGACAATTAAATTCAACTATTTGGGTATCCGTTTTGAGTTACCTGAAACCTGTTTAAGAACTAAAAATTACTCAGGAGTTACGTTACTTAATCCAGTTATCACTATAGGACGTAAAGAAGTTCCTTTGATGTTCAAACAATGGATGAAGGTTAAATATCCTAATATGTTGGTGTGGGGTAAATCATCCACTTTCGCTAACGGTTCTTCATCCGATTTGTATGCGTGTTACGCAGATGGTTCAGAGTTAGCATATGGTACTGAAGATTATAGAGAAATCTCTTCGTTCTGTAATATGTTCAAAGGAGGTCATTATGATGGTATGCATGATTTGTATGAGTACGCGGAGAATGGTAAGACCGATAATGGTACTGAGTTAGAGTTCAATTCTAAGTATGTTTCATTCAACGGAAAAGCACCTTTCGGTACTTGGCCAGAGGCATTACGTTCCTTAAAGGGTATGTTAGCGGGTGAGTATGTGTGGGGAGTGTTGACTGTTGAGAAAGCAATAGAGAAGTTAAAAGGTTACTCTTATACAGAGGCAACTATTGAGAAAGCATTACAATATATCTAAACAATAAAATTATGATAGCAAGAGAATTCGGAGTAATGGATTATGTAGTAGGTATTTTTCACCTAACAGTTTTAGTTGGGTTATTTTTGATTGGATTAGCTATGATTTACAGAGGCATTAAAAATCAGAAAATATGAAATGGTTTTATAGTGAGATGGGTAGTAAAAACAAAAAGACAGGTACTTACAAATACTATAAAGTATCAGTTGAAGATTGGAAAATTGTAGGGTGTAACTGCGAAGCAAGAGATTTTCGCAGATATACACCTTGCAAACATATGATTTCAATACATAACAAATTAGGACACAGTTTATAAATAATAATATGGTAATATACAATCCAGATGCAGAATTGACCGAAACTGAGTTAAATGCATTAGATGAAAAAGATTTTTTTCAATATTTAGATTCAAAGGCAAAGTATTTAAAACAGTTTACTCGTCCATTGGATACTTATCATGCTAAAACGTTTGCAGCACTTGCCAATGGTGGAAATCTATCAACGGAAGAACTACAAACTGCAAAGGAAATTGGTAGAATTGGCGATGAAGCCAAACATAACGCAATTGCGGAAGCAACTGAAAAATTAGGTGGAGACCCTAAATATAAAGATGAAGGAATTAAAAATGTAAAGACCCACCGTTCGCAGTGGTTTGATTAAAACAAAACAATTATGGCATATAAGAATCAACCAAGTAAAGTAAGTGCAACCCAATGGGGTAAGACTGTGACAATAGAAGTAGACCATTCAGATACAGATTTATTAGAGTTAATAGATATGTTCAAAGCTTTAGCAGTTGGACTAGACTATAGTGAAAGTAGTTGGAGAAGTGTAATCAAAGAGTTAGGATTAATGTATGAGGAGGAAGATACCAATGATTTGAAAGAAAAATTAAATGAGTGGAAAGAAGATGATAATTTCGTAGCTGATTTTCCACCACATAAATCATATGAATATAAAATGAGTCCAATTGATAGTTATGTTAGAGGATTGCATGAAGAACAAATTGATGCAGCATTAAGAGAACATAACAAAGATGAAGAATCTATAGAAGAATATAATATAGATGAATATGTAGAAGGTACTACCGAAGATAATTATGACGAAGGTGGGAGGCCGATTGAGAAGGACAATTATAAATCAAAAGAATAATAGATGGTAATTCTAATTGATACTAACGAATTAACGGAGGAGTTTGTAGAAAGTTGGAAAATGGAGTTCATTAGAGACCTACATATAGATTATGCAACCAATTGTATTCATGCTTGGTTTGAAGGTAAGGAAGTGATATTATACCGATTTAAAGAATATGGTTGGATAAATGATAATAGGCAAAACACCTATGATATATCAGTAGGTAAAGCAGGTATTACTATTAAAATAACAAAAAATGAGTTATAATCGTTACAGATGGTTTACAAAAGGTAGACCCAATAAACCTTTAAAGGAAGATGCTCCTTTACTATTAAAAATACGAAATGGTGACTTTGCTTATTCTTATATGTTTGGTGAAGCTAGGGATGTTAAAGAAAGTGCCAAGAAAGCTAGTGAGATGGCTTATAAAAATTATGGGGGCACGAATCTCAAAAATCGTAATGAGGTTGCTATGGAAGCGGGTAGAATGAAACGAATAAAGGCAATCAAATTAGAATTAGAAGCATTTGCCAATGAGAATAGAATCCTATGGAAATTGCAAGGAGATTTAAAAAAAGAATTTGGTAAAGACCTATGGGATAAAGCAATGGAACTTAAAAGAGGTTTCAAAACTATAGAGGATTTATATTGGTGGTATAAAAAAAGAGTTAAAGAAGTAACTACCAAATCCGAAATGGATATTCAGTTAAAAAGAGCAAACACAAAAGGACTACAGCATTTAATATAATGAAAGAAGAACCAATTTTACTACACATTGATTTGGGAAACCAATCTTTATCAAATTGGTTACGTGAAAACAAATACATTATATTTTCAGAGCTGGTTAGATATTCCGAAAAATTAATTAAATTGGGTTTAGAATCTATTCAAGCAATAATGGTTTCTAATTTATCAGACAATGTTGTTTTTATTATTCAAAGAAAAGATTTACAAATTACATTAGATAAAGCAATGGATTATTTTCTTTCTATGGAAGAATATGAAAAATGTGCTGAAATTCGTAATTTGTATATACTTATTGAAAACTTGAAAAATGAAACAGAGAATATTGAAATTAGTAAGCCAAATAAAAGACAATCTAAAAGAAGTAGATAATGATGGTGTTTATCACCCATTGTTGGATGATGTTTACGATTCGTTGGAACTTATAGAAACGGAAATTTACGATGATGATGATTTGGCATTAGACCCATTCGCATCTTTAGATGATGATTATTGATGAGAAATTTACAGTTAATTAATGTTGCAGACGAACTTTATGAAGTTGTTAGGAGATTTCCATACACAAAATTCAAAGTTCAATTGGATGGTGAAAATACTGAAATATTAAAATCACATTATGGTGTTGATAAGATATTGAGACATCACCCAACACAGGAGTATTTCTTTGTAAATCTAATAGAAGATGCAAAGGTAGAATATTATGAATCAAACTAAATCAAATATAAATGGCACTTACTAAAAAGGAACAAAAAAAAGAGCATTACAAACAGATTGTAAAAAAAACTATCAAAGAACAACAGAAAGTTGGAATTTACAAAAAGAAATCATAGTAAAAGGGAAACGGAAAAGTTTCCCTTTTTTTATTTGGATATGTGGAAAATATTTTGTATATTTGTGAAACATTTAAAATTTAAAACTATGGATACGAACATAAAATTAAAAATTACATTAGGTACAATACTAATAGTTGGAATAATGGGTATGGTTTATGGATTGAGTATTAAGGATGAAGATAAACCAATCGTTGCAATGGGTAGACAAAACTATGAGATTCAAACTCATACAATAGATTCATTGGCTAGAGTAGTTGATAGTTTACAAATAGAGATAGTTTCATTAGAAGATGGTTTTGATTATAAGGAACACCGTTATGATGATGTTATATTTCAATATGAATTGGGTTTATCTTATCTTAAAGATTACCATCAAAACGCATATAGAGATTTTCATAGATTCCTTGCTCATAAAGAAAGATATTCAAAGAAAGACGAAAGAGAAAATAATAAACTATTAAGTATTAAAGAATAGTTATGAAACCAATCCACAAATTTAACGGAGGTAGAGGAGCAACCCTATGTAATGAATGTAGTAAAATCATTACCGAAGGTATGACAGATGATTTGTATTGTGAAGAGCATGGTGGGAGAAAGATGCATAAATACACTCTTATCAGAGAAAGAGATGGTTTAACTATTGATGCAAACAAAATAGCATGGATAGAGTTTAGTGCTAATGGTGTGGGTAAAGCAATGCATGAAGACCCTGCAATAGATAGGAGTTTGATGTTAGAACCAAGCATTAGTTATAAATGGATGACAACTACCATAACTGAAATTGTAGAGCAAAAAGAAGGATATATAAAATTTAAGACATTAAATAGTATTTACGAATTAAAATATGAACACAATAGATAAAAAGTATCAACAATTACTTAGTGATATTATTGAATTTGGTGTAGAAAAACAGGATAGAACCGGAACAGGTACTATATCAGAGTTTGGGCATCAGATAAGACATAAGATGAGTGAGGGGTTTCCATTACTCACTACAAAGAAGATGCATTGGAAATCAATCGTTACAGAACTCCTATGGTTTCTACGTGGAGATACTAACATCAAATTCCTATTGGATTACGATTGCCACATTTGGGATGGTGATGCTTATAAGAACTATCTAAATCATACGCAAGATGAAGCATCTTATACAAAAGAACAATTTATCAATTTAATTAAAACAGATAAAGATTGGGCAAATGTATGGGGTGATTTAGGACCAATCTATGGTAAGCAGTGGAGACAGTGGCAAGGGTGGATGGATATGAATGGTAATGAGAAAGGTTCATTGTGGTATGACCAAATACTACGATTGGTACATGACTTAAAAACCAATGCAGATAGTAGAAGATTAATGGTATCTGCTTGGAATGTAGCAGAGTTAGACCAAATGGTTTTACCACCTTGCCACTATGGATTTCAAGTTTATACAAGAGAGTTAAGTGAACAAGAACGGATGGATTCATATAACAAATCAAATTGGAACAAAGATATATTCCCAAGTGATGTGAGTGGATGGAATAGACTACTTGATACTTATAATATCCCAACACGTGCAATCTCTTTAATGTGGAATCAACGTAGTTGTGATACATTTTTGGGATTACCTTTTAACATAGCATCTTATGCATTACTATTAGAGATTATTGCGAAAGAAGTAAATATGGTGCCGGAAGATTTGATTGGTAATTTGGGAGATGTGCATTTATATAAAAACCACATTGAACAAGCCAAAGAGCAGATTGAAAGAGAACCATATAGTTTACCAACAATTCAAATCACCGAAAGAAATTGGTATCAGCACGAAAAAGTAAAAGAACAATTAGGACCAAAAACATTTAGAGATATAATACTATCTTACAGACCAGATTGTTTTGAACTAATAGGTTATGAATCACATCCAAAAATTAAAGCACCTTTATCAAATTAATATGAACGAAATAAAAACACCATTAAAATTATTTATAGTCGGATTCGCTTTATGCTTTTTGGTATTGAAGTGCGCAACTATGTAATGTAAACAAAATTAAAATGAGAAAACTAATAACTTTATTACTTATGCTATCGGGAGTGTTAGCATATGGCCAGAACCTGACATTCAAATCTTATAAGAATGGACAAATAATCGCAACTAAAACTATTCCATATCCTACAAAAGTTGTAACAAAAGTAGTTTATAAGTATGTACCTTTTGCAAAAATTAAGAAAGTAAATGTACCTGTCCCAAAGATAGAATATAAATTGGTTGAAGTTCCAACAAAACCAACGGCATTGGATACGGTATCAATCTTACAACAATACTATCCAAAGAATGAATTCAAAGATGTATTGGTATTACCAGATGGACAAGGTAGAATATCTATTACAGATAGTATTTCACACAATCGTTTGGCAAGTAGAAAGTGGTTGGCGGATATTAATCCAAAAGTAGTTAGAGAGACAGTTGAAGTACCCTCTCCACCCATTAGAGAATATTACATAGGACCAGAAGGTAGTACAAACTTTAGTTCGGTAAATAATTGGTATAGTTTATCTTTATTAGTTAAAAACAAATCAAATCATATAATCAGATTTAGTGGTGGTATTAATATGAGAGATGGTATTGATGGACCAAAACCATATTTTGCAGCAGGATTTTACTTTAAGTTTAAATAAATGAAAAAAATAGTAGTATTACTAATGTTATTGGGAGTAATGACATCAGCAGAAGCAAGACCAAATAGGTATCGTATTATGATTAAACAAATTGAGGGAGTATTATATTATATTCCACAAGAAAGAAAAAAAATTGAAGGATTGCCAATTCCACAATGGGTAGATATTTCCAATCAACCACTAAAAAGTGAAAATGAGGCAAGGAACTATGTGAGAGAAGCACAAATTATTGAAAGTCAAATTAGACAATCAAACATCATTCAATATATTAACGTAAAATGAAATATATAAAAAGCATATTACTAATTGCAATCGGAGTATTGTTATTAGATTCGTGTATAGTAATCACCGGAAGACCACCAATTGGTAGAAGAGGTTTTTTTTTACATCCGCAAAGAGGATATAGAAAATTACCAAACTATCACCCAAATCCTCGTCAATTTTATAATCCAATACCACCTAATAAAAGATAATTAAAATGATTAAGTTTAAAAACACAGATTACCGATTGTTGGTACTACCTGAATTTGAACTTTGGTATGTAAAGGATTTTTTTATAAATGAGAAACAGACCAGACCATGTTTAGGATTCAATGTTGGTTGGTTATTTTGGGAATTATATGTAATGATTAAATTATAAAAATAATTTGGAATTGTGGGAATAATTTTGTATATTAGACTTACAATTAATTAAAATCTAAAAATAAAGTTATGGAAAAGACATTAAGAGTTAAGTATAGTGATTTTCAAACAAAATTATCATTTAATGAGTGGGCAAAGTTATTGCAAGTATCAACATTGGCAGAATACGAATTTGAACCTTATTATAAAAAGTTGGATAGTTATAATGAGGAAGAAAAACGTAAAATGATTAGTTCAGTATACAAAATGGAAACACCAAAAAAATCTTTATCATCACAAAAACAAACTCACAAATATGCCGTATAAACAACACATTATAGATGTGCCTAATTGGCCAGCAGAAGGTGTTCTATTTAAAGACATCACCCCATTACTTGCAGAACCGGCAGCATTCAACTTTGCTTTAGATGATTTATCAATTATGGTTGAAGAATTGCAATTCAATTGTATTGCAGGTATTGAAAGTAGAGGTTTCATCTTTGGTGCAGGATTATCCGCTCTGAATGGATGTGGGTTCATTCCTGTCCGTAAAGAAGGTAAATTACCACCACCAATTGAATACATAGATTCCACTAAAGAATATGGTAATGAGGTATTGGAGGTAAAAGCAGGAACTGGTGATGTTTTGATTGTAGATGATGTATTGGCAACTGGCGGAACTTTAAGAGCAACCGAACAATTACTAACTGAAGCAGGTTACAATGTAGTAGGAGCAATTGTATTGATTGAACTAACCTATTTGCATGATGAAATCTTAATTGGTGGGCAACCTGTATTATCTTTAATTAAATACGATGAGTAAACATATTATATTATTCGTAGCATTAGAATCCGAACTACCAAAGGAATTAGTACCACCAAATGTGAGTGTGTATTATACAGGTGTGGGTAAGGTAAATGCTGCAATCAAAGCAACGGAGGTTTTATCTGGTTTGTTGTATGATTTTAATCTAACCGTACTAAACTATGGTTCGGCAGGTTCAAATACAATACCAAAAGGAACATTAGCAGATTGTAGGTATTTCATTCAGCAAGATATGATTACTCCATTTGGTAAAACGCATGAAACTCCATTTGATTCTGAAATATATACTGAAATAAAAGAACCAACAATTGAATTTGGTAGTGGGTATGTGTGTAGAACGCAGGATAAGTTTGAAGATAATCCACAAGGTATCTTTGATATGGAAGCATATTCAATTGCAAAGGTATGTAAGATTTATGGATTTGATTTCAGAGCATATAAATACATTAGTGATGCAGGTGATTCGGATGAATGGAAGGAAAATCATTCAAAAGGAGCAAGTTTGTTTTTAGAACAACTTAAAAAAATACAAAATGGATAGGAGAGCTAAAATTGCTGAAGTAAATCCAGATGCTATCCTTTGGGATGATTTAGATGAAGCTATCATTGGTATTGATGTGGATAATATAGCAGTTTATGATATATATAAAATGGAGTTAGAGATTATGAAACTACACGATTGCACATTTGAAGAAGCAGTTGAATGGGTAGATTATAATATCCTATCTGCATATGTAGGTGAGTGGACACCTAAACATATTTGGTTAATACCTGAAAACAAATAAACAATATAATAAAAAATAATATGGGATTAAGAGAAGCAACGGCTGAACTACATAGTAAAGCTGAAAAGATGGAGTTCAATCAACGAATGTTTAGAGGTGAGTTATCCACAAAGGAATACTTACATTATTTGATTCAGCAAGCATGTATTTTTGAATCTATAGAAGAACATAAATCGGCTGATATAAGTCCGGATTTGGCTAGGTTAACAAAAGTATTTGAGGATATTATGGAATTACAAAAAGAAGTTCCACAAACCCTACCACAAATCCAAGCAGCCAATGAGTATGGTGCATATTTGGAAGGTTTAAACACAAAGGATTTATATCCTCACATTTATTTAAACTATATGGCATTGATGTATGGTGGGCAAATGATGAAATCAAAAGTTCCAGGTAAAGGTAGAATGTATGATTTTGATAATGTACCAGAAGCAATTGCTACGATTAGAGGTATCCAAAAGGATATATGGGCTGATGAAGTTAACAAAGGATTTAATTTTATTATAAACATATTAGATGAACTACAAAGAAACGCTGGATAGTATAGCAGATAATATTGAAAACATTATCATTAAACATAATGGTAACGTATTGCCTACCGAAGATTATGGGTGGGTTAATAAACGATATATAAGTGATAAATTTAGATTAGCACATATTGAAAGATATAGTGATAAAAATTTAGAGGTATTACATATAACGTGTTTTCCAAACGAAAAGTATTCACATCCTATTTTTGGGTTTGATATTGTATGTACTGCCAATAAACCATTAGCTGCATTTATGGATTGGTCACCTGTTAATAATACATTGAGTTATAAGTGTAATTATGATTTTGAAAAAATGTATCCATTACCTGAATGGGCTAAACTAATATTTTCACCATCTGCATTGGGCATAATACCAAATGATAATGAGTTGGTAAAATTAACTGATATTATACATGACTGTTTTGATATGTATATGAAAATATTGGATGGTGCAAAAAAAAGTGAATATCATAGTAAATATATAATAGTAGCTCAAAATCGTTATTGTGAAAACCAACAAAAGAACGAAAGAACTTATAATGTATTGAAAGCTAAATTAGGTGAGGATAGAGCAAGACAATTTATGGAAACTATATTATTTCCCAAAATAAATTTAAATTAATTATGACAAAAGAAGAAGCAATTTTTATTAAAGATTTAAGAGTGAATGGTGACCATACTTGGAGAACGATACATATAGAGTATCAATTGAAATATGTACCAAAAGAAGAATGGTATTTTTTACCATCTGTAAAAAAATTAGTATCAGATAAAAGTATGCCAAGTGGTAATCAATTGATGGGTGCTGAACTATGTGGGGAGGCAATGCATTTATTGGGTGAAACTATAGATGATGGTTGGGATTAAATAAAATATTATGGGAAAAAGAGATAACACTTTGATTTGGGTAATAGTAGCACTATTGGGATTGATAGTGATTCAGATGTTTGGTACACTTAAAATAAAAGAAGAATTAAAGCAATGCAAAGCAGCAAATAAGTAGAGTGATGAAAGAGAAGTACAAACACAAATTTTTAGAAGAATCATCCGAAGAATGGGATTCATTCAAACCTATTGTGAAACCTATTAAAAGGAAAAGTTTAGAAACTCAATCGGTTAAGCGGAAAGAGAAATTAAAGAAACGAATAAAAACTGAGGAATAATGCAAGTAATTTTACTAATAATTATTGGAGTGTTTTTGGTATATCGTATGATGTTGGTTGAGGATAGAATGAATAAGATGGAGCATGATATGGAAAAATATAAAACTAATTTGAATAAAGAATTAGATAAAAGGGATAAAGAGTTTAAACAATTTCGTACTTAGATTGAATATATCCCATATTTATATTCAAACATATAAATAAAATTATGGAAAAGAAAATTGATAACCTTAAATTTGATGAATTAAAATCTCAAATGGAAACTGAGTGGGAAAGACATAAAATAAAGCAAAGTACCACAACTGAAAGGGGAATAGAAGTTCGGACAATCTTAATGATGTTGGACTGGATTGAAGATAATAGTAAATAAATAAAAATCAGTTATATGCAAACACTAATAGTTATGTTAATCTTTGTTGTCCTACATTGGATGACGTATCAGAAGCAATCAAAAGAAATCCAAAGATTGCAGTTATTAATCAAACTTCATAATGAGAATATGAAAACTGCTATTCAAGAGGCAGAGGAGGGTCAATCTAGAATCAAAAAGATTCAATCTGCTAGAAAAGATGAACAAACAAATGGTAACAAATCTCGCAGAGAATCCTTACAAAAAGAAATCAAAGGAAAATTAGATAGTAACAAATAGTATGAATAGAAATACACAAAATTGGCTAAAAGCAACCGGTATGGGGTTTGGTTACATAAGTGCTATTGCATTATTTATAGGGGGATTGGTAATATTTCTTAAATCCTATCCAAAATATTTTGAGTACACTTTAATTATTATATTTGTAGGAATTGGTTTATTTGGATTAATCAAATTTATCAAAGACCATTTGGATGATAAGGATGCATCGGATAAATATTACAGAGAAATGTATCCATCATATTACAAAGACGAAAAGGAAAAAGATAAATAATATGGAATATCACTATAACATAGAGCAATTCAATTGGAATAAGGATATAAATACATTCTACGCAGAAGCGGCACATTTGGTATGTATGATGGGTGATGGTAGTATTCATCCAGAAGCATTCCCAAATCAGAAAGGGCAATTTTTTATTGATAACACTAAAACTGGTGGATTCCGTAGATTCAGATTCCGTAAAGAACTGATAGGTGGTATAGGTAATGAGGTATCTACTAAATGGATATTTGAAAGTGAAGATGAAATAGAGTGTATAATTTCAATAGATTAACGGAGATTCGCCGGAGGGGTGGGGGTTGGGGGAATCGCAGTCGTAAAGGGAAAAATTATTGATAGTGTCTTAATTAGTTTAGATAGTGATAGTTGCCTTAATTAGTTTAGAGTGTCTTAATTAGTTTAGATAGTGATAGTTGCTTTAATTATTTGGGATTATCCTTTGATTTCCAAAAAATATTTCGTATATTAGATTAATTAAACAATAAGAAAATGCGTAAGTATACATTTATAGAGTTCATAGCAGCTCAAGAAGGTGATGATTTTAATGTTATTGAAGACCATAACTTAGGATGGGCAAGAAGTTTTGTTAAAGGGATGGGTGATTTACCCAATCCAAAACATGAAGGTGATTGTACCAAAGAAAATTATACGTGTACATTGTGTGTATATGAGTTGTATTTAAAAGAATATAGGGAGTACTTCTTTAAAGAAGAAGAAACATTAGAACAAGCTTCACTAAGAATTTATCCGATTAATATCGTTAAACTTAATGATACTTTAGAGATTGACTCTAATGCCACCAAACGTATGGCTTTTATTGAGGGTGGGGAATATACCTTAAAACAAAATGGGATAGTATGAAACTATTGTTCTATTATATAAGTAAATTAATTAACAATGTTATATAAGATATTAGTCGTATTAGGTATAGGATTAGTGATAGGAATCCTTAAATGGTTTGAAGTTAAAAGTTGGAATAAAAGAATAAAGAAATATAAATCAAAGACGAGATGAATAGATATCACTTAGAGGTAATCAAATCCGATGATACGGGTCACACAATAATTGAGGCAGATGGATATGGTATTAATTCAAACGGATGTTACGAATTTTACGATGAGTATGATGTTGTAAGAAGAGTTGTTGCCAGTTATCCTATTGGAAGGACGGTAATTCAAAGAATAGATTATAACATACAATAATTATGAGATACTTAGAAGATTTAAAAGATATTGGAATAGGGTTAATTCTATTCATAAGTGGAGTGAGTTTATTGGTCCAATTTGTTCATTGGTTAGTAGGTTTGATTCTATGAGTAATAAATACAACATAGGTGGGTATGGTGAATCAGAACCTTTGGTATTCGGAAAGAATAGGAAGGTAAATATAACCAATCCACAAAGAATTAATGGTGAAATTCTCAATGGGATTGTCATACAATTTGAACCAAAGCATATGAATGCGGATAATGAGTATGTATGGGTAATCTTTAAGAAGGAAACATTTGTTTTGATAGCAACTTTAAGGATAGAAAAGGAGTTAGATGAAAGAGGTTGGGTAAAGGTATGGTACACAGCAAACGGAAGTGGAGGGGATGAAGGTAGTGAAATTCACATAAATGATTTAACGGGTGATAGAATAAAACGATTAGTAACCAATCGGGTTAAAGCAAAGTTAGATACCGATAGAGATGAGGGATTACGATGGGATAAAGATGAAGATGAGGAAGAGTTACCACCACTACAACAATGGAAATCTCCTATGACTCAATTGACTCAAGCTATGAAAGATTTACATAAGAGAATACAAAAGAAAAATGGATAAGAAACTAACGATTGAGAATCCCGAAAATATTGATAAGAGTCCATTACCTAATTTAGATGGGTGGAGTATAGAGGCAGGGCATAAGTATTGGGATATGTATGAGTTTGATATATTCCAAAATCATACAATTAGAATGTCATTAAGAATAATGAGAGAGGAAGGGTTTGATTCTCACTATGATTGTACGATGATAGGTAGTGGTAGAGCAACGGTTAAGTATTTGATGAACAAAAGGGATTTGAAAACAAAGGATTCATTTTTGATGATAGTAACGGAGATAGTAGAAAAGATGTTAGAAGAGAGAAGAAAGCAGTATAACACTACTACAATGCCACCACAACAATGGGGTAATTCACCATCATTTGGACCAACCCATTCCCTAAACTTACCATTTTAGGATTCAAACCAATGTCGGACTCATATAAAAATAAAACAGCAAGGAATGTTAACAATAAGAAACATAAATAAGATAGTAGGTAAGGATATCCATATAGGAGGGAATAGAATAGCATTAGCAAAAATAGAAGATGTCATTGAGTGGATAGATAATAGGTATGGGTTTATAATCCATGTCCATACACCAGATGGTAAGATAAAGGGATATCATTTAAACTTAGATAGAAAGAAGATACAATATCCCATAGTCTTAAAAGATTGTTGGGAACTATCTTATGAAGAGAAACCAAACCAACTGAAAGTAGAAGTAGAAGCAATAAGTAAGGAAGATTTACGGGATATGAAAGAAGTAATAAGGAGAATAGGTCATATGATGGATAGAGTATTGAATTCGTAATAGATATGAAATTAAAGATAGAAAATCCCCATAGGTTGGTAGAGATGTATAAGGAGATAGCACCGGATTGGGTAATGAAGTTTAGAGGGGGTAGTGGAGGTGAGTATAAGTTTGGATTGCAATCTGATTCTACTAAAGTATGGGATGAGTTCCAAATCTATATAACTAAGGAGATGAAGGTGATATGGGATACCCATAACTTCACACCACATTACTATGTAAAATTAATAGTGGTTGAGCAGTTATACCGTCGTTCACTTACTAACGTAATTCGTTTAGATGAGTGTAGAAATCCTCAAAAGTTAATAGAGCATATCTTAGATGGGATGGATGCGATAGTCCAATCATAGTAATTCACTAGCGTTGCATAGTTATTCACTAGCGTTGCATAGTTATTCACTAACTACAAAATGAAAGAAAGAAGAGATATAAGTGAGCTTCTATACAAAAGAAAAAGAATGGATTTGATTGTGTATGGAATCGGATTCACCATATTTTTGAGTATCGTAATCATAGGCTGGTGGTTAATTCTTTGGATTCTACTACATTCTATTTTTAGCTTCTAAGGGCTTAAAATCCTAAAGGTAGTGTATCACCCATAAGGTATCAAAATCTTTTAAGAGAATCCAATCCCACCCCATCTACGGAGGTGTGGAGTACCACTATGTCTAAATCACTAAGTATGTTATAATGGATAGTGATATACACACCCCTTACAAAGAAAGAAAAGGAGGGTGACAAAGTGTCAGTAAAATTGAAGAGACCCCACCCTTTCACGCCGTCTGAGAGAAAAAAAAATTACATTTGTAACCGGTCTATTCACATTTGTAAACCCCTATATTTGTATTATTCTAAGACCCGTTAGATAGTTAGATAAACGTCTAAATGACTAATGCGCTTCGTAACATTAATTTCTCCCACTACGAGATAAAACTTTCCCATCAGAGCAGAAATTGTATTATTCCGATATGAGTTTGTTGTATAATTTATGTTATGTTAAGTAGAAAAATTATTCTAAGAACTTATTATGCGGTTAAAAATAATTCATAAAAGGCTTGACTTTATCAGCAGAATTTCGTATATTGTGGGAGTGGAGGGCGGGTTCTTAATCTCAATCTACTGAGCATCAAAGACTTACACATCCAGCAGTATACGAATATGTGAATGCCTATTATAACACATTTTTTAAATTCATATGACAAATTGTCAGTAAAAATAAATAAAAAATAAATGAGTAAAAGCTTGACTTGTGTTCACTTTTTTTGTATCTTTATTGTATGAGAGAGAGATTGATAGCCCCTTTAATTGTGTTCCTTTTGGTTACCGACCACCCCTGTCGTATGAGGGTGAGTTCAATACGTGTTGACCATTTACCTAAAATTGAAATAAGTTTTAAACCTAAACATTAATCCTATGTTAAACGAAGAAATGGTTGCTTTGAGTTTAGTTGAGTATGTTGATTTGTTAGAGGGTATGGCTTTGTTAAATGGTTCAACGCCTGAGAAGGTCAATTGGGATTACTTTATGTGGCATGGTGTAATTGGTGAAGAAAGGTTTGAGGAAGCAAAGTGGGCATTGACCATTCGTAAAGTTGTTGGAGAGTATGCGGGTTTAGGTCACGCATAATTCGGACATGAATAAAAAAATAATTACCTAAGTGGATACTACCAGTAGGTATAGTACTAATAGGTATAAGAGATAGAGTGATTTAGTTTGTTACATTTTTTTGGGTTTAGATAATAGAAAGCAGTAGGATGATGTCTTACTGTTTTTTTGTGTCCAATCGTATTTAGCCATTCAACTAATTATGACATTCTGTCACCCCCCACCCCCCTAACTGAATTTCATGTAACTAAGAAGATGACACTTTGTCAGGATGGGGTCGGACCCGTTTAAATATTGCGGTCAGGTTTTTCACCACAGAAACCCTTTTTTATATATTGTTGTGATACATCATGCATTGAATTCCCCATTGAATACCCCACTATACGTTGTTTAAAGGGATATGAGGTAAATAAAAAAACCCTAATATTATTAAAAATAAACCACAAAAAGCTTGACTTTTAATCTAGAATTTAGTATCTTTAATATATGTGAGTGAGAGACCAAATCATCCCCTCCTCCATTTAACGATATGTACGATTTTTCATCATTACTACGAATTAAGTTTTACTCCGATACCGAACGTGGTTATGGAGATGTAGGTACTTTCAAATATGTAAGGGTTTCAAAAGATGAGTTTCATCCGATAACATACGAAAGATTTGATGGTTCTATTTACACTAAATATGTTCCAACCGATGCATTAATTGAACGATTAAAAGGGTTGCGTTATAATGGGTATGGTATGGGATATGAGTTCGCAACCGAAGAAGCCTATAATGAGGAAATTGCCGAATTAAGAAAGAAGTTAGAACGATTAGAGAATATTTGTTAAAATAAACCACAAAAAGCTTGACTTTCTCCTTAGAATGTAGTATCTTTAATATATGTGAGAGAGAGATGGTTCTCCTCCCTAAAACCCCTTTAACCCATACCATATGAATAACTTAAAATATTTCTCCCAACAAAATTACGAATTAAAGAAAGAAATTGAGCGTGGAGTTATCCACATCCCTGCTAACCATAAAGATTTAGAATACAATTATGTTGGTTTGGATGAGGTTGAAGGGTTTGAATCCCAATCATCGGAATTTAGAGGATTTGAGATTGAAGATATGAGTAAAGAATTGAATTTGGTGATGGGTTCTATTTTAACACCTATTGAAAGATGTGTTATTGAATTGGCATTTGGTTTATCGGGTGATAGAGAAATGAGTGTTAATGAGATTGGAACGGAGTTAATGTACACCAACACCCACATCTCTTCAACCAAAAAACGGGCAATGAAGAAACTTCAAAATTACTTCTTAAATTAATTCCTAAACGACTTGACATTGTGATTAGAATTTTGTATATTGTATTTTAATTAGTTATTAACCCCCTTTATTATGAATGTTGATAAAATTAGAGATTTACGTTTGATGATTGGTGAATCGGTTTCAGAGAATCGTTCTCCTACATTCCGTGCTAAGTTATTAGAAGTTTATGAGAATCCAAATCAATGTTTGATGGAAGTTGCTTATAACCACTACGAAGATGGTGTTGGTGCTAAATCAAACCATAAGGTAGGTGCTAGGTATCTTGCTCCTATTGACCGTATTTGGAACGCATTTTATTATTGATTTATTTAAACCCCTTAACCCCCTTATATTATGGATTATCTTTTATTTGACCGTCATGCCAATATGAGTAAAGAAACTCTTTTTGAGATTGGTAAGATTATTAGTGATATTGAGATTAACTATGATAGGAATAAATCCTTTCCTTTGGTTAATATGTTGTATGGTTTGTACGATGGATACTTCTACGTTGATTTAATACCTATTGCTTGGGGATATTTAACCAATGATGATTTCCTACGTTTATCAGAGATAGTAAATGTGGTTGAAAAATATCCAAAATTTTTACATTAAAAGCTTGGATATATTCTCAAAATTTTGTATCTTTGTTATATGTGAGAGCGATAGTACTCCACTTTAAAACTTAAACTTTAAACCCCTTTCCAATGTCTACTTCAAATTTTTACAATGTTAATGCTTCCCATATCTTCGCAGTTCAATTAGAAGATACCTATGAGTACGATGATTTAATCCAAAACTTAGAATCAGAGTTTAATTCACATAAAGATTATTCTAATCATAGTAAATCAGACCCTAACAATTTACGTTCTTATCCATCCACTTCAATTGGTTCTTTCTCCAATGCAGTAATGATAGGAGAAGATGAGGTTGAAGTTTGGGTTACACCTGTTGTTCGTAGTGGTTACTATGATGGTGTGAACTTAGATTGGCATGTTCTATACTATGTTAATGGTTATGAATATGAATCCTATGAGCACTACGATGATACCAACATTCAATCATTAGTGTATGAGTATGTAGATTTCATTGAGAATGTATTTTCACAATACTCCCAACCTTTAGGTGTTACTGCTCAATTTTCTAACGGAGAAACAATTTATCACCCAATAAACTTTTAATCCCCTTTACTATGAAAAACGTAAATAATATGAGTGATTTTAATTTGTATAATACCACAATCATCTACCACATATGGGATAAAGATGATGAATACCACGTATCCAAAATCGGAAACGAAGGAAATACGGAATGGAAATGGGAGGTAGAATCCTTAACCTATGGTCCGATTAGTAAAAGAACGAATTTGTATAAAAACTTAATCCAATACTGTAGTGAGTTATGAAAGCACCAATCAACTTTAGTACGAGATTGAACGGATATGAGATGGAGGTCGATGGAACGCAGTTTGAGATTACGACCAACATAAGATTGGATAATATGATGTGGATATCTCCAAAGGATAGAACTCCTAACTGCTTAGGTTTATTGTTTAATTGGGATAGGGAGCAGTATGATATTGTAGTGATAAACAATTTATCCGGTACTTCGGATTATTCTCGTTCAAAGCAGGATTTGGGTTTCTCTCCACATAAGTTCAAAACATTTGATTCGTTCATCCAATTTACTTCAGTACTAATCAGAGACCATAAAGGATTATTTAATTAAGATGCTAACAATCCATAACTTTAAATTATTAGAAGGGACACAATGTGGTGGGTGGAGGATTGATTCTATATTGGATTCTGTCTATAAATACGATACGGCTTTGAATATCATAGAACCAAAGTGTTACTCATTTTCATTTGTATCACCATTGGGTATGAATAGGGGTAAGTTGTTATTGACAAGGAAATACGATGTATTTTATAAGACACAATATAGGTATGAACTATGGTTGAATGGAAAGCAGTTTGATACTGGTGGGATAAGTGGGAACGGGTTAAAGAATAAGAATGCATTTATACAATCCGTAGTAGATACATTAGATTACCAATTGAAGAATACCTAAACTATCAATAGAGATAACAAATTTTCTTTTTGACTTCAATTCCCCCCTGCCCCCTCCCCCAAAAATAATTTAAAAATATTTTCAAAAAGGCTTGACTTTTAATACAGAATTTTGTATCTTTGTTATATGTGAGAGAGTGATGTAATTCTCTCCATTTTAAACTTTCAACCTTAAACCCCTTTGTTATGACCCTTTCCGAAACCCCCATCCCCACACAAGTCCAAAGAAACTTTCTTACCGACCTCAATCTTTTCATTGAGTACTGTAACGATTTCTACAACATTAAGAGTGGTGTGTACCCCATCGCAAAACGTAGTGAAATTATCAACGCAATCGGTGAGTACCTTACAGAACCCCATCCATATGATATTCAGTTTGATTCTATAGATAGAGAGAAAGTGAGAGAGATATTAGAACCATCTTACAGTTGGGCAGGTGTTAGTGGTGGTATTTCTTTCGGTCCTGCTATTGAATTTACAGTTTGTGAAGAATAATTTTTAAACTTTAAAACCCCTTATATTATGAAAAAGTTCACTATTGAAGAAATCCGAAATTTTGCTGAAAACCTTAACGCAGTTGAGTTTGAAGCCTTTTGTGATAAAGCTAAAATCCACACAAGTTGGTTGGATATTGATAACCTTATGAACTATAACCAAGGTTATTACAACGTAGAGTTACGAGATTATGATTTGTTTGTAAGTTACTACGATGGTGTATTAGAAGAGTTTACTGAATTAGAACTACAATATAACTAAAAGATATGAATACTTTAGAAATAGTTGGTTACTTTGCAATGGGATTATCTGTTTTATCCTTTGCGCTTTCTAAACAAAAGTTAGTAAGAACAGTCAACTTAGTTGCTTGTTTGATTTGGGTATGGTATGGATTTTTAATTCAAAACAATCCTACTATCATCGTCAACGTTATGGTGTGTATGGTACACTTTTTTTGGTTTATTAAAAGATGGCATAGGATTCACAAATTAAATCGTAAAGGATAAAAATAATGGAAAATAAAGAATTTTTAAGTCACTCACAATGCCAAGCATTAGCCGAATTAAACTACGATGGGGATTATGATTATACCTATCATGCAACAGGAGAACTATGGGAACGTATTAAGAAAGCAAAGGTTGAAAGACACACACCAGCACCACTCAAACAACAAGTATTTAGATGGTTTAGGGAGAAGTATGATGCACATATTCATCCAACAAAACTTATGCCGGATGTCTATATAATTCATTATGGCACATGGACAAGCATAACATTCAATACCTATGAAGAAGCCGAAAGTGCATGTATAGATAAATTTATTGAACTAGCTAAACAAGACAATGAAAATTATACTAAATAAGGGACAAAATTTGTGGTTTACATCTGATACTCACTACAATCATGCCAACATATGCTCATCCACAACTCAATGGTCTAACCCAGTTACATTAAGGGATTTTAAAACATTAGAACATATGAACGCCCACATTGTTGGTAACATCAACGAAATGGTCGGACAAGATGATATCCTTTTTCATTTAGGTGATTGGTCATTTGGTGGATTTGAACAAATACAAATATTCAGAGATAGTATTTTTTGTAAAAACGTTCACATCATTACAGGTAATCATGACCACCATATTGAAAGAAACAAAGAAGATGTACAATCTCTTTTTAGTTCAGTAAACAAATATGTAGAATTGAATGTAAAATGGGATGTTGCGACTCAATTACAAAGAGAACAAAGTTTTATTTTAATGCACTTTCCGATTGCAAGTTGGAACAATTTGGCAAAAGGAGTAATTCACTTACATGGACACGTTCACTTACCAGCAGAACGTAGGATTGGACCAGGTAAAATTATGGATGTAGGAGTTGATGGTAATGGTTTAAATCCAATCAGTTTAGAAGAGATATTAAAGATTATGGAGAAACAACCAATTAATAGTATGATACCGGATGACCACCATACAATTGTAGAAAATTATAGATAAAATGAAAAAAATTAAATTAGTAAAATATGATTACAAATCTATGCCAAAAGAATGGAGAGTAGATAATCCAAATCCATTTGAAGGACAAGTATTTGCTTTAATTGGTGAAGTAAAAGGAATGCCGGGTCATTCTTATTTACAAAATATAGAAACTGGTGTACCAATTATATTGGATACCGATAACTTAATTGAATTAAATGAAGATGAATTATGATACCAAAGATATTAATATTATTAAGAGGATTACCAGGTAGTGGTAAATCAACATTTGCTAAAACTATGTGGAGTGAGTATGTAATTTGTGAAGCAGATGATTATTTTGTAGATAAGGAAACCGGCGAATATAAGTTCAACGCAAGGGATTTACCTAAAGCACATAATTGGTGTAGATTTAGAGTAGAAACATTTATGAAGGATAATATAGCAAATGAACAATTCTATTCCGAAATTGTAGTATCAAACACATTCACACAAGAGTGGGAGATGGAAGAGTACTTTAAGTTAGCCAAAGAATACGGATATAAAGTATTCACTCTAATCGTTGAGAACAGACATGGTGGTGTGAATGGGCACGGAGTACCAAAAGAAAAGTTAGAACAAATGAAAGATAGATTCAGTATTAAATTGTAAGTTATGAAACCACCAAAAGATTACGCAGAAGAGTTAATAGAAAAATTTAAGCCAATGTGTCATAATGTAAAGCATACGGGTATTTTAAATGGCTTAGCAACTGTTATGAATGATGACATTATTAATTTTTATGCAGCAAAGGAATGTGCACTAATTGCAGTAGATGAGATGATTGAATCGTATGAGTTTGATATGATAAGTGATATGACAAATCAAAGATATATAGATAAATTAAATTATTTGGATGAAGTTAGACAAGAAATAAATAAGTTATGAAATACAATTTAGAAGTTTTAGAGGAGTATATAGATAAGGGTTTGGTGATTAAACAAAATCATCCTACACTCCCTTTGTCTATATACAACTATTCCCGTGAATGCCAATACAATGGATTGTGGGATGATATTACTTTGAATTGCAGAGGGTTAGTGTTAGATAATAAAGGTAATGTGGTTGCTAAACCTTTTCCAAAGTTCTTTAACTATGAAGAACATAAACCAGAAGATATCCCAAATGAAAACTTTGAGGTATATGAGAAGATGGATGGCTCGTTGGGTATTGTATTCCACTACAACAATGAATGGCATGTAGCAACACGTGGTTCATTCCAATCCGACCAAGCAATCAAAGGTAGAGAATTATTGGAAAAATATAATTTTGAAAAACTACATACCGATTACACATATTTGTTTGAAATAATTTATAATGAAAATAGAATAGTATGTAATTATGATTTTGAAGATATTGTTTTATTGGGTATAATAAATACAAAAACAGGTAATGAAGTTAATCTAAATAATGATACCGAAGATATTCGTATTAAAAATATTATTTCTAATATTGGGTTTCGTATTGTTACATTATATAAAACTTGGGGAGAGGATTGGGAAACTTTGAAAAAAGAAATATCCAAAGATAAAGAAGGATATGTAATTCGTTTTTCAGGTGGTATGCGAATGAAGATTAAAGGAGATGAGTATGTTCGTTTACATAGAATTCTTACCAACTTTTCTACCAAAGATATTTGGGAATTGTTAAAGAATGGAGAACCATTAGAACCATTTTTAGAAAGAGTGCCTGACGAATTTGATGATTGGGTTAAGCATACTGCTATGAATTTAAGATGGAGTTTTCACCACATTGACGAGAGAGTAGGTAAGATGTACGACTATTTCCGTTACGGTAAGTTTAATGATAGATATCCCGAGCCAACAAAAAAAGAGTTTGCTGAATATGTAATGACTCAATCTGAAGAATTAAGACCAATTTTGTTTAAGATGTGGGATAACGCATCATATGATGATATAATTTGGAGTATGATTAAACCGAAATATTCTAAACCATTTTCTTCTGATGAAAGTATTTAATTAATTAGTTTGGATTAAATTAAGACCAAAATTGGAATATCATATATTTATATAAAAAATTAATATATGGCTTATACATACAAACATATCAGAAAAGATAATAATGATGTTTTTTATGTAGGAATAGGTAAAACAAAAAAACGATTATATTCACATTCAAACCGAAATAAACATTGGAAAAACATAGTAAATAAAGTTGGGTACGATGCTGAAATTATTGAAGATAATCTAACATGGGAAGAAGCTTGTGGAAAAGAAAAAGAACTTATTATGTATTATGGTAGATTTGATTTAGGGTTGGGAAAATTGGTCAATATGACAAATGGTGGGGATGGTGTTAATGGGCTAATACATACCGCCGAACATCGCATGAAAAATAGTTTATCAAATAAAAATAAAATTGTTAGCGAAGAAACTAAACAAAAAATGAGTAAATCGGCAAAAAAACGTGGAATTAAACCACCATCAAAACCGATTGGGTGGAAACATTCAGAGGACGCTATAAAAAAAATGAGTGAATCACATAAACATATACATAATGGTGATTTGAATAATTTTTTTGGAAAAACACATACTGATGAAGTTAAAGAAAAATTAAGAAATTTACGTTTGGGTAAAAAAATGAGTGAAGAAACAAAAGAAAAAATATCCAAATCAAATGTAGGAAAAAAAAGAAAACCATTTTCTGAAGAAACTAAACAAAAAATGGCAGAATCCGCTAAAAAACGTGGAGCTAAACCGCCATCACGATTAGGTAAAAATCATAGTGAAGAAACTAAACAGAAAATGAGAGAGGTTGCCAACAGTAAAATTACCAATAAGATAGAGTACGAAAAACCTTTTAAAAAAGATGAAAATAATTAAAGTTTTACTTGACTTTTAATCCAGAATTTTGTATCTTTACTATGTAGTTCGGGTTGAGCTACTTTAAACCCCTTTCCGATATGAGCTTACCATTTAACCTTAGTTCAGTTTTAGCCACCGCTTCTTTAGTAGAAGGGTTTGATGTTGTTAAAAATGCTTTCCCAGTTGAGGGACGATTTACAAAAAGTATCATCACTTATGGTGATGCAGTTCATTCAGCACTTTCAGATGTTGCTGATGATTATATGGATTGGCCAGAAGACCAAGGGTTTGGTTCTTCCGATATGACTTATGTTCGTAAGTCGTTCATTGATTCATTGATTGATATGGCTAACCTACGTGGTTATTACGAAACTAAATTTTCTCCTTATCTTAAAGTTGTGGAATATTCGGAAGCTGAGTATCACGAACAACAACTGCGTAGAGAGCAGGGATTGTAATTATTATTGTTAAACTTTAAAACTTAAAACTTATGTCAAATTTTCAATTTACTTTTAAAACAGATGCTGAATACTTTTCAAAGAAATTTACCGGCTATATTCCTAATTACGAATGTGTTAGGATGACAATTGCTAGACCCAATGGTAGTACGATAGATTTCCCCATTCATACTGAAGAGGAATATACTACTTACTTATCTAAATATGTAAGGAATGGTGATAAGATTCTTAACACTTACCCAACCACTACTTTTTACGAATCAGAATATTGTTATTAAACTTAAAACTTAAATTATAAAATTATGGGATTAGACATGTATTTAGAGAAGCGTACCTATGTTAAACAATGGAGCTTTCAAAAACCAGAAGAGCAGTATAATGTAGAAGTAACCAAAGGTGGTGAACCTACAAACATTAAACCTGAAAGGGTTACTCATATTGTTGAGGAAATTGGATATTGGCGAAAGCAAAACCAAATACACCAATGGTTCGTTGAGAATGTACAGAATGGTGTAGATAATTGTGGTGAGTATTGTGTTAGTAAAGTTCAGTTAGAAGATTTGTTGGAAATATGTAAGAAAATACTAAACGATAATTCATTAGCAGAGGAATTATTACCAACTACAAGTGGTTTCTTCTTTGGTGGAACTGAATATGATGAATGGTACTTTGATGGTATTAAAAACACTATTGAGATTTTAGAAGAAGCATTATCTGATAATAGTGGCGATTACTATTACTCTTCATCTTGGTAAACTTTTAAAATAATAAAAAAATGAAAAAAATAATAGGATTACTTTTAATTTCAATCATATTGGTTTCCTGCTATGGAAATGGCATTGAAAAATCAAAAACAAATAATGATGATTACGATGTTACCTATCTTTTTGAAAAAGATGATGTAAAGGTTTATCGTTTTTCGGATGGATTAAATTATCATTATTTTACAAGTAGAGGTGAAACCATAACAACACAGACAAGTGGTAGTGGTAAAAATGAAACTCATCGTGAAGAAAACATAAAATCTTATTAATATGAAATTACTTAATGGGTTTGGTTTGATTATAATTGCCCAAATCATTTCATTCATACAATTACAAGGGCAAGGTAAGTGGGAATGGGCAAAAGAAAACCCATTCTTAATGGCAGTATGTGGTTTACCAGTTGGATATTTGTTTATTCATTCAACTCGTATAATTAATGAAGCAACAGGTGAAACCTGGCCAGGTCGTTTGATTGGGCAGGCAATCGGTATCGTTATATTTTGTATAATGAGTTGGATTATGTTTAAAGAACCCCTAACTATAAAAACAGGAGTTTGTATTGCATTGGCATTGTGTGTAGTATTAATTCAAATTTTTTGGAAGTAATGGAGCAAAAAGAATACGAAATTTATATGGCACAACAAATATCAGCATTGAATTCTAAATATAAAATGTCAGTTGCACAAACTTGGCAAGATAAATTATTAGAATCACTCAAAGATGAGGAGAATAATGGTATGCTGGTAGATACTCTTTCAAAACTTTTAGATGAACCCCCTAAAAAGAATGCAGAAAAACCTATAAAATTATCCAACCCTGGTAAGTTGGCAAGAGCTTATGATTTATTAAGTGGGGATATGGTTCTAATAAAATATATGGGAGAGACTAGTAAATCATATAGATATCTGTACACGATAGAACATAAACCCTCTAATACAGGAGAAATGCGGATAATGAAAGAAAAAAAGTATGGGTGTGTATATGTTGAGTTTGAATACCAAAACGGAGGTAAAGATGGTAGACGATATGAAATGGATGAATTTACAGATTTTGATACTTTTATGAATTTAATTGTAGATGTGATACGAAAATTTTAAAACGATATTTATATGTATAATTCAGAAGATATGTTAAGAGAGGAAGTTTATGACCGATTAGCAGAGGATTTTGGTACAACTATTGCGGTTGCACATATTCTTGGTTACAAACATATAGAAGATGAGAAGCAAGATTATGAGCCAGTTCAGTATCGTAATATGAAATCTCAATTGGATGTGAATGGTATCATTTCTGAAGCAATTGATGGCAGTAAATATCAAACTTTACAAAGAGAGTTATTCCGATTAAAAGGTAAAATTTCACCAAAAATTAAGGAAACTACTATTTATAATAAAGTTTGGAAAGATATAAATGGCAAAGCAACCAATAGAGCAAAACCCAAAGAGGTACAAAAAGAAGGAAGATAAATGGATTATATCCGCACTCCCAGAAGAACCTACAAAGGAACAAATTGCAATAATAAAACCATTAGAGTTAGAAGTTGGAAAACCTATCCCAAAAGATAAGTTAATTCCACTTTTAGCTGTCAATGGTATTGTTGTTAAGATAAATGATTTTTACATTTTATCGGAACAAACACTTTCCGATATAAAAAATTCCAATAATCCACACTACGACATTGTTGAAAATGGTAAAGTAATGGGAATACCTATGGGTAAAACTATACCTATTATTGAAATATCGGATAAGCAGTTAGAAGCAATTGGAAATACAAGAGATATTGCAAATAAAAATGCAGGTGTTAAATCAGTTGATTATATCTATGAAACTGAACTTGAAATGGGAATTCCTATTGGATTAATTAATCAAATCAATTATACACTATCTCCAGATATTTCAAGACCATCCGATAGATTTGAAACATTTGATTGGGCATTACAATCAGAACGCAATCCTAATGCGTATAATGTAAATCAATTAAAAAATGATACTGCACAAGATAAAGAAAAATCATTAGATACTAAAAAAATGGCAACATTTTTAACCGGAGTTAGTTCTCTTTTGAAAATAATACAAAAAGATTTTGAAGATGTTAAACAATGTTTTCAAAATGCAACATTACCCGGATTATCAACAACTACTTGGGATATGGTTGCAACAACCGATACATCAAATGATACATCTATTAAACCACAAGTTGTTTCAAAATCTTCTACAATAGTGGCAGTTGGTGACACACCATTAGTTGCTAAAGAAAAAGCATTGAAAAAAGAACAAGATACAATTAAAGCGGATGTGGAAGCTGCTAAAACATCATTGGAACAAAAGATATCACAACAATCCGATGATTTCCAAAGAGCACAGCAGGGAGATATGGAAGCGCAAAATAGATTAAGACAAGAAATTGCCAATACACAAGCTACTACTTCTGATGTTTATAGTAAATACGAAAAATTGAGTAAGAATATTCAATAATGAAAAAAATTCAAATCTATACTAAATTAGTATTTGATATTATTATGGGAATTATAATGATTCCATTTATATTGATTATGTTAGGTGTTATTGTATTTGCATTATTTTTCCATTTTTCATATTGGTGGTATATCCGTAGAATAAAAAAATAAAAGTTATATATTTAAATATGTTATGAATCTATCAGTTTTAAATACGTTGGAAAGAGGTTATGTTAAGTTACATTGGCATGAATACATTGAACGTGTCCAACTTACAATAGAACATTTGGAAACTATTGTAGATATGATTAATAATTTTAAATCAAACAAATCAGCAAAAGAATTAGTTGTATTTCGTTTCCAAAATATTCCCGCATATATTACAATTAAAAAAAGTGAATACATAGATATATTAAATTGGATACATGAACGTGCTTTGACTTTGGAAATATACGAATTATGTAAAAAAATAATTGATATAAAAAAATCGTTATGAATACTCCTTCAGAAATAATTAAAGCTTGGTGGATTGCCGCAAATCCATCTAAAGAACAATCAGAGTTAGCGCAAGAGCGATTATCAATATGCATGAAACCATGTGATTATCTTCAAGAATCTATTGTATTTGAATATGTATGTGGCGCTTGTGGGTGTCCCATTCGTAAAAAGATTTTTACTGCTAATAAAAAAGCATGTCCAAAAGAAAAATGGAATGAAGTAGAAGATAAATCGTATCTTAAATAAGTTTAATTTGTTAATTTGTAAAACTTTTCGTATCTTTGTATATGATTATAGTTCCACAAACACCCATAACAGAATCTAGCTTCCAAAAATGGAAGTGTCATAGATTAGACGTAGAAGACGGATTAGATTCGTACCATTACTATGTAATTCCTTTAGTAGATATTGATGAAAAAGAATTGCCGGATATTGAAACAATACCTGCATTATTTAGTTCCGAATCGGATGCATTTTTAGATGATGATGGTAACCAATTATACACATTAAGATTATTTGATGATGACCTTCCTGAATTAGAATTTGAAGAGGAAATAGAAATACTTTATAAAATTTTAACAAAAAAAGAAATATATTTAAAATAATTTGGAAAAGTTAAAAATTTTTCGTATATTTGATTTATCTTTTTTACTATACTTAAACTTTAAAGCAACAAAAGCAACATGAAAGAAAAAACAGAACAAGAATTAAAAGCAAATTACAACAGGTTCATTGAAATCCTTAAAAAGTATTTCACAGGAGAAAGATTAGAAAAATTGTTATTTATGTACTCAGAAGATGAGTTAGGATTAAATGTAACAGTATCACCAGCATCAGGTAATAAAAGTTATCATAACGCATATGATGGTGGTTATATAGACCACATCTTTAATGTTTGTAAGAATGCATTAAAAATGAAAAATTTATTTGAATCAACAGGTGGTAAACCAGATTTTACTGATGAAGAATTATTATTTACAGCATTGCATCATGATTTAGGTAAATTAGGAATCAAAGGAGAATTGCATTATGTAGCTAATGATTCAGATTGGCATGTTAAAAATAGAGGTGAATACTATAAACGTAATGAAAGCATTCCATTTATGTCAATTACAGATAGAACATTTTTTACCTTAAATTATTATGGTATTCAGTATAATGAAAAAGAATACTTTGGTATAAAACTTACAGATGGATTATATGATGAAGATAATACTAAGTATTTAAAAGTATATGATGCAAATAAAGCAGTTAAGTCCAACTTGCCTCATTTAATACATTGGGCTGACCATATGAGTACTGTAATTGAGTCACAAGATAACAATTAATAGGATAAAAAAGTATGACATTTTTACATAAAGTATGACATTTTGTCATACTTTTTTGTTTTGGTGTAAAAATTGAAATACTATACTTAAATTTTAAACAATTAAACAATTATTATTATGAGCTTATTTAAAAACACAACTGGCTACAAATCAAATTTAGATGATTTATTTTTAGATTGGGATAATTTATACTCCCATGTTAAGCAAAACTCAATTTCCAATTATACTACAAAAGAATTGGAAGATGGTAAAATTCAAGTAGATGTAAATGTATTGGGACACAACCCAAAAAATATCTTATTAGAAGTAACGGATGATAAGATTACAATCAAATCAACTAAGATAGAAGGAGAGTCTGATTTAATTAAAGATATTGATTTTAGTTTCAAATTAGGTAAAGATTACGATGGTACTAAATCTGAAGCTCAATTCAATAATGGAGTACTTTCAATCACCATTGAAAAGAAGGATGAAAGAAAGGCAAAAAAATTATCTATTAACATTAGGTAATATAAGTTATTTTTTGTATATTTAGAAGGTAGGAGCATATAGTTCCTACCTTTTTTTATAAATAAATATTTATTACTATGAGTATGATGTACAAAAGTCAAATCCAAAACCTATTGGTTGTGTTGGATGGTAAATTAAGAATTTTGGAGGGAGCAGCATCGGGTGCTATGAAACTTGCTCCTAACGATGTTATTCAATTAGTTCAAGATATTAGAAAAGTTTCTGATAGAATAGCTGAATTAATAAACATTGAAAGAGATTAAATGAACTGGCTTAAATATTTAGTAGGTATATCAGCGGTATTGGTTGCAGGATGTGCAGCTTATTTCTCCGTAACTGGATTGGGTGTTCTATTTAGTGGAGCATCAACGGCAGTAATGGTAATGGCAGGTTCTTTGGAATTTGCTAAATTAGTAACTGCTACTTATTTAAAACAAGTATGGGATGACATTAAGGGTTTCAATAAGGTATATTTAACAATATCTGTTGCAATTCTTATGTTAATCACATCAGCAGGTATTTTTGGATACCTTTCAAACGCATTTCAAGCACAATCTTTAGAATTACAACGGGTAGATAGGGAAATCGCTGTTCATCAAACTAAAATTGACCAAAATACTGCTCAAATTGAGCAACTTTCTACTCAAATTACAGAATTTAACACCAATCAAGGTAAATTATTGAATGGTGGTTCAGTTAATAGGAGATTAATTAACTCTATTGATAACAGAGATAAACAAATTTCTAAAATTAACGATAAAATTTCAGATTTACAGATTCAAAATGGTCAAGAAACTGAAAAAATTAACCAAATTAAAATTTCTAACTTAAATTTAGAAAAAGAAGTAGGTGGGTTTAGGTTTGTTGCCGATGCATTTGGTGTAGAATTGAAAAATGTTGTAAAATTCTTTATTTTTATCATTGTTATAGTGTTTGACCCTCTCGCAGTTGCCCTAATTATCGCATTTAATGGGTTAATTGATGATAAAAAGAAAAAACAAAAAGAAATTTTAACCGAAATGATGGAAAATGACCAAAAATTAGGATTATATGAGGTATATGGTGATACTAAAGAAGATATAGTGGAAAATAATTTACAAAATGAGGTAAATAGTGGAAAAAAATTACCAAATGAAGAAGAAAGCGAAGTCATAATGGAAAATATTCGTATTCCAATAGATTCCGATGGTGATGGTGTAATTGATGGGTGGGATACCGATGGTGATGGGTTAATAAATGAATGGAAAGAAATTGGTCCAAGAAATGGTATGCAACCATATTATGCAAAACCTGATTTTGATTGGAATAATAAAAATGCTTGGATAAATGACCAAAATGCAGTTAATTTTTGGTTAAAATACAAAAAATCATAACAAAGCTTGTTTTTATGAAATAAATGTTGTATATTTATACTATGAATATAGGATATGCATGTATTAATATGACGATGGGTAAAAAAGTTACCACAAATCGTTCAATGGTGAAAAAAACGTTCAATGCCAAAGGCTTGGATTATGTTTCGGAGTTGGCATTAGCAAATGCTAAAGATATTATCAAAATTTTAGAATGGAATAGACAACATAAGATTCATTTCTTTCGTCTATCTTCTGCAATTATTCCGTGGGGTGATAATTTAGACTTAACTCAATTAAAAGATTATAAAGAGATTAAGAATGAATTAAAGAAAGCAGGTGATTACGCTAAACTTCATAACATCCGTATAACATCACACCCAGGTCCATTTAATGTATTGGTTTCTCCAAATGAGAAAGTAATTTTGGCTACAATAGCAGATTTAGAATTACATGGTAAAATCTTTGATATGATGGGGTTAGAATTATCGCCTTATAATAAGATTAATATTCATTGTAATGGCGTTTACGGAGATAAAAAATCTGCAATGGATAGATTCATCAAAAACTTTCAAAGACTCTCTAAATCGGTACAAAAACGACTTACAATTGAGAATGATGATAAAGCATCTATGTATTCAGTTAAAGATTTAATGTATATACATAAAGCAATCAAAATACCGATTGTATTTGATTATCATCATCATACATTTTGTACAGGTGATTTATCAGAAGAAGATGCACTTAAACTAGCAGCTACAACTTGGCCCAAAGGTATTACGCCAGTTGTACATTATTCCGAATCAAAGGCATTGCATGAAAATAATCCAAAAGAAAAACCACAATCCCATTCATTATATATCAATACTCTACCTAATACATACGAATTGGTTGTGGACATTATGTTGGAATGCAAAGCTAAAGAGCTTGCTTTATTAGATATAAAAAAAAAATATAAAATAGATTGAACCAAAAACAAATAAATGAAATTAATTACAGATAAAAACACAAATGGTTTAACATCCAAAGAATTTACAGAATTCTTAAAAACTCCTACATTATATTCTACTTTTACAAAAGAAGAAGCAGATGAATTAGAACAAACACTTAAAAAAGGATTGGAAACATATCCAGGTTTAGGTATTTCGGCAACTCAATTAGGAATTAAAAAAAGAGCATGTTATATTAAGTTTGGTGATGATGAAAATGGTGTAGAATTATTTTTATTAAATCCAATTATTAAAGAACGTAGCAAAGATGGATTTTTATTTTACGAAGGATGCTTATCTATTCCAAAAACAATAACTACTCCATTAAAAACTATTCGTGCTACTAAAGTTGTTGTTTCAACGGATAATTTAGGTGAATTAACATTTGAAATTAATCCAGATGGGGATAAAGCAAATGAAAAAGTTTCACAAGAAACAATGATGACAGTTATTGTTCAGCATGAGATTGACCACTTAGATGGGTTTACTATTAAAGATAGAGTTTATTCAACTACCCGTTCTGTTAAAAATAATTATGGGAGAAACGATTTAGTTGTAATGAAATCACCGGATGGTGAAATGATTGAAGTTAAATATAAGAAAGCAAATCAGTTTTTCTTAAAAGGATATGAAGTAGTTTAATATGATATTTTTATACATAACAATTGCAATTTTATTAGCATTATCCATAATATTGGGTTATGTTATTATTATAAATTTACGAAAGTTGGAAAGTTACGAAGATTTCATTGAAAAAGAAATCGGCAGAAACGAAGCATTACTGGAGGCATTAAGACAAATAGATGAACGTCAAATGTTTGAGAAGGATGATGATGTAGGTTCAATATTTTACCAAATAAAAGAAACCATCGAGAGATTCAAACAATTTAATTAAAATGCCAAGAAAACCCAAAAGTAAACAATATTTTACAAAAGATACAGAAGATGCTATTATAGAGTATAACTCAACCGATGACCAAAGAGTTAAAGATAAAGTTTATAAAGATAGAATAAAACCTGCATTTGATAAACTTGCAGAAATAGTTTATAACAAATGGAAATTCAGTTATTTTGATGATGACCCTAGAGATGTAATGTCTGAAGTTGTTACATTTATGATTGAAAAGATTCATATGTACAAAGAAGGTAAAGGTAAAGCATTCTCTTATTTTACTATTGTTGCCAGAAACTATTTGATTTTAAATAACAACGCAAATTACAAACGATATAAAGATACTGATATTATATCAAACTTACCCGAACATTGGGATACTGAAAACAATTGGGAAGAAGAAACTATAAATGATGAATTTCGTACATTTAATAAAAGAATGTTGGCATATTGGGATATTCATTTAGAAAATCATTTCCCAAAGAAAAGAGATATGCAAATCGCAGATGCAGTTTTAGAATTATTCAGAAGAGCAGAATACATAGAAAGTTTCAATAAAAAATCTTTATATCTACTTATTAGAGAGATGACTGGACATCCAACTCATTATATAACTAAGATTGTCAATAAAATGAAAGACAAGCAAATGGAGTTATATAGTGAATTTGATAGAACAGGAGACTTGACTATGTAAATAATTATTAATAAAGAATAAAATATGGCATCTGAATTTCAGTTATTTGATGGTAAAAACTTATCATCACTATTTAAAGATATTTACGATAATCAACAAGTAAAAAAGAAGAATATATCAGATATGATTGAATCTCTTCGTAAGCTGATTCGTAATGTAGGTGAAGCAACAGTACTTGCACCTATTATTAGAGATTTAATTGATTCATCTATTAAAAACGATGACCACTTAATTAAATTGGCAACAATTGCTCAAAGATTAGCTGCTGCTGAAGCAAAGGGTATTGGTGAAGACGGTTGGTTGAGTGAGCAAGAAAAAGCACAACTATTAACGGAATTGGAAGATACTGTTAATGAGATTGATAAAAAGAATGATGAAAAGTTATTGGATATTCAGGTTGAAATAGAAGATATAAAAACTAAATTATAATGGAAACATTTTTAGCAACGGTAGATAACGTTTATCCAACAAATACCAATTTTTTAAAAAAAGAAGGTAAAGATACAATTTCAATATATACCAATTCACCATCATTCTCCGATACAGATGCAAGTTTGTATGGTGCAATAACTTATAGATTTGAAGATAGTAATGCTAAAGATGATATTGCAAAACCATTTGATAAAAATAATTTTACATTTCCAATTAAAGGAGAAACTGTTGTAATATTAAAAATGTTTGGAACAAATTCTCAAACATTTTGGATGCCATATACTAACACACCTTACCCAAATTATAGAAAAGATTACATAACAGATAAAAATACTAAAAAAGATAAATCTGAAAATAGTGGTGCAAAACTTGAACCTACAAAAATAAATGCAGCAGGTGGAACTATTAAAACAAATATTACTAAAGAAGATGATATTGGTTATAAAGTAAATGATAAAATTAAATTTATAAAACCAAAAGAAGGCGATACCATTTTAAGTGGTAGAGTTGGTAATACGATTCGTTTATCGGAATTCTTTTTATCTTCCGATGGTAAATCTTACCCAGGTATATACATTCGTAACAAACAAAATGCAGAATTAGATTCCAATCCAATCGGTCAAATGATTGATGAAGATATAAACAAAGATGGAACATCTGTTTATTTTGTATCAGGTAAAACCAAAGTTCCATTTAAAGAAACAATATCTAAAACCAAAATAGGATTTAAAGAATACCCATCCGATTTTAGTGGAGAACAATTATTTATAAATTCGGATAGAATAATATTATCTGCAAAAGCAAATGAGTTTATTATATATGGAAAAGGAAATACTGGTGTAATTACAGATGGTAATTATTCTATAGATGCGGGTAAAGATGTTTATGTTAATTCTGATAAGAATATAACAATACATTCTAATGGTGCAAACCAAATATTTTTAAATTCTGAAAATGGTAAGATATATTTAGGTAAAAATCAAGGAGAAGGTGATTTTAAAGCAGATGTTCAAAATATGGTATTAGGTGGTGTATTGGTTCAAATAATGAGTGAATTAATTGATTTGATAACCGAATCGGTATATGCATCTTCTTTTGGACCAACTTTTCCTGGTCCGGAAAATATTTCATCATTTTTTGCACTAAAAGATAAATTAAAAACCCTATTATCATCTACAAACTTTTTGAGTAAATAAAATGTCTTGGACGATATACAAAACTAATGTATTAACATCAGCAGTAACATTTAGGTTTAAAAATGACTCAGATGGAGCTGCTTCTTTTATTGCAAATGAATACGATGAGTGTATAAAGCGAGGTGGTGATATGATATATGGAGTTCCTATTATCAATGGTAATGTTATAGGAATGACAAATGTTATAAAAGCAGCTTTCAAAAAAGGCAGAGAAAGTGGTGGTGAAAATTTTAATTTATTAGCAGAAATATATCCATCCGCATTTGATGCATATTGGTTAGGTGCTGAAATGGCTCCGTTTCCAAATCCGTTAATAAGACCATTGGGTTGGCAATCAACTCCACCTGCTCCAGGTACACTTATGAATATTGGACCAGACCCAATATCGTTAGCAAAATCCGTTGCTATAAATAAAGCATTAAAAGAAGCTACACAATCATTAGTTGATGAATTAAAAAAACAAACAATTGAAATTGGTGGTATTAGTATAAATGTATACGATACAATTATTAAAGTTTTAAATAAAGAAGTTGTTGCAAATGAAATTAAAAATCATCCTGCAATTATAGCAGGAAAAGAAATAGTTCAAAAATATAACGAAATTAAAAACAAAAAACCTTCAATTGGTTCTCAATTTAAACCATCTATTAAATTTCCATTTCCAGAATTACCAAAAAGAAAAGATTTAATTGAAAAATCTAAAAAAAAATTATTGGATGAAGCGGCTGATGAAATTAAAAAAGGATTAATATTAGCAGTTGAAGAACAAATATTACAAAAAATAATATTACCTATACAATCATCAATAGAATTATCAAAATCAATTCCATCACCAAAGCCTACAAAAGAACAAATTAAAAAATCTATAATGGATGCTATAAACGGATTAAAACCTGAAATAGATTTATCTACATTTAATATTCCAAAACTACCGACTAAAGAAGAATTAAAAAAACAAATAGAAGATGAGTTACCAACAAAAGAAAAATTGATGGCTATAGCATTTGATACGATTAAAGATAAAATTCCAAAAATACCAAATATATGGTTTGTTCCACCATCATTTAAATTTAATCCGGCATTTATGATATTTTTAGACCCATTTGTTAATTTGGCAAAGTTGCATTTAATGGGAACGGGTGGAACTATGATGGTTATGGCTCAATATCCACCACCTGCACCACCTGCTCCTGCTATATTATTATGGTCTGGATATAATGTCATTGGATAATTTAAACTTATTATATTTATTAACATAACGAACATATTTTATTATGAAATCAGACATTTTATTATCACTTATTAAAGAAGTGGTTAGGAATGAAGTTAAAACACAGGTTAGACAGCAAGTTATTTCTGAAATAACAAAGCTTGTTAAATCCGGTACAGTTAAATTAAATTCAAACAGAAAACCACAAGCTCCTACATTAAAGGAGGCTATTAAATCGGTAGACCCGTTTACGGAAGCCACACGTGTTTTGCAAAAAAGTAGAACATCTACATTACAACCTCAAAAAACTCAACAACCTAAAAGGGAATTTTCAAAAGACCCTATGATTAATGAGATTCTTAATATGACAACTCCATTTTCAGCCGAGCAAAGAGCAGAGGGAGGAATGGGTAGTGGGGCAAGTGTATTAGATATGCTACAACCACAAATGAGTGTTGAAGAAGATGGTTGGGAAACTATGGATTATAGAGAATCCGGTGTCCCACAATCCATACCACAACAATTAGAATCAACAGGAGATGCATTACAAGATGCAACTATGAAAGCATTAACAAGAGATTATTCAGAATTGGTAAAAAGATTTAAATAATGGCAATAGAGTTAGGTAAAGTAAATGTAGTAGATTTAACTGAAAATGATTATAAAATAATAGGAATTGGAATAAACAAAACATCCAATTCAAATGGAATATTTCCCGTTAATTATACAACTTTATCTCAGGCAAAAGATAATTTAAAAAATTTAATTCTTACACATAAAGGTGAAAGAATTATGAATACAGAATTTGGTTGCGATATTTGGAAATTATTATTTGAACCAATTATTGAAGGGGAAATAGATAAAAGAATAGAAAATACAATAGTTGATGCAGTATCTATTTGGTTACCATATTTAAATATAGATGAAATAATATTTGATTACAATAACAATGATATAGATAACCATACCATTGGATTGGATATTAAATTTTCATTAGTATCAAATCCAAATTTAAGTGATTCAGTACAAATAAATGTAAATAATTAATAATGGCAATTAAACCGATAGATAAGAATTGGGGAAACGATAATAAAAAAATAAGTTATCTTGGTAAAGATTTTGCTTCATTAAAGCAAAATTTAATAGATTATACTAAAACTTATTTCCCCAATTCTTATGCTGATTTTTCCGATGCATCTCCTGGAAATATATTTATAGAGCAAGCAGCTGCTATTGGTGATATTCTATCATTTTATCAAGATGTTCAATTAAAAGAATCAATGTTGGCTTATGCTACAGAACGTAAAAATGTTATAGCATTAGCACAAGCAATGGGATATAAACCAAAAATATCATCTCCGGCGGTAACAACAATAACAATTTATCAATTAGTTCCATCGGTTGGAGTTGGTTCAAATAGTGTACCTGATAGTAGATATTATTTGAGAATAAAAGAAGGAATGGAAATCCAATCTTCAACGAATACAAACGTAATATTTAGAACAACAGATTCTGTTAATTTTGCAGAAACTGGCAGTAATTCGGTTAGTGTATTTGAAAGAGATACAAATGGTAATCCTACACGATATTTAATTTCAAAAAATGTAAAAGCTATATCAGCAAAAGAAATATCAACTTCAATTACATTTCAAGCAACTGATACCGATTATCCATCTTCAACATTAAATGATACCAATATTATAGAAATAACTTCGGTAAAAGATTTGGATACAAATGAAATATGGTACGAAGTTCCTTATTTAGCACAGGAAAGTATTTTTATTGAAAAACCAAACACCTCATATAATTCCGATTTAAGCGATTTCTCCGGTTCAGTACCTTATATTTTAGAAGTACAAAAAGCACCACGTAGATTTTCAACTAAAGTAAATTCCGATAATACAATTGATTTACAATTTGGTAGTGGTGGTGGTAGTGGATTAGCCGATGAACAAATATTACCTAATACAAAAAATATAGGATTGGGATTAGCAAATAGTATTCAAAGATTAAATAAAGGTATTGACCCATCTAATTTTTTAAAAACAAATACATTTGGAATATCACCCGCTGGTAAAACTCTTTTAGTAAAATATTTAGTTGGTGGTGGAATTGAATCAAACATTAATAGTGGTGATTTAACTACAATTAAAAAAATTGAATTTGAAGAAGATATATTATCAATTTCATCTGATATATTAAATTCATATAATGATACAAAAACAACCATTATAGTTGAAAATTTAGAACCTGCGGTTGGTGGTAGAAGTAGTGAAACTATTGAAGAAATAAGACAAAATGCATTGGGTTCGTTTGGTTCTCAAAATAGAGCAGTAACAAGACAGGATTATATTGTTAGAGCATTATCTATGCCAGAACGATATGGTAGTATTGCAAAAGTATATGTATCACCTGATGGTGAAATTGATAATAATTCACCAGCATCCATTTTAGCAAATCCAAAATATATTTCAGAATTTGTTGGATTAGTTGATGGGTTAAAAGGGAAATCGCAATCAGAAGTTCAAAAAGAATTAGTTAAATATCTTTCACAAAAACGTTCTGCAATATCGGAAGTAAATAATCCATTTGCAATTAATATGTATATTTTGGGATATGATGCAAATAAAAAACTTACAAATTTAAACACTGCAATTAAACAAAATCTTAAAACTTATTTAAGTGAATATCGTTTAATGACAGATTCTGTAAATTTATTAAATGGATTTATTGTAAATATTGGATGTGATTTTGAAATAGTTTGCTATTCTAATTATAATAAAAATGAAGTAATAGCAAATTGTTTAGTACAATTGCAAGATTATTTTAATATAGATAATTGGACATTTAATAAACCAATAAATCTTTCAGAAATAGAATTAATATTAGCAAACGTAGAAGGAGTAATGAGCGTTCCATCGGCTAGAATACATAATCTTTGTGGTGGGGATGGAAATTATTCTACAAACAAATATAATATAGAGCAAGCAACTAAAGATAAAATTGTGTATCCATCATTAGACCCTTGTGTTTTTGAAGTTAAGTACCCAAATAAAGATATTAAAGGAAGAGCACTATAATGCATAAATTTTTCACATCATCATTTGACGCAAGTATATACTTACAACAACCAGACCAAAATGCAGGTAGGGATGAAATATTGGAAGTAGGTAAATTATATTATGGTTCTACCAAAGATATTGCTAGAACTTTAATTAAATTTAATTCAACACAAATATCACAATCTGTTTATGAAAATATTGGTACAGGTAGTTATTCTGCATTTTTAAATTTAAAAGCAGCTAAATCGGAGGAAATACCATTACAATATACTTTGTATGCAAACGCATTATCTTCAAGTTGGATAATGGGAACAGGTACTAAGTTTGATAATATTACAACGGATGGTGTTAGTTGGAAATATAGAGATGGGCAAACTAAATGGGTAGGTTATGATACAACAGGTGGTACAGCAGTATATCCTACTACTGGTAATACAACAACAGGTTCGGCAAATGCAGAAGGTGGTGTATGGTATTTAAGTGGTTCATCATCTCAATCATTTGATTATGAAAGTGATGATGTTAGAATGGATGTTACAAATTTAGTTAAATTATGGGTAAGTGGTTCTATAACAAACAATGGATTAATTTTACATCATGGTTTATCAAATGAAGCAGATACATTGGATTATGGTGTTATTAAATTCTTTTCAAAAGAAACCAATACAATATATGAACCAAAATTAGAATTAGTTTGGGATGATAGTTCATTTTTAACTGGAAGTTTATTACCCGTTACAGGTTCCGCACAAGAAGGATATAAAGTAGTTATTGGTAATTTAAAAACTAAATACGTTAGTAATACAAAAACAAAAATTAGATTAAAAGGTAGAGATATGTATCCATCAAAAACATTTGATAAAACATTCTCATATGACCAAGTTAAATATTTACCATCTGGTTCAACTTATTATCAAATAGAAGATTATATAACAGGTGAATCAATATTCCCATTTGGTAATTATACTAAAGTAAGTTGTGATTCCACATCCAATTATTTTATAATGGATTTATCAACATTACCAATTAATAGAGAATACCGATTAAAAATAAAAATAATTGAAAACGGAATATCTACATTTATAGATGATAAATATATATTTGAAATAATATCATAATGAATACAGCAGAAACAATTTCTGAAAAAATACAAGATGTAAAAGATATGCGTTTGGAAGAAATTTTAAAAATATCTGGTTCAGCTGCTATTACAAAAAATGAATATGGTGTAACTATTGTAAATGAAAATGATTCAGCATCTTCTTTAATTTTTAAATCTTTAAATAAAGATAAATACGATGATGCCGAATTAGAAAAAGCAATAGATGTTGTAATCAAAGAATTAAAACCTAATATTCCTAAACCGAATTTAGATTTAGTTCCAAAACCATTATATGATGCCGAAGTTGCAACAAATGAGGATTTAAGAAAAAAAGTAGCTGCTTTAACTCTAGAAAATGAAGATTTAAAACAACAAGTTGCTACATTACAATCATTGATAGAAATAGAAATAAACAAAAGATTAATAATAGAACAAACCAATGATGCATTATCAAATCAATTAACAATTTTATCAAAAACTATTTCCGATTTTGCATTACAAATATCAACGGCAGTTCAAAAATCAATTGATGAATCCATTTTAAGAGCATCTTTACAAGCACAGAATAAAGGTTTCTTTGCACAGATTACGGCATTGATTAAACAAATAGATTCATTAAACTCAGTCATTGAAGGTTTACAAGCGCAATTAGGCGCATCTCAACAACAACAAGCACTTGTACAAGGAACAAGAGCAACGGCATTGGCAAGTGGGGCAGATATGTTATTAGAAACTGTATTGGTTAAGTTAGAACCATCTATAGCTAAATCAGAACCACCAATTAAAGCAAATATAAGTTCTGAATTAAATGGTAAGTGGATTAATGGGCAAACTATTAAATTTACAAATAACGATAAAGAACCAATAAAAGTTGAAATATCAGTTAGTTATCCAAATAATATTAAATTCTTTAATATACCAGAAACATCATTTACTGTTGGTGCAGATGGAACAAAAGATATAACTTTAACTCTAGATGTACAGGCAACAAGAACATATGCTGCAAATTGGGTAAAGACATATGCAGGGATATTCACATCCGAAACCAATTCAAAAGATTACACAGGTGGTTTGATGAGTATAACTGTAACTAATGCAGCAGGTAAGAGTGAGATGAAACCTTACGGAATCAAATTATCTAAAAAGAATAAAGAAGATTATCAAAATCATCAAACATAATAATTTATGAGTATTACAAAATATACTAACTTTGAGCAAATTGATTCTAGAAAAGAAAATAAAGGTGATTTTCTTTTAAAGGATGATTTACTTATTGTGTCCAAAACTGAAATAGAAGAAGCAGATTTTGGTGATTGTAAGCATGATGTAATGGAAGTATCTGTATATGATGTTAATAATGTTTTGTTACCAAATAAAACAGGAAATAATGTTGCATATATAAAACCAAATGATATAAAAAACTATATGTACGATATAGTTAATAAAGTTGGTCAAAAAGAACTTGCTATAAATGTTGAAAAATTATTAAATAATTTAGGATTTTCAAATGGTATTCTTAAAATTAATATAAATTTTGTAAGGAATAAAATAGGAACGGATAATGAATTAACAAGAGTTTGGATTCAAGAAATATCACCATCAAGAGAAGAAATTCGTATTTTACCATTAAAAACAAAAGATGGTGAAGTAAATAAAATTACAAAATCAGAATTTAAAAATATTCACAATTTAAGTAAAGATTTTAAATACTATAAAAAAAATATATTAGATGCCTTAGATAAATTTGAAGGAAATTCTTTAACTGTAATAGATGATGCTTTAGTTGCTAAATTTGGAAATGATTTTAGAGATGTATTAAAAAAAGATTTTGGATTAAGAAATTTAGATGATTTTCATAAAAGAATATTTGAAAATTTTAGAGATAGTATTAAAAATTGGGTAAATAATAAATACTATGATGTAACGCAACCTACCTTTGGTAAACCATCGGAAATACGATTTGAAAATTGTGGACAATACAATTTTGGTATGTTGATGGGTGAAATTCAAAACATATTAAATAATTGTATCCAATTTAATACAAAGGCATTACAAAGAAGGCAAGTTGATATTAAACAATTACCAAAAGAATTTGCAATAGTTGAATTAAGAAAACAAATTCAAAATAATTTAGATGCATTTAGTACTAAAATTGATATTAAGAGAAACATTTATATGCCAGATAAAGTGGATATAACTGTTACTGGAACAAATGAATTGCCACCAATTAAAACTACAAAAGAAGTTATAATTACAGAACCAGACCTTACACCAATACCACCACCCAAACCTAAGCCTGTAAAAGAACCTGTTAAAGAAATAACACCCACAGTTGTAACAACTCCAAAACCAAATTTAGTAGATACTGCATTTAGTACTGCTGCTGAACAAGAAATAGGATTAGGAATCGCAAATTCGGGAAATAGATTTTATAGTACATATGTACCTGGTGGATTTGATGCCAATTTATCTAATGTAGAGAATGACCCAACGGGTAGAGATTATTAATAATAAGATATTTATAATAAAAGTATTAAATGGCATTAACTGACGAGCAAAAATTAGAGGCGGATAAAATTGGAATGACATACGAATTGTATGAGGCATTGAGCAATATAACAATTGACCCAAAGGCTCTTTCAGGTTTGAATGAAACTCTTGCTCAATTAAACTCACCTGCTGGGCAAGCTCAACTGCAAGCTGATATTGCAAAAAATATTGGACCTATAAATCCACTTACAATGTTGGGCTCTGATACAATTGGACCAATCTATCAACCATTAACTTTTACGGATTCTGCTGGTAATGCTGTTGTAGTAAATGAAAGAAACCCAACAAATGTACCACAAACATTAAAAGCTCTTCAAGATTTAGAAATTACAAAAGTTGCAGATATTCCTTTACCAAATCCACCTGCTACTCAAACGAGAATAGAAAAACAAGAAATAGTTACACCAAATCCAAATTCTCAATATGAAATTTCTTTTGGTAGTAATTTTAAAAATGAGTTAGGAGGTAACGTATCTTTATCTTATCAAATTGTATTAAATGATTACATACATGATAGTGGTGTTTTATTTTTAGATGGAACTAAAAGTTCTATTAAAAAACAATTATCAAAAGATATTTTACAAAATGGTAAAGTTTTATTAAAAATAGAAGGAAATCTTCCTGATGGGTTTACATTCAATGGAATTTATGAAGGTAATTCATCTCAAATAAAAAACGAAGGTAAAGATTTATCTGCATTAAATAAAGTAAATGGTACTGTATTTTCCGTATCTGCAAACAAATTATTTAGTAGTTTTGTTGTTATTGCAAATTTTCAAAAAGAAATTAAATATGCAGAACCAAAAATTAGTTTACCAAACGGTAATAAATTTAATGTTTTTGTAAAAGATTCTGATTTAGAAAAATCAATTGCAATTCCTTTTAATACGGAACAAGCGGATAAAGTAATTGTATATTTAGGACCTAATAATACATTAGAAGTACCTGCATCGGATAGACAAGCAATTATTTATTTTCAAAAAGATTTTGCAGAAGTGTATGGTACTAAAAAAATAATATTAGTAGCATATAGTAATAATTTTGGTACTGGTGGTAGAACCGAAGTTAATGTAACATTTACATCTATAAACGATTTCCCATCTATTACAGAAACAACATTTGCTGAATTAATAGATGTTCCATCTTTTTCAGATTATAATCTATCATATGATGTAAGTTGGAATACATTTGCAGCAACAAGTGTAGATATACATTTAAAATTAAAAAATAATTCATTTGTTCCATTATTCGTAAATCAACCTACAAATGGAAAAGTAAACATACATCTTAAAACATTAAGAGAAAAATTTCCTAATTGGGTAGGTAGTAATACCATAACTTTAAAATTAATACCATACAATAGAGGTGGTGCAGAATCATTAACTGGAAATGATTATGAAATTGTAACAAATTTAATTTTACCAAAATTAGAAATTAATGAAGAGATTTTTGGTAAAGCAATGTTTGATGCTTTTATTGAAAAGTTACAAATAATTGAACCGGAAAAAGAAAGTAAATATCTCACACACCTTGCTAATTTTGGCAATGATGAAGAAATATTAATTTCATCTTGGGAAGAAGATGATTGGACATTATCTAAAAAATCCGTAGATAATTTAGGTAATGAATTTGTACAGGAAAGTGATAAAGTAGAATCTTTAATTTTAAAATTATATTCACCAATTCCTGCATCGGTAACACCAAACTCAACATTTTGGGTTACAAAATTACTAACAAATCCATTAGTAGAAACTGTAATACTTACAGAACAAGATAATTTATCTTGCCCACCAATAAAAGGACCTAATTTTTCAATTGAAGTTGATTATATAAAAGGTAGTGCTACTAATTATGAATCATTGGATGATATAATATTAACAAATACATCATCCGCACAATTAGTTGGTATGTATTTGAGTTCATCATTGGTTAATACGGATGATTTAAATATTGAATATACAACTGGTTCTACATATGCATGGAATAACTTTGTACATTTTAGTTCTGCAAAAGAAAGAGTAGATAATTTTGTTTATAAAGTTCAGTTAATTGAAAATTATGAATCATTAATATCAGCATCTTACTATGACCCATCATCTTATGGACACACAAATACAATTTCTGCGCAACAAGAAAGAGAAAAACAACAATTAAAAAAAGACCAATTAATAAATGCATTTGATGGATTTGAAAATTTCTTATACACATCATCTTCAATAAGTTGGCCTTATAGTGGTAGTATTAGATTGTTATCAACAAATTCAAATGTAACAAATTGGTATGAAAATATTATAACATTAGCAGGAGATTTTGATATAGAAAATCCAAATTGGGTTCAAAACAATATTCCACAATTCATTGTAAATAATACAGATAATGAAAGTATGTTATTATTTTTATCAATGGTTGGACAACATTTTGATAACATATATTTTTATACAAAATCAATTGAAAAAAGTAGAGGTTTGGGTTACAAATCAAAAAATGGTATTTCTGATAAACTCTTATTTGAAACACTTAAATCTTTTGATTGGGATGCTAAGAATTTAGGAACAGATTCTAAACTTTGGGATTATGTTTTTGGAAAAGATATAAATGGTGGAGTTACAAATACTAATCCTGTTAAACAAAGAACATATGAAGTTTGGAGAAGAATTGTAAATAATTTACCATATCTATTAAAACACAAAGGTACACGCAGAGGTGTATATGCTTTATTAAGTTGTTATGGTATTCCATCATCAAATCTTTCTATTTTAGAATTTGGAGGACCCGAAGTTACGGATACCAATAAGAGTAAATTAGTAATGGATAATATTACAACTGCTCTTAAAATGAATAATGGTTCTAGAATTGATTTTGAATGGAAAAATACAGAAAAAAATAGAAGACCAGATACAATTGAATTTTTTGTAAAACCTACAACAAGTGGGTTATATACTTTAATTTCAGGTAGTGGTTGGGATATAAAATTAAGTGGTTCTGCTAATAGTAATAATGGATATGTAATATTTGATTATTCAACTACAAATGCAATTAGTTCTTCTATATTACCTATATTTAATGGTTCATTTTTTGGTATATCTGTAAGTAGAGAAGTTAGTGGTAGTTTTCACAACTTAGAATTAAATGTTAGACAAGCAGATAAAGAAAGAACTTTATTCCAAAATAACACAACTGCAAGTGTTGCAAGTGGTAGTTCAAATTGGAATAGTGGTTCTTTTATCACATTAGGTGGTAGTTTTAGTGGTAGTATTGATGAATTCCGTTTATGGTCTACACCATTAAATAAGGAAAGATTTTACGAACACGTTTCTTTTCCAGAAATGATTAATGGAAACCATATATCAGCATCAACTGATGATTTGTTTTTCCGTTTAGATTTTGAATATCCTAAAAACTTAGCAACATATACTACATTACCAAATGTAGATACAAATATTTACTTTAGTGGAAGTTTAAAAAGAAATAATTATGAAAGTGGTAGTTCTGCTTTATTATATTCACAAAATCCTTCTGCATCATATTCGGCAAGTACATATGGATTTTCAAACATAAATACCTATCCATATAATTTTGAAGCAATAGATAGAACAGTTGTATTAGATATACCAGATTTTGGTTCATCAAGATATTCAACTAATAAAATACGTTTTGAAGAACAAACATTACTAACAGATTTATCGGTTAATAGTAGAGCTACTAGAAAATCATTTGACCAATCTCCAACTGATTCAAATAGAGTTGGTTTATTTTTCTCTCCTACAAAAGAGTTAAATATTGATATTGCTAAATCATTTGGTGGAATTAATTTAGATAATTATATTGGTGACCCTTCCGATAAATACAAATCAAATTATAAAGATTTGGATAGTTTAAGAAGTTATTATTTTAAAAGATTTAATAATATAGACATATATGCTTATATTAACTTGATTAAGTTATATGAAAAATCTATGTTTGAAGATATTAAAAATATGCTGCCTGCAAGAGCAAAAGCAACAACGGGTCTTTTAATTGAACCACATTTTTTAGAAAGAAGTAAAATTGCTCAAAAAAAACCAACTGGTGAAAATGAACAATATGAAACTGCAATACATTATGATGAATCTACTTTAATAACTTCTGAAAATATTCAAAAAGAAATAATATTAGATGCAAATTCTGAATATTTATTTACTGCAGAAAATAATCAATATGATTCAATAGTTGATGCAAATTTAAGTGAAAATTTAAATGTTGATAATTATCAATATGATGTTGAAATTCCAACTTCTAAAACTACTTTAGTAGAAGCTGAATCTTATCAAAAAGATATTTTAATAGATGCAGGATTAAAAGACCCTACAATACTTACTGAAATTGATATACTTAATAGTAATATTGTAGTTGGTCAAACTGATTATGAAAATATTGGATTTGGATTGTATGCTGAAAACGGATATGCAATTAGAACATATTTTGATAAAAATGGAAGAATTGTAAAAGAAAGAGTAAAAGTTGATTTAGTTAAAGAACAAAAAACAATAAATATTGTTAAATTTAAAACAGTTACAAATGGTGTTGGTGACCCAAGAGATGGTATGATTTTATCATCATCGGTTTACTACGAAACATCTTTAAATATACAACCATTTTCTGGTTCTAAAGTAATTAACGCAGGAACTGGGAGTATAATTGAAGTAACACCTGTTAGTGGATATTTACCAACTCACTTTAGAAATGTATCTGATTTGACAAGAGGAATGGAAAATTCTTATTTTAGAGGTTCAAAAAACACGGCAGCAACTACTTTGGATGGAACTCCTCCAATTGAGGTATTCTCAACTAACCCTAATACATTAAAAGTAAATAAAGCAGGTAGAAGTGCAAATGAACCAATTTTGGAAGTTGAGTAATAATTTTTAAAAAAACTATATTTATATCAAAAGATAATACATTAATACTATGGGATATTTAAGTAATACCGAATTAACAGTAGATGCAATCCTTACAAAAAAAGGTAGAGAGAAACTGGCAGCGGGACAGGGTTTAAACATTACTCAATTTGCTTTGGCAGATGATGAGATTGATTATTCATTATATGAACCAGCTCACCCACTTGGTTCAGCTTACTACGATGCAGCAATTAAAAATATGCCTGTATTAGAAGCAAATCCTGATGAAACTCAGGTAATGAAATATAAATTAGTAACACTTCCAAAAAATACAACTCGTATTCCAGTAGTTGAATTTGGTGTTCCTAACATTTCAGTTAATCAAAAAAGTGGTGAAGTTGCATTATCACCAACAACATCTCCAGCAGGAAATAGAAGTTTAGGATACACCATTGTATTATCAAACAAAAATGCAGGTGATATTATTGGTGCAGGTGTAACATCGGAAGTTGGTTCAGTACCTATTTTTATTGGTGATGATATTTCAGCAACTGCAGCAGTATCTAAAGGATTAACATTCAAATTTATACCGAATCCATCTTTAACATCTACCATTAAAACTACTATTACAGTTTATGGTAATGAAACAGGGGGTTCACAAACTATTCCAATTACCGTAACTTACGTTCAATAATAAAGAAAAATGGCAATAATTAGAGACAATAGAGGAGCACTTTTAGCAAGTCAAATATCACAATATTTGGCAGGCGCTGCTAACACCGCAGGAACTCCCGTAGATTCAGGTGAATTAGTTAGAATTGTAAATCAATTTTTAGGAACTGGTGAACAAATCAGTTCAGATATGACTACTATTACAAATGGTATTTATAAAAAATTTGGAGCAATTGATAAAGTAACTAATAGAACTGAAATCGTAACATCTGGTATTTGGAGCGGTGATACTGGTTCATTAGTAGTAAATTCAACATATACATCTTCTGCACAAATTGCAAGTGTAAGTGGTAAATATTATATAGATGTTTATAATGGTTTAACATCATCAACTGCATCGGAAGTTCAATTCTCAATTGCTTATGGTGATGTTGATGGATACGGAGCACCAACATTAAGTCAAAATGATTCATCTACTTTACCAAGTAAAGCAACTTATAATCAATATCGTAATATTTTATTAGATGCAAATGACCCTTATTTTAGTGTATATTCGGGTTCAACCGCAGGTGGGTATGATTTGCGTGAGTTTTATGCAATTAATATTAACAGAGCAAGATATAAAGAAAGATTAGACCCAGGTAACATTTCAATTAGATTAGCAGGTGCTACAGGTACAGTTACTTTAATTGATGATAGTGGTGGAACTAATGAAACTGTAACTACATCTGGAAGAGTTTATAATATGGTTAGTGGTTCATTGAATATTGGTTCTGCATTAACTGCATCAATTAACACATATACATCTTCAAATGGACAAGGTTGGGGATTATTTTATCCAGATATGGGTATTATAATATTAAACCCTGATGCATTAGCAGGAAAAGTTAATTCAAATTTAGGAGCAGCAAGTGGTTCAATTCCAGGAGTTTATCACAATAATTCAACATCCGCATCTGTAAGAGTTGGTACATCTGGTTCACTTGCATTATTACAAGCATTAGCAAGTGGTTCAGACTTTCAAGTTCGTAGAACGGAAAACGTTTCAACTTCTCATTACTTTGTAAGAGCAAACAATAGAGAATTTAACTTCTCAAACAATCCATCATTTACAACTGGTTCGGTTGGTGAGTTTGTTCAAATGACCTTTGAAAGAGACCCTAAAGTTTATATTACAACTGTAGGTTTATACGATGATGCTAATGAACTATTAGCAGTAGCAAAAACTTCTAAACCAATTCAAAAATCATTTGATAAAGAAGTTGCAATTAAAGTTAAATTGGATTTTTAATTAAAAAATAACTTATAGACTACTAACCCACCTTTTGGTGGGTTTTTAGTTTATACGATATTTATAGTAGTATATGGTTTTGTATTTTAAAGAATAATCATATTTATAGAAAAGACAAAAAAGATAAATGGCAGCAATATTACAATTAAGAAGAGGTACAACGGCAGCAAAACCAACTCTATCTGCGGGTGAAATGTATGTAAATACCACATCACAATCTTTACAGGTTGGAATTGATGGTTCAACTGAAATTACATTAGCAAAATTAAATAGTGTAAACTCTGGTTCTTTTAATGTAAGTGGAGATATCACATTGGGTGGTACAATTACTATTGGTGATAATGCAATTGATAATGTTGTATTTAATGCAGATATAAGTTCTTCAATTATCCCAAATAATGATAATACATTTGATTTAGGTAGTACAACTTTTAGATATAGAAATGTAAATGCAACATCTATATCAGGAGCAATTGCTTCAACTAATGGTGTAATATCTGGTTCTTCTCAATTAACGATATTGAATGCCTATACTGCATCTGCAAATATATGGAGTGGAAGTATTGATACAAAATTTACAACATTATTAAGTGTAACTGCATCTTATAATACTGCAACTGCATCTTTAAATACATTTAGTGCAAGTGTTAACGGACATATTGCAGATATTAATACTAAAACTGGTTCATTTGAAACTAAAAATACTTCTTTAGCAACAATTAGTGGTTCATTAATTTTAACTGCAAGTTTTTTAGAAGCTAAAAACGTTTCTTTGGCAACTACAACGGGTTCATTAATATTAACCTCAAGTTTTTTAGAAAGTAAAAATTTATCATTGGCAACAATTAGTGGTTCATTAATTTCAACTGCAAGTTTTGTTGAAACTAAAAATTTATCATTAGCAACTACAACCGGTTCATTGATATTAACTGCAAGTTTTGTTGAAACTAAAAATTTAACATTATTAACTACAACCGGTTCATTAATTTCAACTGCAAGTTTTTTAGAAGGTAAAAATCTTTCTTTAGCAACTATAACGGGTTCATTGATATCTTCGGCATCAATAGATTCTAGTAAATTTACATCATTAGCAACATATACATCTTCATTAAATGTTTGGACAAGTTCAGTAGCAACAACAGGTTCTAACACATTTATTGGTAATGAAATTATAACAGGTTCATTGACAGTAACTGGTAGTGTAAAAGGAAACATAGTTCCAATAACTATAGCATCTCTTACTGCATCATTGGATATGAACTTAGGAAGTTATTTTACTTTAACTCTCGCAAATACTGTAACTACACATATTAGAGCTACAAATATAACGCCAGGTATGAGTGCAACACTTTTGATTACAACGGGTACAAATTCAACGGCATCACTATCGCCATTATTATTACAACCATCTGGTAGTTCATATAGTGCATCTATTGGTGTTAGTAAAAAAGATGTACTTTCGTTAGTTTCATTTGATTCAACAAATATGTATGTAGTATCAACTAAAGCAATGCAATAATATGATATTTCAAAATTTTGGATTTAATCAAAATTATCCAATTACAAATATTATTTCCCCAAATTTAGTTTTTGATTTGGATGCAGCAAACTATTCAGCAGTACCTACTAATGGGACTACTATTGCAGGTACAGGTGCATACGCCATATCAACAAGTACTCCTAACTCTAGAATAACTTGGAATGCATCAAATGGTGGATTATTTAGAAGTAATTTTGGTGGAGATGGCATTGGTGATTATATTATAGGTGGACCTAACTGGGGTTCTGGTCAATCATATACAGTATTTATGGCATATAGATTAAATACCGCTTCAGTTGGTCCTCCGGGTAATACAACAAACTATGGTAGATTATTAAACTCTAATACCGCAACTCCTGATTTTTTAATGGGTGGATATAGTGGTTATCCTCAAGCATTATTTATCAATGGGGTTACTGTCAATCTTACTGGAACTGCAAGAGATACCAATGTATGGCGTTTAGATTGGGCAGTAATAGATGGTAACGTTAAGAATGCAGATTTATATTCAGCAACATCATCGCAACCAACTACACCTGTATATACAACTACAAATGCTAGTATAAGCGCATTTAATCAACTTAGATTATTTGCCAAATCAGATGGAAATGAATGTGCACCTGGAGATATTGGATTTGTTAAAGTTTGGGATGGTAAATTAACTCTTTCGGAAATACAAACTCAATATGCGTTATATAAAACCAGATTTGGGTATTAAATTATTATAATATGTTAAAGAGAATACCAAAATCGGATATTAGTATAAGACCTTTTAAGGCATATAAGGAGTGGTCATTTAATCAAACAAGTGCACCAATTGCCGGTATATATGTATATTCTGCGAGCATTGGTAATGTAGTTAACAATTTCCCAACTGCATCTGTATATAATCCAACAAAAAATGAATGGATTTCATATTATCCTGCATCAATATACGGACAATTGAGAGCTCAATTTTATAATGGAGAGGAAGATAATCCATTTTTTAGAAGTGGTGATAAAACAAATGTATATGATACCGATTCTAATACAAAAGAAAGATATTTAAATAATGATGCAAAAGTAATTTCAATACCACAAATATATACGGGTGAAGGAATTAAAAAAGGTTCGGTAGTATTAACGGATTCAAGTTCAGTTTACATAGATGATAGTTATGGTAATTTAATAAATTCTACTCCAGATACTGCAACTATTAGTAGATTAGATTTAGAAAATAATATAATAAATTTTACAGATTCATTAGGAACAATATATAGTGCATCATTTCAATTAGCTTCTGGTGATTTTGATTTGGGATTGGGAACTATAAATGTAACATATAATGGAAACGATTATGATTTAGTTTTACAAAGTATAGATGCAAACGATAATATGGTTGTAACTAATATTCCATTTTTAGGTGGAACAGGTCAATTTGGATTATCTCAAAGATTAGGTAATATATTTTACACTCAGGGATTAATAGTGTTTAATAGAAGTGCACATTTATTTTTAAAAAATGAATGGAATATATCATTTAAATCAACACAAACTATTTACGAAAACGAATATCTTTTAATTGTAAATGAAAGTGAATTTAATGTATCTACCAATCCATCTGCAATAATTATTGTAAATGAAGAAACGGGTAGTGTTCAAAATACGAATGATGTATTTAGTGCAATTCGTAAAAATACAATTACAAAAACAATTACAAATCCAGGTGTTAAATATATTCGTAAAAAATCTGTATTACAAAACGGAAATACTTTAGATTATAGATATGGTTCAAATGTAAATACTGCAATTAGTGGTGGATTTGAACATTATGATTTAAGTGGTTCTGTAGATTCAACAGGTTCATTTTTAAATCCATTTATTACAACAATCGGTTTATACGATGATAACTGTGAATTAGTAGCAGTTGCAAAATTACCAAAACCAATAAAATCGGAACCAGATATTCCTGTAAATTTTATTGTTCGTTTTGATACATAATTGATATTTATATATAAACAATACAAACTATGCCAACAATAGAAGAATTATACAAAGCAAACCAAGCATCATTAGGAGTTGATAAAATTTCATTTGCAGCAGGTCAGCACGCACAAACACCATACACTACCGATGATTTAAAAAAAGCAGATGAGCAAGTTTTAACTGCTGCAAAATTCAAAACAGGTAGAGGTGGTGCATTAATTGATAAAAAGTATTCTGATACTTTCAAATAATAATGGCTAAAAAAGTTACATCAAAAAAACCAACCAAAAAAGGTTGGGTAGCAAGAAAGCATGGTTTCAAATCAGGCTTGGAAGAATCAATATCAATTCAAATAGATAGTAAAGGAATTCCCGTACAATATGAATCCGAAAAGATTCCATACATTGTACCTGCATCAAAACACACATACAATCCAGATTTTAAATTACCAAATGGTATCTTTATAGAAACCAAAGGTAGATTTGTTCCTGCTGATAGAAAGAAACACCTATTCATAAAAGAACAACATCCTGAATTTGATATTAGGTTTGTATTTACATCATCAAAAAACAAAATTTCAAAAAATTCAAAAACATCTTATGCAGATTGGTGTGATAAGAATGGTTTTTTGTATGCGGATAAATTTATTCCAGAAGAATGGTTTAATTAATTTGGAAATTTGAAATAATTGTTGTATCTTTGTATCATGCTAAATAATACAGATAAAACAAAAATAACTACAACACTATCTAATGTGTTAGGAAGTTTTTCCGTTTTAAGGGGAAACGAATTAGCATTTCATTGTCCATTCTGCCATCATCACAAACAAAAATTACAAGTAAATACCGAAACACAACATTGGCATTGTTGGACATGTAATAGTGGTGGTAAGAAACTCACATCCTTATTAAAAAAGTTAGATGTTGATAGGAAAACTATTACGGTTATTAGAGAGATATATGGTGATTCACACTATAACCCACAAAACGAAGATAGTGATGCTAAAATATTTATTTCATTACCAAAGGAGTTTATTTCATTAGCAGAACAACCAAAGGGGTTTAATCCAGAATACAAACAAGCAATGAACTACCTTATTCAAAGAGGTATAACAGAAAAACAAATTGTAAAGTATGGTATTGGGTATTGTAAAGAAGGTTTATATAGTAGAAGAGTAATTATCCCATCTTATAATTGCGATGGTTCATTAAACTACTTTGTTTCTCGTTCTTATTATATAGATGAGAAGATGAAATATAAAAATCCACCAATCAGTAAAAATGTAATTTGTTTTGATTCCCAAATAAATTGGAATGAACCAATTATCTTATGTGAGGGGGTATTTGATGCAATTACAATCAGAAGAAACGCAATTCCCCTATTAGGGAAGTTTCCATCTAAATTATTAGTTGAAAAAATCTTTATGAATGGGGTTAGTGATATTGTTATTTCATTAGATAATGATGCTAAAACGGAAGCATTGAAAGCATCTGAATATTTTAGAAAGCAAGGAATAAATGTTAAATTTATGAATCTAAAAGATAAAGATGCTGCTGATATGGGGTATAATAAGTTTTACGAAGAATTAAATTCTACAAAAGAATTTGGAATAGAAGATTTGTTGTTATCAAAAATTAATAGTTTATAATGAAAATAGGATTTATACTTCCTGGTAGAGATTTTTCCAATAGATTCATAGATAGTTGGACAAATGTTTTATATTGTATGCCAAAAGAGTGGGATTGGTTTCATATTAGTGGATACGCACCAAATATTTTTTATAATAGAGAAGCTTTGTTGTATAGAGCAAAAGTATTTAAACCCACACATTATATGTGGATTGATAGTGACCAAGTTTTTAATTTTAAAATGTTAGAAAAATTAGTAAATCATAATTTACCAATAATATCTGGAATATACAAAAAATCACCAGATTTATTTGCTTGTTGTAAATTAGATGGAAAAACTTTAACAATAGAAGATATTGTAGGTAAAACCGATTTAATGGAAGTTAAAGCAAATGGTATGGGGTTTATGTTGGTTAAAAGAGAAGTATTTGATTGTATTATAGACCCATTTGAACCACAGGACCCAGACCAATGGGAAGATTTTACATTTGCAAAAAAAGCAAGAGAAAGAGGTTATAAATCATATATTGACCCAACTTTAATAGTAGGACATGAAAAAAAGATAGTTTATGAATAGAATAAAAATAATTTACAATATAAAATACTATATAAAAAATAACTTATGTTAAAATTAAAAAAGGTGTTTCATGTGGCCGATGTACATATTCGTAATGTAAAAAGACATAATGAGTATCGTCAGGTGTTTAATAAAATGTTTAATGAAATTCGTAAAAGAGGAACAGAGGATTCAATAATTTATTTAGCAGGTGATATTGCTCATGCTAAATTAGAACTATCCCCTGAATTGGTTAGAGAGATTAGTTGGTTATTTACGGAGTGTTCTAAATTGTGTGAAACTATTCTTATTACGGGAAATCACGATTGTAATATGAATAATTCCGATAGATTGGATGTACTTACTCCAATCGTAGAGGCATTAAATTTACCAAACTTTACATACCTACGAGATACTCAAGTTTACTCAATTGGTGGAGTAGATTTTTCTGTATTTTCTATTTTTGATAAAAGAGAAAATTGGATTCCTGCAAATAAACTTTTTGGTAATAAAAAGATTGCACTTTTTCACGGACCATTAGATACATCTCAAACGGATATTGGATATGTGGTATCATCTCGGCATTTTACACCCGATATGTTTGATGGGTATGATTTGGCTCTATTAGGTGATATTCATAAAAGACAAATCATTACATCTCCTAAAGGATGTACTATTGCATATGCGGGTTCATTGGTTCAGCAAAATTTTGGTGAAACTTTGGAGAAACATGGTTTGCTTGTTTGGGATTTGGATAAAATGAGTTATGAGGAAATTGATATTCAAAATGATTATGGATATTATACTATGGATATTGATAATGGAAATGTTCCAAAGGTTTCCGATATGCCAAAGAATCCTCGTTTAAGAGTTCGTTTATCAAATACGGATACTTCGGATACTAAACGAGTAATTGCTGAAATAAAACAATTATATGGTGTTGAGGATTTTACAATTATTAGAACAGATTCACTTTCTAAATCAAAAACAGGAAATAGAAACAATAGATTAGATTTTGAAGATATAACCGATGTAAACTATCAGAACTCTCTTATAAATGATTATATTGGTAGAATGATGCCGTTTGTTACTAAAGAAGATTTAGATGGGTTGGAAAATATTAATAGAGATATTAATAGTAGAATAACTCACGATGATATACAAAGAAACATACATTGGAAACCAGTTAAGTTTGAGTTTTCTAATATGTTTAGTTATGGAGAAAATAACAAAATTGATTTTACTAAAATTGGTGGATTAATGGGATTATTTGCACCAAATGCAGCTGGTAAATCTTCTCTATTTGATGCAATTTCATTTTGTTTATACGATAAGTGCAGTAGAGCATTTAAAGCATCTAATATTTTAAACAATCGTAAAACGGATTTTGTTTGCCATTTACATTTTCAAATTGATGGATTGAATTACCACATTGAAAGAACTGCCAAAACAATTAACAAAGGGAAAAATGTTAAAGTTGATGTTCAGTTTTGGAAAGAAGAAAATGGATTAAATACAATCTTAAATGGAAATGAAAGAAGAGATACGAATCAAATTATTGAACAATATGTAGGAAAATATGAAGATTTTATTTTAACTGCATTATCATTACAAGGAAACAATGCTTTATTTATTGATAAATCTCAATCGGAAAGAAAAGATTTATTAGCACAATTTATGGGTATTAACATATTTGATAAATTATACGATATTGCAAGTGAAGATATTAAAGAAGTTTCTATCTTAATTAAAAACTTTAAGAAAATAGATTTTACTTCAGAATTAGCTGAAAAAAAGATTGAATTTATTGCTAAAACTACCGAACTTAAAGATTTAGAAAAAACATTAGATATTAGAACATATGATAGAGATGATTTAGGAGAAAGAATTGTTGGATTAAGTGCTCAATTAGTTCCTATGGATGGTAATTTAAATATAGATGATTTGAATCAATCTAAAACAAAATTACAATCTACATTGAATGGGTATACTTCTTCATTTGAAACAAAACAAAATACTATTACCAATTATAGTAAATTGGTTGCAGATGTTTCTGAATCAATGGAAACCACTAAAAAGTTTTATATTTCAGAAGAAGAACACATTGATATTGAAGAAGCTCACTCTAATTATGTTAAAGCAGAAAGAGATTATAGTGAAGCAAATACCAAACATCAATTATTAAAACAAAAAATTCAAACTATTAAAGATAAGATTGCTCATTTAGAAACACATGAATATGACCCTAATTGTAAATTCTGTTGTGATAACGTATTCGTAAAAGATGCATTAAAAGCAAAAGAAGAGTTGGAGGGATTGGAAGCGAGTTTAGATTATAGTTTGGATGATGTAAATGGTTCTCTAAATGTAATGAGTCTTTTTGAAACATCCAAAGAACAATACAAAGATTTACAAACATTAAAATTAAAATATCAAAAAGGATATTCTACAATTGAAACCGAAAAAGCAGAATTAAACGGATTAAAAACTAAAATAGAATTAGCAAAGCATCAATTAGAAGTTGTTGAAGAAAATATTCGTAAGTATTATATAAATGAAGAAACCATTAAACGTAATACTAAGATAGAAACTATGATAAATGGTTTACAAAAAACCAAAAAAGAAATAGAAGCAGAAGTATCTGAATTGAGTAGAAAGATTGGTGATACAAAGGGTGTTATTGCCTCCATATCTTCGTTTGTAGAGGGGATAAAGGTTAGGATGAATGAAGTTAAAGACTTGGAAGAAAAGAATCGTTTATACACCTACTATTTGGATTCTGTAAAAAGAGATGGGATACCTTATGAGTTAATTTCTAAAGCTTTGCCTGTTATTGAAAACGAAGTAAATAACATTCTTGCGCAAGTAGTTGATTTTAGTTGTGTAATGGAAATGGATGGTAAATCAATTAATGCTAAAATAGTTTATGATGACCAGGAATGGCCTTTAGAGATGTGTAGTGGTATGGAGAAGTTTGTTAGTGGATTGGCAATCAGAGTTGCGCTTATTAACATATGTAACTTACCCCGTCCAAACTTTTTAGTAATTGATGAAGGGTTTGGTACATTAGATTCCGATAATTTATCATCCTTATTTATGATGATGCAATATCTTAAAACTCAATTTGATTTTATATGGGTTATATCTCACTTAGAACAAATGAGAGATATTGTAGATGGTTTAATTGAAATTAAAAAAGTGGATGGGTTCAGTAAGATTAATTTTTAATTTTATCTACTTTTAAAACATTAAAAGATGGTTTATGAACACCAACGTGTTTTTTGATTAAATTTTCAACTAAACTACCCATTTTGAACCCATGTTCTTCGCAATATTCTTTGAGAAGTTCGTGGGTTTCTTTTTTGATTTGTAGCATTGCATATTTCATAACTTTATTTTTCTATAGTAAATATTAGTTTTATTTATATAAATATCGTACTTTAATTTTTTAACATATTTATTATAAAATAAAACGTATAATGCCGGTAATTAAAAAAACCCTTTTTGATGAAAAATTAGAAAAGGTAAATGTATTAGTAAACGATACAGACCCAAATAGTAAATATTTTAAAATAACCGAACTTAATGATACATTTACTGGCGGTAAAAATGCGTTTTTAATTCAAGGTTCTGAATATTTGGTACCTGATACCATTATTAAAATTCAAATAAAAGATGCAAATGGTGATACCATTTATTACGAACCCGGTGAGGGCATGGTTTCTTCTTCAGTAAATGGAGAATCTTTTGTTTCTGAATACTATGAAGGAACATCCAAAGTAGTTTCTGTCTACATATATCCAAATAAAACAATAGATGAAAATGGTAATCCATTAGATGGGACTGCATTTGGTCCTGCTACAATTACTATATTAGGTGAATTAAAAGAATTTGAATCCGATGGTTTAATAATGCCTATACCAAGTAATTGGACGGATACATATAATGTAAAATGGACAAAAACAATAAATGTAAATCCATTATTACCAAACGTTACAAAAATACGTTTTTATAAAAGACCATTTGCAACAATTAAAGAAATTTTACAACCTTTATATACATTCGTTGGTAATACAAAAGTCGCATCATCGGTTACACAATCATTTGCTGATATAAAACTTTTAAATTTAGAAACATTTGCGGGTGATGTAAAAAGAGTAAAAGTATTTAGAACATCACAGGGTGATATATCAGATTATGATTTAATACAAGATGTTTTATTAGAATCAAAAGAATTACTAACTACATATGGTTTAAGTGGTAGTGTGGTTGGAAATACGGGTATATTTACATCTGAAACTTTACAAAAATATTGGAATACTGGTTCTTTAACTGCACAATTAACATCAAGTAGAGTTGAAAGTGGATTAAAATTATCAGGTAGTGGTATATTAAGATATAGCCAATCATTAGATATAAATTCAGCAAATACATACGAATTAAATTTAGACGCATTTTATTCAGGAAGTGTAGATAGTAATTTAGGAATATATCTTTCATCCGGGTCTCTTAGTAGTAGTATTGGTACATTATATGGTATAACTCCAACAAAAAATCTTTCCGATGTTGTAATACCATTTAGTATTCCAAACAATTATCCATCGGCATCTTTATATTTTTCACAATCAAATGGGGAATGGCATTTAGGAAATGTTAGTTTAAAATTATCACAAGATACGGCATTTTCACCAGATAGTATTTCGTTTATAACAACGATGCCAACTATATTGGGAAATGATGTATTTAATTTTAAATTTGAATTTTACGATTTAAATAATAATTATGTTCCTGTTTTTGTAACACAAAGTGCAACATTTGTTGGAGCTCCATCAACTACAAATATTGATACAAATGCAATAATAAGTTCATCCGTTTCTCAATCAAATGCAGTATTGTATCAAGTATCATCTTCTATTAGTGGAACGATGACCACATATAGTTCATCGGCTAGTAGTAGCATTTTAACATTAAGTAGTTCCGTAAGTACATCGGTATTGGCATTAACTGGTTCAATTAGTTCATCATTATCATCATCATTTGGATTTACAAGTAGTTCTGTTTATACTTTAAGTAGTTCAGTATCTGCATCAATTGCAGCAGTTAGTTCATCTATATCTCAAAGTGTTTATCAAGGATTATTACCTGCATTTACAAGAGTTCAAAATTTAGCAGATGGAAATTATAGTGGTTCATTTATTAGTGGAAATATAATTTATTCACCTGTTATAGGTGGGCAATTAGGATATTTTAGTACTTTGTTTAAAGTAGGGCAATCTCCAAATTCAATTTATTTAGATGCAAGACAAACACCAAGAAAAATATTTATAGGTGGAGCAATACCTGGTGGGGATACTGAATATTCTGGTGCATATAATAATCCAAATACATCTGTATATTTGGATAGTAATGGTCAATTTTCATTAAAAGATAAATTAACATTTGATGGAACAAACTTATCTGTAAATGGAACTATAAATGTAACAGGAGGAAATGCAGCAACTGATACAAATGCTTTATTATATTCGGTAAGAGCAGCAGCTTCCGCATCTATATCGGGTTCAAATGCTTTAAATGCCGCAGATAGAGCAGCTGCTTCCGCATCTATATCGGGTTCATCTGCTTTAAATGCCGCATATAGAGCAGCAGATTCGGCATCATTGAGTGGTTCATCCGCAACTGCATACGCATTATCTCAATCAACTTATCGTTATAATCAATCTACTGCATTATTACAAACATTAGCAGATGGAGGATATAGTGGTTCATTTATTGGAAGTACAACAATTTATTCTCCAAATATTGGTGGACAAAACGGATATATTTCAAACATTTTAAGAGTTGGACAAAATGGTATAACATTAGATGGTGGTAATAAAGCAATTTATGTTGGAAGTGGTACATATTCAAACGCAAACACTCCATTCTATTTTGCATCGGGTTCTACAAATATATTTTCATTAGGTGATAAATTATATTGGAATGGAAGTACATTGATTATAAGTGGAACTATAAATGTAACCGGTGGAAATGCGGCAACTGATGCAAATGCATTATTATACTCACAAAGAGCAGCTGCTTCCGCATCTATATCAGCGAGTGCGGCACAATCAAACGCAATTTCAACCGCAGCTGGAGATGCAACCACAAAAGCAAATAATGCACAATCAAATGCAATTTCAACTGCAGCAAGTGATGCAACTACAAAAGCAAATACGGCCTATAACAACGCAACTGCTCAATTACAATTATTAGCAGATGGAGGATATAGTGGTTCATTTATTGGAAGTACAACAATTTATTCTCCAAATATTGGTGGAGTGAATGGATACATTTCAAATATACTCAGAGTTGGACAAAATGGTATAACATTAGATGGTGGTAATAAAAAGATTTATGTTGGAAGTGGTACATATGGTAATGCATTAACACCATTCTATTTTGCATCTGGTTCTACAAATATATTTTCATTAGGTGATAAACTAACTTTTGATGGCAGTACCCTATCTGTAAATGGTAATATAACTGCAACTGGTGGTTCATTTAGTGGATTTATGACAGCAGGTACTGCAAAAATTGGAAAAGATGTAAGTGGAACTGAAGATGGGCTTTGGTTAGATTCAAACAACTATTGGTACGCAGGTGAAGCCAAATTCAGAATGGGTACGGCAAATACATATTTAACTTATGATTCTGGTTTAGGTGCTCCTATTTTTTATGCAAGTTCTGGTGTTGCATTATGGGTAGATGGTGATGGTACTAATCCTGGATTTGCTGCATTAACGGTAAACGATGGTGGATTAAAAGTATATAATACATTGGCGGCAAATAGTGGATATGCAATAGATTGTATAGGCTCATTAAGAGTAAACAATAATTTACAGGTTGGAGGAAGTGGTTCATTTACTGGAGATATTATATCACAAGCATCCGATAAAAGATTAAAAGAAAATATAACAACTATAACATCTGCATTAGATAAGGTGCATAAAATAAATGGTGTATATTTTAATTTTACAAATGAAGCAAATAAATTAAATAAAAATTTAAGTAAAAATAAACAAGTTGGATTTTTAGCACAAGAAATACAATCAGTATTACCTGAAATTGTTAAACCTGCGCCATTTGATATAGGTAGTGATGGTAATTCTATAAGTGGTGAAAATTATTTAACAATTCAATATGAAAAAGTAGTTCCGTTGTTATTACAAGCTATAAAAGAATTAAAGTTTGAATTAGATGAAATTAAAAAGCTAATTAAATAATGCCAATACCAGTTAAATCTTCTGGACCAATATCATTTTCGGAAATATCAGCAGGTGTGGCTTCCGCTGGTGGAACTGCCTCTACATCATTTGTAAATTTATCACGTCAAGCATATACAATAACTGGGGATTCCAGATTTTTAACACCAGATAGATTTACTGATTTTGAATATACCACAACAACTACAACAACTACAACTACATCAACTACAACAACTACAACAACTACAACTACTTTACCTCCATTAACTATAACAAATAGTGGTGTTACTTGTTTTGGTATACTTGGTGCATTTACTTCAACTATTGGGGGAGGTAGTGGAACATATAATTTTATTGCAATTGGTACAACTCAAGCAAATGCAGATAATGCAGTTAGGGGAATTAGTGGAACAAGATATGCTGCCTCACCAAATCCATATCAATGGTCTAATATTTCAAATGGAACATATTATATTGCAGTAATGGATTCGGTAGGCAATGTAACAGTTCAAGGAATTTCAGTAACAGTAAATTGTACTACAACTACAACATCAACTACTACAACTACTACTACAACTACTACTACATCAACTACTACAACTACTACTACAACCAGACCACCATTAACTATAACAAATAGTGGTGTTACTTGTTCTGGAATACTTGGTTCATTTACTTCAACTATTGCAGGAGGTAGTGGGACATATGATTGGATTGCAATTGCAGATTCAGCTCCAAATGCATCTAATGCAGTTAATGGTATTAGTGGAACTAGATATGCTGCATCACCAAATCCATACAGTTGGAATAATATTTCAAATGGAATATACTATATTGCAGTGAAAGATTCGGAAGGAACGGTAACAGTTCAAACACTTACAGTAACGGTAAATTGTACTACAACTACTACAACTACTACTACAACTACGGCAGCACCAACTACAACTACAACAACTACTACAACTACCTGTCCTCCATATGGAACTTATTTGTATGAATATTGCGATAATGTAAACCATAATAAGATTGGTGTTTTTGCTGATGGTTCTTGTGGAACTTACGAGTCGGTAATTGCTTATAATGACCCGGCGTGTGGATACGTTGCACCAACTACAACTACAACAACTACGGCAGCACCGACAACTACAACTACAACAACTACGGCAGCACCGACAACTACAACTACAACAACTACGGCAGCACCGACAACTACAACTACAACAACTACGGCAGCACCTAATTGTCAGCAATATACTTTGATAAATTATGATGAATTTTCAGATATATATAGTTACCAATCTTGCGATGGAACTCAAAATAATGATGTAGTATTACAAGGTGGTGGGGGTAGTGTTACTATTTGTGCAAGAACAGGAACTGTAACTGCCGGAGGTGCAATAAGTGTAAGTTTGCCACAAGGAACTTGTACATAATATTAAATACATCCGTTACCAATATGTGAATGATTATTATTTATGGTATATATTATAAGTTATTAATAAAATAAAAAAAGTTATGAAAAATTTAAGATTTATATGTGCTCAACCTGCCAGTTTATACTATGCATGGCAAGTAGAAGTTATGTTAAACAACTTTATAGAAATGGGGGTACATCCCAACAATATAGATATTGTATGTTGGAAAGAAAAAGGAGTAATACCAGAAGAATGGAGTAAACTGGCAAATGGGTATGCGGCACGTTTCTTTTTCTATGATGATATGAGAGAAACAAAACATTATATTTCATCAATCAGACCAAATATTTTAAAGCAACATTGGATAGCACAACCACAATTAAAAGATAGTGCTATATTTTACCACGATTCAGATATTATCTTTACTAAACCAATTGGTGAATGGGTTACAGATGAAATGATAAATGATAACCAATGGTATGGAAGTGATACACGTTGGTACATTGCACACTCTTACATCAAAGGTAAAGGACAAGATATAATAGATGAGATGTGTAAGATAATGGATTTACCCGAATCCTTAATTGAAGAGAATGAGTTAAATTCTATTGGAGCACAATATTTAATGAAAGGTATAGATTATAATTTTTGGAATAGAGTTGAAATTGATTCTGAATTATTATATAAAAATATTACAGATTTAAATACTGAAAAAATTATTGAAGATAGAAGAACGATGCCACCTGGAGAAGAAAGAACACCATACCATCCTTTGCAAATATGGTGTGCAGATATGTGGGCAGTATTGTGGGGTGGATGGAGATTGGGATACAAAACAAATTGCCATCCAAATTTTGATTTTAGTTGGGGAACATCAAATGAAGATGATTACTTTAAGATGAATATATTTCACAATGCTGGAGTAACATCAAGTGAATATGGTAAATTTTATAAAGCAAATTATATTGATTCATTACCATATAACGAACAATTAGAAATAACACCCAATACGGCAAGTTGGCATTATTGGAATTGGATACAAAAAACAAAACAAAAATCAGTTTTATTATGATAGAGCATATAAAAAATCAGTTTCAAGAATACAAAATAAATCAATTACAATTAGACCCCTTTGGAGTTTGTAATGCAAAATGTTGGTTTTGTCCGGTTGTTTTAAAAGGAAATCCAAAAGAAGGAAGAGAAGTAATGAGTCCTCAATTATTAGAAAAAATAATAAAAAATCTAATAGATGAAAGGGAAACAGATAATGGTTTAGTGACTAAAAGTTTTGGTGGTTTTTATACTGCACATTATAACGAAATTTTATTATACCCACATTTTGAACAATTATTACAAATATGTCAAAAATATAGATTATGTTTTATGGTGTTATCAAATGGTGTAACTTTAACACCAGAAAAAGTTGATTTGATAAATAAATATAGTGGAGTGGTAAATGGTATATGTTTGAATGTTCCTGCGTTTGAAAAAGATTTGTGGAGTAAAAGAGCTGGAGTAAATCCTAAATTATTTGATAAATTAATATCAAATATTGAATATGCAATTGATAATTTACCAATTATGGTTCAACATAAAACAATGTCAATTCAAATAAATGGAGCAAACGAATATTCTTTTGAAGATAAAGGTGGGTGGTTAACAAAAGGTCCTGATTTTCCATCGGATATGAATTTAGACCCAATAACAGGTGAATTGGCAACACAAGAAAAAATAGCAAGAGAACTATTCCCAACTATGCAAATATTTTCAGTTCCATCGTTGATAGATAGAGCAGGTGAGTTAGATAGTATTATGAGCAATAAATCTTCTATCATTCGCAATTTACAAGGTGGAGATGAAACTAAAAAAGTTATTGGTTGTGGAAATGGTAGAGAAGTTGGGGGAAGACCTGTTGGTTGGATTCATGTAAATGCAGCAGGAAAAGCATTTTTATGTTGCAATGATTATGATATGGAAATAGTAGTTGGTGATTTTAAAACACAAGAATTATCAGATTTTTGGGGAAAAGATGAACATATAGAATTAGTAAAAAAATCTTATGAAAGTATATGTAGAACATGTGCTTCTGCAATTTTTGAATGATATGAAAATAGCAATTGGTTTATTTGGGATACATTATCAAAAACAATTAATTCATTGGATGCCAGATTGGTTGTTGGATATTGATTATAAGAATGTTTTAGATAATAACAAAAAATATTTGTATAGAAATAATGATATAACATTCTATTCATCCACATATTTTACAGAAAAATTACCAGAATTAATTAATGATTTTAAATTTAAAAAATTACAATTAAATCAAATGCAAAATGAAAAAAATGAAATTATACAAAATAGATGGATAAAACGAAATAAAAGATTTAAAGAAACTATAAAATTAATTTTAGATGATGGTGTAGAATATGAATATGCTATAATTCAAAGATTTGATTTATTTTTTAAAAAAAGTGTTTTTGATTATTAATTAGATTATACTAAATTAAATTTAATATGTAAATCAAAAACGGCAGATGATGTTGAATATTGGGATGATAACTTTTATTTTTTACCATATAAATTATTAAAAAAATTTTATAATGATTTGTGTAAGATACCTGAGAATGTAAGTTCACATTGCCATAATCAATATATAAAAGATTATAATTATTTGATAAACGAAGCATATGGTAGTCATGAGATTCCAATTTATATAATAGATAGAAACCCATCTATAAAATTATGATAGTATTTATCACAACAGGTTACGAAAAAAATTAAAAGAACTTAAAAAAAAGAACCCTTTTATTTATAAAAGTTTCTAATCTTAAATTTTAAGATATTTATACATATGAAATTAGAAGTAGATAAACCAGAGGTAAAAAAATTAGTAGTAGTATACTCGGGTCGTTTCCAACCATTCCATGCTGGGCACTATGTATCCTATTTAAAACTTTGTCAAAAATTTGGCAAAGATAATGTATATATTGCAACATCAAACGTAACATCTGGTCCAAAATCTCCATTTAATTTTAACGAAAAAAAGGAAATTGCAACTAAAATGTTCAATGTTCCATCTGATAAATTTATAGAAGTTAAAAACCCATATGCTCCTAAAGAAATATTACAACATTTTGATGGAAAAACTACTGCTTATATTGCAGCAGTTGGGGAAAAAGATGAAAGTAGATTAACTGGTAAATATTTTAAACCATATAAAGGTAAAACTGGATATGGATATGATGAGATAGGATATACATACGCAGTTCCTGCCGAATCAAACCCAATTAGTGGAACGGATGTTCGTAATTGGTTAGGTAGTGGAGATGATGAATCTAAAAAGAAAAGATTCTTAAAAGCATATCCAAAGTTTAATGCAGATATTTTTAAAATGATAACAAACAAATTAAATGAAGATGGATTTCCTGGAGGAATCGGTACTGGTTTAGATTTACCAGGAGGATATATTAATGGTGCACCAACGGGTTCAACAAACGAATCAAATAATACTCACCCATCTTCAGAATTTAGAAAAGAACCACATCCAACAAGATATGAAACAGAACATCCATCGGATGAACCTGATTGGTATAAAACTGAAAATTTATATGACCCAATTGGAAATGTAATTGATAGAGTTGTTGCTGAAGAAATATTTAAAGAATTTTCTAAACAATATTTTGGTGAAGCTCCTAATCCTATAATGGATAAGGAGTTTGATTATACTGCTGCAGATGGTAAAAAGAAAAAAATTACTGTTAAAGGTGCATTAAGATTACCAAAAGAACATCCTGCACACGTTCAAGCTTCCAAATTAGTTGGTAGTGATAAAACATCTGCAATAGCAAAAGGACCAGAGGATGCTCCTGCAAACGAACCAAAAAAATTACCACAACAAGGAAAAGCTGCAAAACAAGCAGCAAAACCTGCTCAACCTGGACAACCAGTTAAGCAAGGTCAGACTCAACAAGGTAAAGCAGATAAGGCAACGGGAAAATCCACAACATCCACACCACAAGGAGCAGAACAAACTCCACCTCCACAAACATTAAGTGGTGATGAATTAAAATCATCAGCTGAAAAGAAAAAAGATACAAACAAAAGTGTATTTGGAAAATGGGGTGATAGATTTAAACAAGAAGTTAAAGAAATTGGAGATACTATTAAAACATTTTTGGATGAAGATGAAGCTCATATAGCACATGAAGGACATGACCCGAATTCTCCAATAAGAAAAAAAATCACAGAAAAACTTACTGATTTTGTAGCAAAAATGCCTGCAAATGTTGCAAAGCATGTATTAAAAGTTGCAAAACAAAAAGTACATCAATTAAAAAATACAGGTAGAGGTATTCAATCATTGGCAGTATCTGCAATGAAAGGTGAAAAACCTAAATTTGGTATGTATAAAAATAGAGATGGTAAATGGCAACATAGTGAAAATGAAGCTAAAAGACAAAAGAAGGCATTTATAGATACTGGAAAAGATATTGCATTAACTGCGGCAGCAGTAGTAACCGCAGGTGCAATTTCGGGAGCAGTAGCAGGTGCAGCTCATGGAATTGGTGGAATTGCACATGGCGCAGCTCATGGAGCAACACATACATTATCTCATGGGGTAAGTGGATTTTTACATCATATGGCAGTTGATTTTGGAAAACATTGTTTTAAAGAATCTGTATTTTTAGCAACTGGCGCAGGACATACTCAAGCAGCTAATTTAGCTATGGGAGCGGGTTTAATTGGTGAAAATATTTGGAAAAATACAATCAATGAAGAAGATGATATTAAACAAAATACATCAATGTATACCGAATTATTGAAACAAACTTTGGAAAAAATGGAAACGTTTGAACCAAATCCAACTCAATATTTGGAAATGCTAAAATCATATGCGGCAACTAAACAAAAAGCAGATTTGCAAAAATTAGTAGGTCCTATGAATGAAGTAATTTCTCCATTAAAAAGAGAAAACGTAAATCATTTTGTAGAATACGCAACTAAACGATTAAAATTAAAAGAACAACCAAAAGTAACATTAATAGAAGACCCTGAGTTTTCAAAACAAAATCATTCATTAGGAGGATACAATGTTGATTCTAAAGAAATATTTGTAGCAACTGAAGGTAGATTAACTGCGGATATTTTAAGAACTATTGCACATGAAATGGTTCATAGAAAGCAAGATGAAATGGGATTGATTGGTGATTCAGTAAAAGATGGTGCAGATGGTTCTCCAATAGAAAATAAAGCAAATTCAATAGCAGCAATATTACTAAGAGAATATGGTAAATTAAATAAAACAATTTACAATGAAGATATTAATATAGATGTTGATAAGGGTGATACTGTTTTAATGGGTAAATTTAAAAACAAAAAAGTAGTAGCAAAAGACTTTGGAACTGATGACCATGGAATGCCAACAATCAATGGTAAAGTTGCAACCACATTTAGAATACCAAGAGGAGAAGAAAAACCAGATTCACAATCCGTATTTGATGAAGTAACTACAAACGATTGGCATTTTAAAGCAATTATGGCTTTATATGATAAATCAAATTCATTTGGTAAAAAGAAAATAGCAGCAGCAGTTTGTTCAGACCCAAATGCAAATAGAAAAGATATTGTAGTTCAATTGAGAGATTCGGATTATCAAGAAGTAACTGCTATTACTGATAAATTAAGATTATCAGAATATATTGAAAAAAAAAAATTAAATGAAATTGAAGCTAAAACTAAAGGATTAGGTGGAACTAATCCAAATGATTACGAAACAAAAGCTGAAAAAGATTTTAATAAACACCATAGTATAGATATGTACACAAATTCATTAGGTACTTTAGATAAAGATACTGTTGATTTTGATGATGGTGGTGTTGATGTTGGATTTGTTCCATATAATTCAAAAAAAGATAAAATAAAAAGAGGTTATGAGCCTGTTAAAACTGAAAAACTAACACAATCTAATTTAGATAGTGTTGAAAAATATGCAGATAGAGAATTAAAACCTGCTGATATAGAGTTTAGTAATCATTTTTTTGATAGAGTTAATGATACTCGTAATGGTAAAGAAATATCTGAACCAGAACTAACTGGTTTTTTTAAGAGATTAATACGCCACAAAAAACAATTTATAGATTTTTTAGATAAATACAATCAAATCGTAGTTAAAGACGATAGAAGTAATATCAATATTCCATTTGCAAAGATGGCAAATAAAGTTATTGCCAAAACTATAATGAGAAAAAATGATTTTCAAACCACTTCTCCTACAATCGTAAATGAAGTAGGTGAGGGTTCATCAAAGCCATATTCTTTTACTCAAAAAAGAAACGAAAAAAATAATAAAATTTACTCATTTACTACCACTTCAAATGAAGATTATAGAGTTGAGTTTGATTATAAAGATAAGTTTGATGCTTGGGAGGTATCATTTGCTACATATTTTGATTCAGATGATGCAGTTATAAATAAAGGAGAACTATACTCTGTAATGGCAACTATAACAAATATATCATTAGATTTTATTAAAAAAGTAAATCCTAAAACAGTATATTTTTCATCTTCAAAAAATTTTGATAATGATAATAGACGTGAAAAACTTTATTTGGCTTATATAAAAAAACAACTCCCTAATTGGAAATTGGGTAAAAACTCTGGTTTTACTACATTGACTAACCCTAAATATAATAATCAACCAAAGTTTGATTGGTTAAAACAACCAATAAATGAAATTACACAAGGTTTGTATGCAGGTAAAATTAAAATTGGTGGACAATCAGTTGATATTGAAGTAGAATTATTAGGAGCTGACAATAAAACAAAAGAGTTTTTAACAAAGATAATTCACATAGATAAAGAATATCAGAACAAATTACCTATTGGTTCTCAATTCAAAATACCAGCAAGAGTATTTAGAATGCCAGGTGGTGGATGGCACAAAATTAAATCATCCGCATTTAAAGAATCATTAAATGAGGGCGGAGCATATGGACATATGTCTCATCCGTTTGATGATATGAATTTAACTTTTGGTGATTTAAAAAATATAATCACAAATGCATTAACTGGTAATTTAGAATTGACAAGAGAAAAATGTATAGCTGGTGATACTATAATACATACTGAAAAAAATGGTGATATGACTATTGCAAAGTTTGTAGATAATAAATTAGTTGATAAAGTATTGTCATTTAATGAAGAAACCAAACAAAATGAATATATGGATGTTATGTTATCTTTTAATAATGATATTTCAGATGATTGGTTGGAAATTGAATTAGAGGATGGAAAAACTATACAAGTAACTCCGAATCATAGAATGTATGTAGAAGGAATTGGATATGTTGAAGCAAAACATTTGACAAAAGATATGGAGTTAAAAATAATCTAACAACCATCAGTTTTTTCACAAAATTTATATTTATATGTAAATAAAAACTATAAATATGATTGAAAAGTGTAAATATTGTGAAATAAAAATTAAAATTATTGGAAAAAATAGTATGAATGGACATATAACAAATTGTAAAAAATATAAAGAATGGAGAGATACTACTTTTAATTATGATTTTTTATATGATGCGTACATAGTAAATGGAAAGTCCGCATTACAAATTGCAAATGAAAATGGGTGGAAATCATCTACTATAGTAAATAAACAATTGAATAGATTGGGTATAGCTGTTAGAAATGTTAAACAATCCCACCATATGTATGAGTATAAGTCTAGAATTGAAAAAACTAATTTTAAAAAATATGGAGCAGTAAATCCATTAAGTAAAGGAACTGTATCATATGAAAAACGAAATAAAACAGTTAAAGAAAAATACGGAGTTGATAATGTATTTCAACATATGGATGTTAAAGAAAAAATAAGAAATTCTGGAGCATTCAAATCATTATTTCCAAACTATAATATAAATTCTATACGAATTATAGAAGAGTATGGTAAGAAATATGGATATAATTTTCAACATGCCGAAAATGGGGGAGAATATTTTGTAAATGGGCTTGGATATTATTTGGATGGGTATGATAAAGAAAAAAATGTAGTAATTGAAATAGATGAATCCCATCATTTTAATAAAGATGGTTCACTTAAACAAAAAGATATAATACGTCAACAAAAAATAGAAGAATTATTACTATGTAAATTTATTAGAATAAAATATGAGAATTAAATCTATAAAAAAAATAAATAAAGAGCAAAACAGATATGATTTAAAAGTAGATGGGTTTTCATGCTACTATGCAAATGATATATTAGTTCATAATACGGATGGGCAAGCTCTTGCAATTAGTTGGAAAAATGGTAGATTAATTGCAGCAAGAAACAAATCACATTTACAAAATGCAGGAGTAGGTGCTATGGGTATTGAAGATGTTGCATCAAAGTTTGCAGGTAGAGGTGGATTAACTGATGCTTACAACTTTGCAATGAAAGATTTATCAGCAGCAATTCAATCTCTTTCAGAACCACAGAGAAAAAAAATATTTAACGAAGGACAGTGTTTTATGAATTTAGAGGTTATATGGCCTACATCGGTAAATGTAATACCTTATGGACAACCACTATTAGTATTTCACAATACAACTTGTTATGATGAGAAAGGTGTAGCAATCGGAGCAAATCAAGGAGCAGCAACAATGTTGGCAGGAATGATTAAACAAGTAAATGGAGATGTTCAATCTAAATATACAATTCAAGGACCTCCTGTAACAAAATTACCAAATAATGAAGAATTGAGTTCTAAGCAAAGTAAATATTTAACACAACTACAAAAATTACAATTTCAATTTCAATTAAGTAATAAAGATGGTGTAGCAGATTATCATCGTGCTTGGTGGGCAAACTTCATAGATAAGAGTAAAGTTAAGTTACAAAAATTAGAAAGAGATGCTTTAATTAACAGATGGGCATTTGGTGATAAATCATTGCGTTTAAATACTATTACTGATAAAGATGCTCAAAAATGGGCAATGGATAATGATAAAGTAAATGTGGCAAACCAACAAAAAGAAAATATCAGACCATTTGAGGAAATATTTTTAGGAGTTGGAGCAGATGTTTTATCATTTATGGATTCAGTATTAACTGTAAATCCAAATGCAGCAGTTGCTAATATGAAACAAAGATTAAAAGATACTGCTGATAAGGTAAGAGGTAGTGGAGATGTATCTAAAATAGAAAAATTAAAGAAAGAATTAGCAAGATTACAATCAATTGGTGGATTGGATAAGATAGTTCCAAATGAGGGTATTGTATTTATTTATAAAGGAAACACTTATAAACTTACAGGAACTTTTGCACCTTAAATCAGATTTTAGGTATTTTTTACGAATAGTTTGATATATATAATAAATAAATTAGTTATATTAATATAGAATTATGGCAAAGAGAAAATCCTTTGAAGAAAAAAACAAACACATTCACAAATCTCGTCAATTAATTATAGATACGGTTTTTGGTAGAACGGATGATAATCAAACAACATTTGGTTACGAAAAAGAAGCCGACAAAAAAAGAGAAATTGGTGAAAAATGGGTGGATAGTGATGGTGTACAATGGGAACAAAAAGATGGGTTTAGAACAAACCTAACTAAAATGGATGAAGTAAGAGAATTCTTACAAAAAATCAGTAGATGTTCTTTACCTGAATGTAAAACTGTAAAATATAGTACTGCAGATAAAAAAGCAATTGTTAAAACTACTATGTGTTTAGATTGCTTATCTAAAGTTGAAACAAAATTAAGAGTAGATGGTACATGGCCATTTTATGAGGATTATAAGATTACATTAAATAAATTAGGTTATATAAGAGATATAAAATCTCAAATGGAAGAAGCATTGTTAGGTATTAAACAACAAGTTGAAATGGTAAATGAAAATGGTACTATTTCTAAATGGCAATGGGATATTGATATTGAAAAAGTAAAAGAAGATATTAAAAAAGATATAGATGGAGCATATGATGCAATTGAAGCTTTATTAGAAAGAAAATTAGCATTAGAAGAAAAATTGATAGAATTAAATCATTCAGAACTTATAAAACAATAGATTATGACAAAGATATTTTCATTCGCAAACATTTTAATAGTTGGTTTAATTGCATTTATTGTATTTAAACAATGTAGTAGTGAGGATAAAGAAATTAAAACTATTAATGTTGATGGTAAAAAATATGAATTACTAAAACATAAAATAGATACATTTGTCGTTGAACATACACAAATAAAATACAGAAAAGGAAAAGATATTCCTTATGAAGTAATTGTAGAAAAAGAAAAAAAAGTAGAAGTACCTGTTTATATAAAAGCCGATACTGAAAGAATATTAAAAGATTACCATGCAAAAGTTTTGTATAAAGATAAATTAGTATTAGATAATGAGTTGGGGACAATTGAAATAACTGATACTATATCTATGAATAAAATTATTGGTAGAAAGTGGAATGCTCAAATGAGAGAAAGAACTGTTACTGATACTAAAATTGTAAAAGAACTTCCAAAAAATCAAGTTTATATTGGGGCACAGGGTGTGATAGGTAATTCTATTGTAATGGTTGGACCTCAAATAACTTTAAAAACCAAAAAAGATAATCTATATGGTGTAAATTTGTTTTTAGATGCAAACGGAAACAAATACTACGGAGCATCTATTGGTTGGAAGATTAGATTGAAAAAATAATATGGCAGTTCAAGGGCAACCTAAAAAATCTCTTAAAGAGATAATTGCAGAAGAATATCGTAAATGTGGATTAGACCCAATTTACTTTATGAAAAAATATTGTGTTATCCAACACCCAACAAGAGGTAAAATACCTTTCCACCTATATCCGTTTCAGGAAAATTGTTTAACAGACTTTAAAGAAAATCGTTTCAACATTATTCTTAAATCCCGTCAATTGGGTTTATCAACCCTTTCTGCGGGTTTTATTTTGTGGAAAATGTTGTTTAACGAAGATTTCAATGCATTGGTTATTGCAACTAAAGTAACAGTAGCAAAAAACTTAGTAGAGAAAGTAAGAGTAATGCACGATTTACTACCCGTATGGTTAAGAGATGGTGGGAACTCTTCGGTTGAAGATAACAAACTATCACTTAAACTAAAGAACGGTTCTCAGGTTAAAGCAATTGCATCCTCACCCGATGCAGGACGTTCGGAAGCCCTATCCCTATTAGTAGTGGATGAGGCAGCATTCATTAGAGATATTGATGAAATTTGGTTATCCGCACAATCAACTCTATCAACGGGTGGTAGTGCAATTGTATTATCAACTCCAAATGGTGTGGGTAACTGGTTTCACAAAATGTGGGTAGAAGGGGAAAGTGGTGCAAATGGATTTAATCCTATAAATCTCCATTGGACAGTTCATCCAGAAAGAAATCAAAATTGGAGAGATGAACAAACTCGTATTTTGGGAGCAAAAGGAGCAGCACAAGAATGTGATTGTTTGTGGGGTGAATCCAAAGTTCAAGTTAAAAACCTAGAAACGATGGAAATAGACCATTATACTTTGGAACAATTGTATGATATTTTATAATTTATATATTTATACGCAAGAATGCGATTGTGGAAAATATGAACTATGTAACAGAAGGCTGGCAAAAAATAAAAAAATCAATAGAAATTATTGATAAAATTTATTCATTTGATGAAACTAAAACTTTATTATTAAATGAGTATTATTATGAAAATTATTTTGGAAAAGCTAAAAATAGAACTTTAATAAACGATAATCCAAAACTATATAAATCAATATATTATCATAGTAGTATTTTAGAAGATACTATGAAAAATCACAACAGATATAAGGGATGGTATAATTTTAAATTTAGATTAAAATTTATAGCTGAAATTGATGGTAATATAAATAAATTAAAATGCAATTGTGGAAAAACATATACATGGAATGTTTATTGTAGAAGTTGTCCTGAATATCACAAAACTTGGTTAGGTAAGAATCATACCGATGATACTAAAAAACTAATGAGAGTATCCACAATTAAGTATTTAGATAAAACTAATGGACAACTAGCACCGAGATATAATATAAATTCAATACCAATAATAGAGGAATACGGAAAAATCAATGGATATAATTTTCAGCATGCAGAAAATGGTGGTGAATACCATATCAAAGAATTGGGTTATTTTTTAGATGGATATGATGTTGAAAAAAATGTAGTTATTGAAATAGATGAAAGGCATCATTTTGATTCAAATGGTAAATTGAAAAAAAAAGATATAAAAAGAGAGCAGGAAATAACCAAATTATTAAAATGTGATTTTATACGGATAAAATATGAAAACTGATTATATATTAAAACTTAATACTAAATACGAAATAATGACTCCAAATGGTTATAAATCATTTGGTGGTATTCGTAAATTAATAAAAAGTGATTATTATGAAATACACTTATCAAACGGATATAAATTAAAATGTTCTATAAACCATAAATTTATAAAAGATGGCGTTGAAATAGTAATCAATGATATAAATGTTGGTGATTATATTGATGGTGATGATAATAAAAAAGTTGTCATACAAATTAAGGAATATAAAACAAAAGATATTACATTATTTGATATTGTAGAAGTAGATGGTGGTAATATATTTAATGTTGATGGTGTAGTTTCTCATAATTGTGATTTTGTTGGTTCTGGAGATACCGTAATAGACCCGGAATTATTAACTTGGTATAAGAACACATATGTAATGGAACCTGTTGAAAAAGCAGGGTTTGATAGAAACCTATGGAAATGGGAATATCCAAATTACAACAAACAATATATGGTTATAGCTGACGTTGCAAGAGGAGATGCAGCCGATTATTCTACTGCACAAGTTTTAGATATTGAAGATTGTTCGCAAGTTGCCGAATATAGAGGAATGATTGATACCAAAGATTTTGGAAACTTTCTTACTGCATTAGCAACCGAATATAATAATGCACTTTTAGTAGTGGAAAATTCAAACGTAGGTTGGGCATGTATTCAACAAGTAATAGATAGAGGATATCAAAATTTATTTTATATGAGTAATGATTTAAAATATATTGATGTTGAAAGACAAATGAGTAATAGGTTTTACAGAGATGAAAGGCAAATGGTTGCAGGATTTTCAACAACAACAAAAACACGTCCTCTTATTATTTCAGCATTAGACACTTATATGAGTGAGAAAGATATTCTTATTCGTAGTGGTAGATTAATAGATGAAATGTTTACATTTATTTGGCAAAATGGTAGAGCAGAAGCAATGAAGGGATATAATGATGACTTAATTATGGCATTAGCAATTGGATTATGGGTTCGTAATACTGCACTTCGTTTAAGACAAGAAGGAATAGATTTAACCAAAAATATGTTAAATTCTGCACACGTTGCTAAATATAGTGGAATGATTACAACAGGTCATTTAAATAGTAATCCATATGAAATGGAAGTGGGTAACAAAGAAATAGAAAATTTAACTTGGTTACTTCGTTAATTTTTTTATATTTATATGTTGAAACTATTATAGATGACAGAAGATTTAGATAAATGGTTTAAAGAAAAATGGGTAAACATCGGCAAAAAAGTTGATGGAAAACATCCACCATGCGGAACTTCTGGTGAAAAAAGTGGATACGCAAAATGTGTACCCGCTGCAAAAGCTGCCGGAATGAGTAAAAAAGAAAAAGAAAGTGCAACTCGTAGAAAAAGAGCAGCACAAAACGATGCAGGAAGAGGTGGTAAGGATAGTAAGGGACAAGGTAAAGCACCAATAAATGTTTCTACTAAACCAAAAAACGAAGAGTGGAGTGATAAATATAAAAAGAGTATAGATTGCAATAATCCAAAAGGTTTCTCTCAAAAAGCACATTGTGCAGGAAAGAAAAAAAATGAAACCATAAGTATAGAAGAAAAGTTAAATTTATTTTTAGAAAAAAATTGCCCAACAGACCCTGGTAAATGGTCTGCATCTAAATCGGCAGCAAAATCTAAATTTGATGTTTATCCATCAGCATATGCAAATGGATGGGCAGCTAAAAACTACAAAGCAAAAGGTGGTGGCTGGAAAACTTGTAATGAGGGTGTAGAATTAAATGAAACATGTTGGGATGGATATAAACAAGTTGGAATGAAAGACAAAGATGGTAGACAAGTTCCTAATTGTGTTCCTATAAGTGAAGCAGAAAGTGCTGCACAACAAGCTGCTATTGCCATTAATATGAAGAAAAAAGGTATTAAACCTAAAAACGAAGAAGCACCAATGAATCCTGCTACAAATCAACCTGGTGGATATTGGGGAGATGAAGCAACTGAAGATATTAATTCAGATGATGATGTAAACTATGGTTTAGTTGAACCGGAAGAATATGATGTAGAGGATGAAGATATGGCAGATTTCATTGCTTTTATGAGAGGATATGATAAAAACCTAAATGAAGGATGTCAATGTTTAAGAGAAGCTGAATATCAGGGTAGAGAAGTTCAATTGGGTAAACCAATGCAAGGTGATGTTAAGAAATTTAAAGTATATGTTAAAAATCCAGCAGGTAATGTTGTTAAAGTAAACTTTGGTCAAAAAGGAATGTCTATTAAAAAGAATAATCCAGATAGAAGAAGAAGTTTTAGAGCAAGAATGAATTGTGATAGTCCAGGACCTAGAGATAAAGCAAGATATTGGAGTTGTAGAGCTTGGTAAAAAGCTTGGAAATTAAAAAAAAATTTATTATCTTTATAGATACTTTACAAATTAAAAATGGCAGATAAATCAGTATTAGGCAGGTTACAGAAATTATTTTCAACAAACACCATTGTTCGTAAAACGGAGAAAGGATTAAAGGTCATTGACACTGATGAGTGGCAAAATATGACCACAAATCTTGTTGACCGATTTATGAAGTTAAAAGTAACTAACTATGGAACAGGTCAGATGGAATCATCTATGGCATACCAACAAGTTCGTATAGATTTATTTAGAGATTACGATTCAATGGATATGGACCCGATTTTATCATCGGCATTAGATATTTACGCAGATGAATGTACTGCAAAAAATGAGCAAGGTAATGTCCTAAAGATACATCACGAAGATGATAATATCAAACAAATATTAGAAAATCTTTTTTATGATATTTTAAATATTGAATTTAATCTTTGGCCTTGGACTAGAAATTTAGTTAAATACGGAGATTTCTTTTTACAATTAGAAATAGCAGACGAAGAAGGTATTGGTATTGTAAATGTAATGCCATTATCTCCATACGAAGTAAGTAGAATTGAAGGGTTTGACCCGGCAAATCCACAAAGAGTAAAGTTTGCATATGCTCCATATCAAAACCCATTGGGTGCATATGGTATGAGTCCAAAAAAAGAATTTGAAAATTACGAAATGGCACATTTACGTTTAAACTCAGATTCAAACTTTTTGCCATATGGTAAATCTATAATTGAGGGAGGAAGGAGAGTGTGGAAACAATTAATGTTGATGGAAGATGCAATGTTAATTCACAGAGTAATGAGAGCACCTGAAAAAAGAATCTTTAAAATTGATGTAGGTAATATTCCACCAAACGAAGTGGATAATTATATGCAAAAGATTATAAATTCATCAAAGAAAGTTCCTTTTGTTGATGAAAGAACAGGTGAATACAATTTAAAGTATAATGTTCAAAACCTTATTGAAGATTATTATATGCCAGTTCGTGGTAATGATAATGGTACATCTATTGATACTTTAAAAGGTTTAGAGTATAATATGATTGATGACATCAATTATTTAAAAAATAAAATGATGGCATCACTAAAAATTCCAAAAGCATATTTAGGATACGAAGAAGATACTAATGGTAAAGCAACATTAGCATCTATGGATATTCGTTTTGCTAAAACAATTGAAAGAGTTCAGAGAGTATTAATTTCAGAATTAACAAAAATTGCAATCGTTCATTTATATGCACAAGGTATTAATGATGACCGTTTGACTAATTTTACATTAGAATTAACTACTCCATCTAAAATATACGAACAAGAACAAGTTGAATTATATACTTCAAAGGTAGCGTTAATTCAACAAATGCAACAAACAAAAATGTTCTCCAAAGAATGGATGTATGAATCTGTTATGAAGATGGCTAAAGATGAGCAAGATGAATTAACATTGGGTGTATTAGAAGATACAAAACAAGCATTCCGTTTAACATCAATTGAAACTCAGGGAACAGACCCTGCTAAACCAACTGGTGTAGAAGGAGAACCCACAAACGTTGAAGAAGAATTAGATAGATTAAAATCAGAATTATCTGCAAATGGTGTTGGAAGACCAAAAGACCCGGTTAGATATGGACATGATGACCATCCGGAAGGTAGAGACCCATTAGGAATTAAAACTCTTAAAACAAAAGAAGGTTCTGTAAAATACAAACCAAGAAACTCATATCAAGAAATATTTAAAGATATGGATGGTAATAAAAAAACTATTTTAACAGAAGATTTGGATAAAAAATCATAAAGTAATATAAAACTATATTTATATCTGACATATTACAAAAATTAATGAAAAAAATTAAGCATTCAAAATTTAAAAATACTGGATTTATATTTGAACTATTAGTAAGACAAATTACTTCTGAAATTATGTCCACTAATAATTCGGTAGCAGAGAAGATTTTAAAAGAAAATTTTAATTCAAAAAAAGAACTTTCAAAAGAATTAAAATTATATCAGTATCTTATCAACGAAAAATATAATTCAGAATCTAAAGCAGAACAATTTATTAATACAATTTGCGAAGCAAGAAAAAGATTAGATGAAAAAAAACTTATAAAAGAAAAATATAATCTAATTAAACAATTAAAAGAAACTTATAATATTGATGAGTTTATCAAATCATCGGTATCCAATTATAAAACTCTTGCTTCAATTTACAAAATATTTGAAGTAGTTAGTACCGAAGAACAATACGACCCAACGGATATTGTTAGTTCCCGTTTTACTATTGCAGAAAACATTATCAATACATCTATTCAGAACAAAGATTCAAAAATCAAAAATGCAGTATTAGAAGAATACAGAAAGCAAGATGAAGATTTAAGAGCAATTTCATATAAATTTTTAGTAGAAAATTTTAACAAAAAATATAAAAATTTAACAAATGACCAAAAAAGTTTATTGAGAGAATATATTAATAATATCAATAATACTGGTAAATTAAATGCATATGTTTCTGATGAAGTTTCTAAATTGATTGGTGGATTAAAAGAAGTTGGTGCTAAAATTACAGATAAAGTAACTAAAATTAAATTAGCAGAAACTATTTCCAATATTAGAAAGATTAAATCAGCAAAAAGAATTAAAGAAGAACATCTTTCAGCAATGATGATGATTTATGAATTATTAGGAGAATTAAAAAATAGTTTAAATAAATAAAAATGGTAAATTATAGAATATTTAACGCAAAAGAATTTGTAGCAGCAGGTGCAGGAACATCTGGTTCTTTGGATAAAGCTTGGGGAGTAATGAGAGGTTCGGCAGTATGTTCAGGTTCAATAACATTGGAGGGATTTGTAAATGCATCCGGTTCTAATCCAACTAGTAATCGTGCTACATTAAAATTAGAATCTTTAATTCAAGGAGAACCCATTCCATGTTATGTTAGAGATATTACAGTAACAGTAGGAACTGCTTATTTATTAGCATAAAATTATAAAGATATGCCATCAGTCAGTAAAGCACAGCAAAAATTTATGGGAATGGTTCATGCTGCCCAACAGGGTGATATGGAAAATCCATCACCCGAAGTTCAAAAAGCAGCAGATTCAATGTCTGATAAAGATGCCAAAGATTTTGCATCAACAAAACATAAAGGTTTACCTGACCATGTTAAAGAATTTATTATTAGAGAAGTTAGGGGTATTAAAACAATTAGTAAAGAGTATGGTGATATTGTAGACCAAATTCAAAAACATTTGGAATTATATAAACAAACAAAAGGAACTCCTGCTGAAAAACAACATATTCAACAATTAAAACAACTTAATGATAAAAAGAAATCATTGGCAGCTGAATTAGACCAAAAAGTTAGTGGGATGTATAAAGATGCGGAATTAAAAGTTGATGAAATAAATGTTACTGGCAATATAGATGGATATAATACTCCATATGCATTTAGTGGTAAAGATGATGAAACATCTAAAGGAAAGAAACAAGCAGATTTAACTGGATATTCAGTAGTTAAAGAATCTTTAATCAAAGAAGATATAGATACTATGTACCTTGCTATGATTGTAATGGCACAAGCAGCAATACTAGGTGGTAATATTGGTATGTTAGCCGGTAAATACGTTGATAGTAAAGGTGTATTTCCAAATATTGATGATATAAAAAGATGGTGGAAAGATAGAAAAGATGATAAAGCAGTTAAATCAATCATAGCTAAAATAAAGAGTGACCCGGAAATGATTGCATTTTTCAAAATGTCTCAAACTCAACAAAGAGGGAAATTTAGAAAATTGGTTGCTACCAAACTATCTCCGGATGAAATTCAATATTTGAATAGAATTAACAAAAGTGATTTACAAGAAAATCGTTGGGTAGCATTACGACAAGAAGAATCAACTCCAACTCAAAAAATAGGAAGAGGGATTTCAAATATAAATAAACAACTTAAAGAAATGGAACAATTTCTAAGTTGGTACGGTAAAATTAAAAATGAAAACGGAGTTTCTAATAAAAATTTCTGGAAAAGAACAAATTCTCATATTTATAATATAAAAGAGAGGTTGTTAAAATTAGACCAACAAATTCGTAAAATATCTGAATAATGAAATTACACCAATTAAAAGAGCTTGTTAAGCAAGTTGTAAGAGAAGAGGAAGATTACCAACAACTGTTTAAACATATGTTGGATAAATCGGGTAAATCAATTCCATCTATGTCCGATGATGAAAAAAAGAAATTCTTTAATGCAGTAGATACGGCATACAAAGCAAAATCGGAAGGTAGATTGCGAGGATATAACGAAGAACAACTTAATGAAAAAAGTTTTAAAGCAAGTATTGGTAGACGTATTGTAGATGTGGGTGGTCAAAGTAAAGAACAATTTATTAAATATATGAAACATCGTGGATTAATTCAAGTTTTTAAAACAAAAGATTTGAAAAATTCAGATTATTTTTATGTATATGAATCTGCAAACGAAGGAACAAACGAAGAAGAAATTAAATGGAATGCAGTTGAAAACGCAATCATTAACTTTCTAAAAATGAATACAAAGATTTTAGATAAAAGAGTTAAAGATAGAGATACTGATGGTGTTAAAGGTGGTTTACAATCAATAATTGATGGATTAACTAACGCACAACGTAGTTTAAAATTAAAGTAATGAGCAAGGGATTATTGATAGAGACGCATTTGTTTGAAGCAAAAATACAAGAAGAATCTAACGGTACTTTACTTGTTAAAGGTGTTTTGCAAAGAGCAGGTGCTGAAAATCAAAATGGTAGAAGATACCCTAAAGAAATTCTTGAAAGAGAATGTAAAAAATATCAACAACTTATTAACGAAAGAAGAGCATTGGGTGAATTAGACCATCCAGATTCTCCCGTTATTAACTTAAAGAATGTATCACATAACATTAGAGAAATTTATTGGGAAGGTGATGATGTATGCGGAGTAGTAGAAATCCTTTCAACACCATCTGGTAACATTTTAAAAGAATTATTAAAAAACAACATCCGTTTAGGTATTTCATCAAGAGGATTAGGTTCGGTAAAAGAATTAAAAGATGGAACTGTAATGGTAGCAGAAGATTTTGAATTAGTAGGTTGGGATTTTGTTTCAAACCCATCTACACATGGAGCATTTATGGCACCTGTAAACGAATCCAAACAATGGAAGAAGATTGCAGATGAGTGTGGTAAATGGTGTAAAGTACAAGATTTAATGAGGGAAATTCTAATAGAATTAAATTAATAAAAAAAACAATACAAATATGAAAGTAGTAGATTTGTCACCTGGAAAAAAAATAAATACTCAACAATTAAAAGAACTTATTAAACAAGTTATTAGAGAAGAAAATTATCATAAAAAATTAGCTAAAGAATCATTAGAAGATTTGGATACAACATTGCCAGTTGGTGTTGAAAGATATTTAGATAAGATGGTATCTCAAATTAAAGGAATGAATCTTAATCGTAAAAAAGAGATTCTTGTATTAGCAAAAGTAATTGATGCTATGGGAATGGATAAGCAAGAATTAATGAGATACATCCAACAAATTAAGAAAAAAGATATTTTAGGAAAATAATACTATGATACGTTTAAAAGATTTACTTAAAGAATCAGAAGAGCTACAACAACTCCCAACTGAATTAAAAAGACACTTCTTAGAAATCATTTCAACTTATGGTCAACATAGAGAAGGAATGACTAGAAAATCTGATATCAGACAAGTTGCAGAAACTTTAGGTGGTATTGCAGATGCAGCACAAGAATATACTTTGAGAGAAGGTGGTGATTGGTTTGATAGAGTTACTATTAAACGTAATATGAGTGAGTTAAAAAAATTACAATCTGCATTTGAAAAAGAATCACTAGAAGCAAAAGCACAGGAACAAAGATTGGAAGCTCTATATGAAGATATGGGGAATGTGTTAGGAAGATATTTTGAGATAGCTAATGTTTCAGAAAAAGTTATGAAAGAAAGATTGGGTAGAACTTCAATTCAAGAAGCTAAAAAATACGATATAGGTTCTGGATGGATGGGAAATGGTTTAACTATTTGGAATAGAGCTGAAGAACAATATGGTGATTATAAAATAATTGCTCATATTGGTAAAGATGGTACTTTAAGTATAAGAGATAAAAAATTACCAAATGATATCAAGCAAATGTTCCAAACTTGGGCAGATACTATGAAAAAGGGTGATAGACCAGCAACATACTAATTAAATGGAAGAGTTAGCATCATTATTATTACAAAGTAGAACTCAAGCTCATTCTTTCCATTGGGGAGTTAAAGGTATAGGTTCACATTCTGCACATTTAGCATTGGGTAATTACTACGATTCAATCGGTGAGTTGGTAGATGGATTAGTTGAAGCATATCAAGGTAAAGAAGGTTTGATTCAAATTTCAGGAATTGGAACATTAGATAAAAATAATGATATTAAAAATATTATTAATTACTTTGAAACTCTTTGTAATTTAATTGCAAAATTAAGAAAAAATCCTAAATTGCAAGATTCTTGGATACAAAATGATATTGATACAATTGTATCTTTACTATATTCTACTAAATATAAATTGGTTAATCACCAATAAAATTTAGTAATATACAAAAAAATACTGATAATTCCAAAGAAATTTGGAATTTTTCTTTAGTTTTCTAAAAAGTTATATACTTATTATTAAATATCCCATTCATTATGGGATTACTTTTTATAGTTGATTAATGAATACCCTTCTTTATAAGGCGTGACCGAACAATCAACAGAATATCATTGGAGTTGTAATCAATAACTTCACAAGTAAATCATAAAAAATAAATGGCAAACTCAAAATTGTTAAAAGAAGCAATCGCCGATGCTAAAGCCGTAAAGGAAACCGCATTAGCAAACGCAAAATTAGCTCTTGAAGAAGCATTCACTCCAAGATTACAATCTATCTTATCTCAAAAGATGAGAGCAGAAGCAGAAGAAATGGAAAATGATGACCAAGAAGAAGCTATGTATGAAGAATTGGATTCGTCAAACATTGGTTCAAAAGTAGGAACTGATGCGGCGGCAAATCCTGGAGCTCAACCAACATTAGATGCAGATACTGATTTATCAGTAGGTGTAGCTAAAGATAGTGGAAAACCAGAGCAAGCAGGAACTGACTACAGTAAAGTAGCAGACATCAACGAAGAAGATGATATGGGATATGGAGATGATGAAAAAGACCAAGAAATTGCTGAATTGAAAGCTAGATTAGCTGAATTAGAAGATGGCGGCGATGATTGGGCAGATGGTTTTTCTCCAGAAAACGAAGAAGAAGACCCTTTTGCATCAATGAAAGGGGATGATAATTCTTATGGAATGGAAGATGAGGAAGATGACCATATGGAACCAGATATGGATAATATGGGTGGTGAAAGTGATAATGATGAAGATAATATGGATTTAGAATCTATTATCAGAGAATTAGAAGCACAATTAGGTGATGATGGAGAAGATGATGAAGAAATGCCAAAAGAAGACCCTAATGCAGATAAAATTGCTGAATTAAAAAGACAATTGGCTGAATTAGAAGATGGTGGAGAAGATTGGTCAGATTCCGATGAACCAAAAACAGAATCTAAAAAATTAAGAGAATCACGTAGAAGATTAAGAGAAGATTATACCGATGGAGCTGAAGTTGGTACTGATGAAGACGGTGAAAAAGTAATTGACTTAGAAGAAATTCTTCGTGAAATGGAAGATGATATGAAAGGTGGTTCGGAAGAAGATGATTCAGAAGAATTAAAATCAGATTTAGAAGAAGCATACAAGACTATCAAATCATTACAATCAACTATTAATGAAGTTAATTTGTTAAATGCAAAATTATTATTCGCTAACAAATTGTTCAGAGCTCATAATATGACTAACGAACAAAAAGTTAAAGTAATTGAAACTTTGGATAGAACAAAATCAGTAAGAGAAGTTAAATTGGTTTACTCTACATTGGCAGAGAATTTCAAATACACTTCATCAAACAAAATTGTTAAGAAATCAATCGCAGAAGGAATTGCAAGTAAAGTAACTAAATCTACTAAGCCAGCAGCTCAAAAACAAGTAATTTCGGAATCTGTTGCAATTTCTAACAGATTTAAAAAATTAGCAGGTATTATTAAATAACGAAAAAACAATTTAATTTAAAAATGAACTTAAAAAAATTAATGACAGGTGCTAACCCACAAAGCATTATGCTTGAGCAAACTAGAGGTTTGAAAGGCAAGTGGGAAAAAACAGGATTACTTGAAGGAGTAGGTTCTGAAACAACTAAGCATGGTATGGCAGTGATGTTAGAGAACCAAGCTAAGCAATTATTGGACGAGGCAACTCGTACAGGTACTTCAGCAGGTTCTGAAGAATGGGCAGGTGTTGCTCTTCCATTAGTAAGACGTATTTTCGGTTCTATCGCAGCAAAAGAATTTGTTTCGGTTCAACCAATGAACTTACCTTCAGGTCTTATTTTCTATATGGATTTCAAATATGGTTCAACTGCAGGAAAAGATTCTAATAGACCAGCTTCTGGTTCTTCTTTATTTGGTGATGGTGGTACTTATGGTAAAGATTCTTTATCTCCAGCAGGTAACAAATTAGGTTCAACTCAAGCTACTACTGGTGGTTTGTATGGAGCAGGACGTTTTGGATACACAATCAATGATACTAAAGTTGCCGTTGCCGGTAAAACTATTGCAACTGCTTCATTGGCTGATATTTCTTTTGATTTAACTGATTCTACTATTTCTGGTGCATACGCAACAGGTCGTATTAAAAAAGTAACTGTACCTTTTACTGATTTATCAGGTTCTAGAGGTTCTGCTGACCAAAACGCAGTTAGAGCATTTGATTTTATCAACTCTGGTTCTGGATTTACATTCTTACCACAATATACTAAAGTTAATGGTGCTAACGTTGAATTCTTAGCTTATACTACTCTTAATACATCTACTGCATTTGGTGGAACTGTTGCAACTGTAGCAGGTGAGGTTGTTTATGTAGCTCAACCGGGTGCTGATAACAGAGGTGATTTTGAAGATAAAGGTTCTGATTTAGCTATTACAGAAATTGAATTAGAATTAAAATCTGAGCCAATTGTGGCTAAGACTCGTAAATTGAAAGCAATCTGGACTCCAGAATTAGCTCAAGATTTAAATGCATATCACTCAGTAGATGCTGAAGCTGAATTAACTCAAATGTTATCTGAGTATATCTCATTAGAGATTGACTTAGAAATTTTAGAGATGTTGCAGCAAAACGCATTCACAACTGATTATTGGTCTGCAAAAGTTGGATACGATTTTAACTCAGCAACAAATACTTTCGCAATTGATTCTAACGCAGCTGCTGCAAGTGCTTACCAAAAGAGTAGTTGGTTCCAGACTTTGGGTATCAAATTACAAAAGGTATCTAATAAGATTCACCAATTAACAATGAGAGGTGGAGCAAATTTTGTCGTTTGTTCTCCTAACGTTGCAACTATTTTAGAATCAATGAATGGTTTCTCAGCAAATCCTGGTAAAGATGCTTTACAATTTGCAGCTGGTGTAACTAACATTGGTCAAATTTCTAATAGATACGATGTTTATAAGAATCCTTATATGACAGAAAACGTTATCTTATTAGGTTTCAAAGGTTCTAACTTCTTTGAGACAGGTGCGGTTTACGCTCCATATGTTCCGTTGATTATGACTCCATTAGTGTACGACCCAACTAACTTTACTCCACGTAGAGGTGTTATGACTCGTTACGCTAAGAAAATCGTAAGACCAGAATTTTACGGTAAAATCATCGTTGATGGATTAGAGACTCTTTAATCTCAATCAATTAAAGTAACCATTAAGGGAGGACAGAAATGTTCTCCCTTTTGTTTTATAGGATATATCAGTTCTTTTTTATTTCTTATATTTATAGGTGTAAAACTATAAATTTTCATTATGTCTGTAAACACATACTGGTCAGGTTCAGTATCTGGCTCATTTATATCGGGTTCATCTACTCCTTTTGGAATTTACGATTCGGATACTGGATTTAGAAATGATGCACCTAAAACTGCAACATGGGTAGCAAAGCGTTTAGGATATCCAATTGTTAATATTGAATTGAATAATGACCAAATATTTGCTTGCTTTGAAGAATCTGTTTCAGAATATTCAGCACAAGTAAATCAATTTAATCTTCGTAATAACCTTGATATTTTAAGAGGTCAACCAAAGGGTAAAATTGCAAATTATTCTCAAACTCTTGTAGATGGTTCATATTTGCCAACATCAATTCGTATGGCACAACAATATGGAACATTATCAGGTGTAGGAGGTTCAACTGCAATCAAAAAAGCATATATAACATTAACATCATCAGTTCAAGTATATGATTTGATGACTCAAGCAACAGATAATGAAAGTAGTCGTTCTTTTGGGTTAATATTTAGTGGTTCATCAACTGTTGATGTTACAAAGGTATTTCACGAAGCAATTCCCGCAATTACTCGTTTCTTTGACCCATATTCGGTAGGTGCACAAGGTACGTTGAATTTAATGAGTGAGTTAGGTTTTGGTAATTATTCACCTGCTGCACAATTCTTAATGATGCCTTTATATGAGGATGTATTGAGAATGCAACATATTGAATTTAATGACCATATTCGTAAATCAGCATTTACATTTAATATTGTAGATAATAAATTAGAAATATTTCCCGTTCCAACTATAAATTCACCATCAAGAATATACTTTGAGTATATGAGTAGAGATGAATTTGAACATGATTCTCAAACTATTCAATCAGAATCACTTTCTGATTATTCAGATATTCCGTATGATTTTATTCAATATTCAAATATAAATGATGTTGGAGTACAATGGATTAGAAAGTATACATTAGCACTCTCTAAGGAGTTGTTAGGAGCAATAAGAGAGAAGTATTCATCTATTCCTATACCTGATGCAGAAATCTCTTTAGATGGGGCAGCATTGAGAGCAGAAGCACAAGTTGAAAAAGATTATCTAATCACTCAATTAAGAGAAAATTTAGAAGAGATGAGTAGAAAAAATGTGATGGAAAATAAAACACATGAATCTAATCATCATCAAGAAATGTTAAGAAAAGTTCCATTAAAATTATATGTAGGATAATATGCCAAAGTTTTCATTAGGTAGAGATTTAGATTTTTTTCATAGTATTGCCAGAGAATTGGTAGATACTGTGATAGAAAATACATTTATATTATTTAAAGTAGATTTAAATGCTACAAAAGTAAATATTTACGGAGAAGCATTAGATAAAACTTGGCATCCAGGTGTTGAATTATATGGTTTAGTTGATAAAGAACCTGAAGGAGTTTTATATGAAGGATTTGGTCCAGATTTAGTACAAGCTATGACTTTTAAAGTTGATAAAGGATTGTGTGAAGAAAGAAACATATATCCCGAAATTGGTGATATTATACATTACGATGATTCCTATTATGAAATTGATAATACAAATGAAATTCAGTTTATAGCAGGTTCACCTGATAATAATTGGAGTATTGTAATTACGGCATTCCAAGTAAGCAAATCAACTCTAAATATAGAACAAAGAATAGATTAATATGTCTACTAACCCATTAAGAAAATCCGATAGGATTCTACAATCAAAATCTACAAAAGAAGATATAAAACAAAGTATATCTCTTTTTGATATAGATTATGCAATGATGTCTTATTTAGAAGATACGGCATTGCCTACATTAGATAATAATGGTGTTGGATTAAAAATACCTGTAATTTATGGTAATTCGGAAAGATGGAATGGTGCAAGAAGACAGGGTGTATTTAGAGATGATAAAGGTAAAATTCAATTACCTTTAATGATGATTCGTAGAACATCAATTGCAAAGGATGACCAAATGCCAATGCTAAATAGACATGTTTCATATTCCGGTATTACAAAATATTCAAAAGATAATAAATACGATAGATTTACATTATTGGGTAAAAATGTACAACCTAAATATGAAATTTATAAAATACAAATGCCAGAATATGTTGAATTAAACTATGATTGTATGGTTTGGACTTCATATACAGAACATTTAAATGCAGTAATAGAGCAATTACAATATACAGGAACTTATTGGGGAGATAAAGATAAATTTAAATTTAGAACAACTATTAGTGATTTTAATGTTGTAAATGAAGTTGGTGAGGGAACGGAAAGAATTAATAGAGTTGAATTTAGTTTATCAGTAAAAGCGTATTTACTTCCAGAAAAATTTGATGGTCAAAATACAACTAAAAAATCATTTTCTACAAAAAGAATTGTTGTTGCAACTGAAACCGATGTAACTGCAAATGGTAGATTAGAAGGGATGTTAACTACCCCATCTCCATATTATGATAATAAAGATTTAATTGATTTTTTATCTATAAATAATAGTAAAACACAAAACCCAATTTCAAATAATACTATTACATTCACATCAATAAAAGCAATAAAAACACCATCGCAATTGACATCGGTTGTAACTTCAGGAATGACATATGGTTCAGATGTATATGATATAAAATTATACATAAATGGTGTTAGAGTATTACAATCAACTAAATTTACAGTTGTAATAAGTGCTACATCCATTGTGGTAACATTTTTGCCAGCAGGAATTGGATACAACGTAACATCTACAGATGAAATTGCAATAACAGGTAAATTTATAGATGTATAATGAAACGAAATATTTTAGATATAACACAAACTATAAGTAGAAAACCTGGAAATGCAATATTAACACCTTATAATTTAAAGGATTCTACTTATTGGATTTTTGAAGCAAAGGGTTGGAGATTTAAATCTATTTTAAGAGAAATAGAATTTAGAGAAACTCAAAATAGATTAAATATTCACATAAATACTCAAAATATAAGTCCAAAAGATTATATTGCAGAAGATGGACCTACTGGATTATTAATAAAATTTATAAAAAATAATTTTGAAATGTATATTATTGATGGGAACTCATTGGATGGTGGAGATTTTATAGAAATAAAAGGAGATATAGAAAAATATGCTTAATAAATTTTCATCAAATGCTAGAAAATTAAATAGAATCATTCCAAAAGTTAATTTTAACAATTTGAATGATTCTTTATATATTACTGCTAGTCTTTTAAATGTAGAATTACCATCATCATCTTCGTATCAATCTAATACACGACAAAACCCATTTGGTCCAACTGTTATTAATACAAATAATATTAATGATAGTTTGTATACAACTGCTAGTTTACAAAATATAGAATTGCCATCATCATCTTCATACCAATCGCATACTCGTTCTAATTCAAATCCAATAAAAGTTATAAACAACAAACAAACTATAGAAGATTTTCATAATGAAATATTTGAACATAGTGTTAGATATGTTGAAAGAAAAGTTGATGAATTTAATAATGATTTAAATACATTAACAATGTATAATGTATTTTTAGATTATGGTACGGAAGGTGCTAATTCGGATAATTTTGAAATATTTGTGTTTGGATTGCAAATACCGGGAGATTATACAATTGTGGAAATAAATAATAATGTTGTAATAAGTTTAAATGATGAGTATATAGATTTTGATAATGTTACACTTGATGATATTTATGTTATAGGTAAAATAGTAGAAATTGGTTTGAATTCTGAAGATTATTTTGGTTTAACAACTGAAAATGATGAAAATATAATATTGTAAAAATGACAAATAAAAGTAAAAAAATATCGGATTTACCTTCATTAAGCCCCGCATCATTGGATACGACTTATGTAGTTGGGATATCAGGTAGTACAACTTATAAGATTTCCATAAATCAATTAACATCTTCATTAGATAGTGTATTTGCAACCGATTTAGCAGCTGCTGCATTGAGTAGTTCAAATGCAATAATGTATCAGACAGCATCAGCGGCATCAACTTGGACATTTAATCACTTTTTGGCAACTAAATATCCTATTGTAAATGTTTATGATAACAACGATAATATTATAATTCCACAATCAATAGTAGCAAACAATAGTAGTTCTTTAACAATAACATTTTCATCACCAAGAACAGGTACTGCGGTAGCATCTAAAGGAGGATATGTAGGTTCGGCGGTAGGAAATGCCACAACCGCAAATGCATTAGCAACTGGTAGATTAATAAATAATACCCTATTTGATGGTACACAAAACATAACAATACCTAATTTAGTTTCGGGTTCAACCCAAATTTCATTAGCAGGTACATCTGATTATAATAGTTTATTTGCAGGGGTTGCATCATCAACGGCATCATTAAATGTATTTACTTCATCAATAAACAGATGGAGTAGTTCTTTAGCAACAACTGGTTCTAATACATTTATAGGAAATCAAATAATAACTGGTTCTTTATTTGTTTCTGGAACTATATTACAAAATGGTGGTGGATTAGCAGTTCAAGATGGTACAATTTTATACCATAGTTCTTCTAATTGGTTTATTCCAACATCAACTGTTAGTACATCGGGTACAATTGCAACTTCAGTTGGTACTCAGTTTACATCGGCAATGATTGGTGCTAAATTAACCATACTAAGAGAAAGTAAAATAATAACCGCATTTACATCAAATACACAAGTAACGGTTGATTCTGCCTACTCACAAAACTATAGTTCAATTCCATCTGGTAGTTGGGGAGTTTGTAGTAAAGCATTTGAAATACAATCTGATAGCAGTATTTATTATTACAATAAAACTGGTGCAGTTGTTTTTGGTAAACGTTCCGATTCAAATGTATATGCTGCTAATTTATTATCAACTTCCGGTGATTCATTTTATTTATTGGTAAATTCATTTGGAATAAATAAAAACTTTACTATAAATTGGTCTGATGATACATCTGGTGTTAATACCAAAAGTATAGGTTTAAGAAGAAACAATACTGGTTCTTTAGAAATATATGATGGAAATACTGTAGATGGGGCGGTTGCAAATAGAAGAGATTTAATTGCTAGAGATATTACGGGTTCAAATGCTACATTTAGTGGTTCGTTTAATATAACTGGTTCATTAACAATGTCTGGTGATATTATACCTTCAGCAGACAATATTAGGTCATTGGGAAAAGCAAATTTTGATTATAATACTGTATGGGCAAGAAAAGTAAGAAGTTCGGGAGGATTAACATTCCAAACAGATAATTATAATTTATATTCTGGCACATCATTTACAGAAATATTAAGAATTAATGCGGTATCTAGTAGTTTTATTTTTCAAAATGGAGGTACATTTAATGATAATGGATATCGTATACAAATAAACGCATCTGGCTCTGCATCGGGTTCATTATTCGTATCCGGTTCATCTGTATTTTCTGGTTCAATTAATATTAGTAGTGGTTCAATTACAATGCCAAATAGACCTGCATTTAGAGTGTATGGAGCAGGTGGAGCAACTTCGGCAATAACTACATTATCTGGTAGTATGACAACAATTGATTATAATCAAGGTGGTTGGGATAATACAACGGGCACATTTACTGCACCAATTGCAGGATTATATCAAGTAAATTTAGTTTGTAGAACAAATTCAAATTCAGGTTCGGCAGCACAAATTGTAGTATTTAAAAATAATACAGGTGGTGCTAGTGGAACTGCACAAGTAATGATAGAGTGGGCTTCAAATACAAGTATGAACCACACAGGTGGTTCTACTATTTCTAAATTAGCAGTAGGAGATACATTAAAAGCAGTAGTATCGGTTGGAACAATTACATTTGATGCAAACGATAATTTTTCAGTAGCATATATTGGATAAAATAAAATAATGGCAATACAAATTACAAATGGATTTAGAGTACAAAGTACGAAAGATGGTATAACTGCTTTAACCGCCGGGATTTCGGCATTTCAAATTAAAACAGATTTTCCAACTGCAACCGATGGTTTATATTGGATACAAAACCCAAACATAAATAGTGGTAGTGCAGTTCAAGTATATTGTGATATGACTACACTTGGTGGAGGTTGGACTTTAATTATGCAGAATAATTATTATGATTGGACTTTTTCAAATTGTTTGTTAAGAAATCAAACATCAGCTCCTTCTACTTTGGCAGCAAATAATACATTAGGTAGTGCTGGTAGTAATGGTAATTATAGTATTATTGGTTGGGCGGATTATATTAAAAAATCGGCAAGTGGATTTGATTATATGTTAGATGCGCAATATAGAGGAAGAAATGGTGGTGCATGGACGGCTAATCAGCCATATAGTTTTGTAGGACAAGTTGATAATGCAGCTTATAATGCTTCACCTTCAACTTATTTTGGTGGTGGTGGAAGTGTAATTTCAGGTAATGCTGGATTTCGTCAAGATATAACATTAATTTCTTCTTTTTATACTGGTGCAAGCGGTGTTGGGACTTGGAGTTATAGTGATGGTGGTATAGAAAAACGAATGCCGTGGTACGCAAATAATGGAAGTAACGCTTCATTTGTAGGTCAGGCTATCTTTACTACAACACATGATGATAATGGTTCGTGGTGGGGTACATTAATGATGACTGGTACTAATTTCTCCCCTGCACCTTGGCAAAATGATACCGGTGTAGGTAACCCCAATATTATTTGGTATTGGGTTAGATAATTGATTTTTTATATTTATACATAATATGGCAAACTTAATAAGATTAAAACAAATAGAGAGTGGTACAACGTTTACTGCATCCGTATTAAGTGTATTAAATGGTAATACTCTTAATAATATAACAATTGGAACAGCAAATTCTGATAGATATTCATTAATAGTTAGTGGAGCAGTGGCAATTGTGGATGCAAATAATTTACCAGATGGTGGTCTAAATGATATAGATACAAATGTACCTGGGCAATTATGGTTAAATGGTCAATCATTACCATTAGACCCATCTATTAGTGGAAGTGGTGTATCAAACATTATAGACCAGGGTGAATGGTAAAAAAAATTAATAAAATCATTCATTAGTTATAAAACTTATATTTATAGATTGAACACAATTATTGATAAAAAATAATTAAAAAATATGCCACAAATAATTAAACACAGAAGAGGTAGTTTAGAATCACTACCATCAATTACATCATCACTTCAAAGAGGTGAACTTGTAATAGCATCTGGCTCAACCAATTTAACCGCATCTAACGGTAATTCTATCACTTTTGTTGTTCCTACCGATGGTACGATTCAAGCAACTAATAGAATTATAAGAGGAGCAGTAGCACCAAACGTATTTCCTGGTTCTACTTATGGTGGAATGTTGAATGGAGTTCCGTTTTATGCAAGTTCTTCAACTCAACTTCCTACTTTATTTTTATTAAATCAAGATGGAAATGAATCTATAAATTTAGTAGGTAACATCCAACCATATAGTAGTTCGGTTGCAGCACAAATAGCAAATTTAAGTTCATCGGTTGGTACTGGTAATGTTGGAGCATCGGTTACAAGTTTAAACGCATATACTGCATCCGCAGAACAAAAATTTGCAGCAATTGGATTAGTAACATCCTCATTAAATGCATATACTCAAAGTAATGATACTGTAAATACTAATCAAAATAATAGATTAAGTAGATTAGAAGAATCAACTGCTTCATTAAATGCTTTTAGTGCATCTCAAAATACTAAAGATACAACACTCGCAACATATACAGGTTCAATTGATACTAAGTTTACTGCAGTTGCGGCATCAACTGCATCATTGAATTTATTTACTTCATCAATAAATAATTTAGGATTTGCAACAACGGGTTCTAATACTTTTAGAGGAACTCAGATTGTATCTGGTTCAATGTATATAACAGGCGATGTGGTTGTTTTTGGTTCATCATCAATGCAAACACTTTCTCAAAGTGTATTAAACATTGGAACTAATTTAATTACTGTTAATACGGCAAATCCACAATCTAGATTTGGTGGAATGGCTGTAATTGATTCTGGTTCATCACCATTGGTTTCAGGTTCAATATTATTTGATTCTCGTGATAATGAATGGGTATTTGTACATCAAGCTATATCTGGCTCACCTTTAACATCATCAATTTTCATTACAGGTCCTGAAACATTAAATAATTTAGGAAACGAAATAAGTTTAACTACTAATAGATTAACAAAAGCAAGTAATAATTCACACCTTTATGATTCTCAAATAACGGATGATGGTTCAACGGTTTCAATTAGTGGTAGTTTACAAGTAACAGGTTCAGTAACTGCATCGGCATTCTTAGGAACAATAAGAGCAACAAATGGTATAGTATCTGGTTCTTCTCAAGTAGATGTAACGGCTACTACAAACTTTACAACATATAGTGGTTCGGTATCCGCATCATTGGCAGCAATAAATGCAAACGTTGGAGCAGGTGTAGGTATTTCTATAACCAACTTAAATGCATTTACTGCATCACAAATAGATAAAAACGCAACATTAGCAACTTATACGGGTAGTGTTAATAGTAGATTAAGTAATTTAGAAATTGCATCAGCATCGGCAATTAGTAGATTAGACCAATTATCAACTGATAGTGGTTCTCAAAATACAAGAATTACTACATTAGAAAATAAAGCAACAACTTTAGGAACTTATACCGCTTCAGTTGATGCAAAATTTGTATCAATCGGTGCAAGTACTTCTTCTTTAAATACTTATACGGCATCTGCTGATAATAAATTTAGTGCAATACAATCATCAACGGCATCATTAAATGTATACACTCAATCTAATGATACAACAAATACTGCACAAAATGCTAGATTAACTGCATTGGAAACCGCAACAGGTTCAAATACGGTTGTATCTCAATCAATATATTTAATTAACAACTATACTGGTTCAGCATTTTTATCTCAATCAGTTGTAAATGCTAGATTAACAGCATTAGAAATTGCTTCATCATCTTTAGAATTTTTTACCTCTTCACAAAATACTAAAAATAGTACATTAGCTCTTTATACAGGTTCTAATGATACAAAGTGGAGTAATTTAGCAGTTTATACGGGTTCTATTGATACAAAGTTTGCAGCAGTTCAATCTTCTACAAGTTCATTAAACTTATTTACATCATCTATATTGACAGCATTGACTGCAAGTGGTGTAAACTTAACTGCAAACGGAAACTTAACTGTAAATGGTAATTTAACGGTAGGTGGTACACAAACAATTGTAAACTCTACAACTGTTCAATTAGGTGATAATATAATTGAATTAAATGGCTCAAGCGTTGCAAATGGAGGTATTTATGTAAAAGACCCAACTGCTCCTACAACAGGAACTGGTTCATTCTTATGGAATTCAACTGGTGATTTCTGGATAGCAGGATTAAGTGGTTCTGAGCAAAGAATATTAGTAGTGGGTTCAATGGGAGTTGTATCCGGTTCTTCTCAAATTAGTTTAGCAGGAACTTCTGATTATACATCTTTATTTACAGGTATTGCATCAGCAACCGCATCCCTAAATACTTTTAGTGGTTCTCAGGTAACAAAGGATTTAACACTCGCAACGTATACGGGTTCAATTGATACCAAATTTACAACATTAGGAACTTATACGGGTTCAATTGATACAAAATTCACAGCAGTAGCGGCATCAACTGCATCTTTAAATACATTTACTGCAAGTTTAAGTTCTACATCACAAGTAACATTTGGTGGAGTAACATCTTCATTCAATATAGCAGCAGCTAGTGTGAGTGGTTCTACTACTACTAAACGAATTGCATTTAGAGATACAACTGGTAAATTAGAATTAGTCCCATCAGCATCAGTAAATGGTGATTTTGTTCAATGGGATGGTGGAAGTTTTATAATGAGTAACATAATTGACGGAGGCTCATTCTAATAAAATAATTTAATCTCTTTTTAAAAAAATGGAGATTTTTAATAGTAATAACTAAATGAATGGCTCCAATATTAAAACATAAACGTGGTAGTTTAGAAGGATTAGCAGCAATAACATCATCTTTACAAAAAGGTGAATCGGTATTTGCATCTGGCTCATCTAATATATCTTCGTCAAACGGAAGTTCAATCACATTCATTGCAGCCGAACAAGGTAGATTGCAAGCCGTTAATAGAGTTATAAAAGGAACTACTGCACCAAATGTATTTTCAAGTTCTGTTTATGGAGGATTAGTAGATGGTGTTCCATATTATGCAAGTTCATCGGCAATAGTTCCTACATTATATTTGTTAGGAAATAATGGCAATCAAGCAATTGATTTAACTGGAAACATTAACGCATTTTCATCATCAGTTTCTCAACAATTTCAAACTTTAAATGCATCAAGTGCTGTAATAGAAAAAGTATTTTATGTAAGTGAAGATGGGTTGGATACCAATGATGGTAAAAGTTTAGGAACTTCTTTTAGAACAATAAAACAAGCTACAATAGCAGCATCAGCTTCATTGGCATTAAATAATGTAATTCCGGTTTATAGACAAAGTATTCAAATCAAAAGTGGATATTATGTAGAGGAAGCTCCAATAACAGTTCCTTCAAATGTTTCTATATTAGGAGATGATTTGAGAAGTGTTGTAATTAGACCTACAACTGGAACAAAAACCGAAAATTTATTCTTAATGAATAATGGTACATATTGTTGGGGATTAAGATTAGAAGGTTGTGAAATTGATGATTTAGATAACCCAAGAAAAGGATTCTTTTTTGCATATGCACCTGGTGCATATATTGTAACTTCTCCATATATTCAAAACTGTTCGGCAATATCAACACCTGCAGACAAATTCTATACACCATTGGATTATGAAAATAATAACCCATTGATAGGAAACGGACCTGGTGGAATGATTATAGATGATTCGGTATTAGATGGATATTCACCACTTAAATCAATGATTGTAGATGCATACACTCAGGTAGCATTCAATGGTATTGGTATTTGTATTAGAGGTAGAGGATATGGGCAATTGGTATCATTCTTTACAAACTTTAGTAGTACTGGCGTATTTTGTATTGATGGAGGACATGCTTCTTTATTAAACTCAAATACTACATTTGGTGATTATGGGTTAAGAGCACAAGGAAAGAGAATGTTAGTTAAACCGGATATTGCATCAGTATCCTCTTCAATAGATGTGAGTGGCTCTCTATTGATAAAAGCAGAAAAGGCAAATATACAATCCTATATGATAAGCAAATTAGTTTTATCGGGTAGTTACAATTATACATATATAAGTGGAAGTGGTAGTAATTATGCTGGGACAATCAAAGATAGTGGTTTGCTAATAGATGCAATCTCAGATGATTTACTTGCTCCTAAAGCTAGTAGAACTTTTCAATTTACATCGGGCTTATTCAAAGGACAAGATATTTCAACCGGAAGTATTTATACATTATCTCCGGCAACTGGTTCTACATTTGATAAAGGTGCGGTAACTGTGTTTCCATTGATTTCAAATACAAGTGGTTCTTTGGTAGGAGACTATATAAAATCATATGGATATATGAAAGAATATATAATTAATGACCCTCAAAATAGGTTTACTACATTAAGTGTAAATGCTAAAAATAAAATAGGTCAGATGTTTGATGTAGTTTCAGATACTCTTACACAAGTTGTTGTTCAAAACTCAGGTTCAAATTTATTAGAAGAATTTGGTTCATTGGTAACTTCAACTTCACATGATTTTTCATACGCAGGAGCTGGAGTAAACTTTTTAGCACTTCCTGTAAATCAAGGTGGTGTTGGTGAAACCAATTTTGATATTAGAATTTCCGAAATTAGTGGTGGTAGAGTATATCATACATCAGGAGATGAAACAGGTGATTTTTATGCAGGTAATGATTTTATTATTAGACAACAAACGGGTACAATTGATGGTAGAACTTTTACAAAAGCTTTAGCAGCAAGATTTACTCCATTAAATTTAGCATTAGAAAGTTAAAAAATAAATTATGGCAACTACAATACCATTAAATAGGTTTAGATTACTTACAAAAGTTTTAGCTAGTGGAAGTAATACTCTATATCAACAAACGGATGATGTATCTACTATTATATTATCATGTCAAATAACAAATGTAACATCTAGCATTCAAAGTGCAAGTGTTCAAATACAAAAAAGTGGTTCGGCAGGAAGTATTACTCTTTTAAAAAACGGAGGAATACCACCAGCGGAATCATTAAATCCATTTGGAGGAAAAATTGTATTAGAAACTTCCGATAAATTACTTATGTTAACCGCAACATCGGGTTCTTTGGAAGTAGTATTATCAGTATTAGAAAATGCAAATAATTAATAGTAAAAATGTCTAAATTAATAGGTAGAAAACCCATAGAAGTAAACATAACCGCTCAATCGGGTGGGGTTCTTCCTATATACAATAGTCAATACGGTGGCTGGGATACTATTAGTAAAAATGATTTAATTTCAAGTAGTGTTCAATTAAGTGGTTCAAACACAATAATTGGAAATCAAATAATTAGTGGTAGTTTAAGAGTAACTCAAACGGTATCTGCATCCCTATTTTCAGGTTCATTTTATGGTATAGGTGATATATTGGCATTTAGTGGTTCAGTAGCAACTAGATTGTATAATTTAGAATTATCAGCATCAGTTTTAGATGCGGGAACATTTTAATATTTTTATTTATATTTAATATATTTATAAGGGTAGTATATACTACCTTTTTTGTTTTTATATAATCTATTAAATATAGACCATAAATATGGCTCAAAGCATTATACTAAAGCGTTCAGCGCTTCAGGGGAAAGTTCCTACCACATCCTCACTTAGTTTAGGTGAAATAGCAATTAATACTTACGATGGTAAGCTATATTTAAATCGCTCTGGGTCAATACAATCTATACAAGAGATAATAACAACAAACGTAGTTAATACGGGTTCAATTACCCTAACTCAAACGGGTTCATTTGGTGAATTAGTAGTTTCACAAGATGGAAATTTTCAAAGAGATTTATATGTAACAAGAGATGTAATTACAAATGGTAGTTTAGATATACTATACGATGTATCTGCATCCGTATTCTTAGGAGCAATTAGAGCAACCAATGGTGTAATATCGGGCTCATCACAAATAACTTCATTGGGATTTATTAGTTCATCACAAACGATAAATACAGGTTCATTAGCAACTACGGGTTCAAATTCATTTAAAGCAGACCAACAAATAACAGGTTCTTTAGGAGTAAGTGGTGATATAACTGTATTGGGTTCAGTTAATGCAAGACAATTCAATATTGGTATAATTTCATCATCCGTTTTATACACATCAGGTTCTACCAAATTTGGAGATACCGGAGATGATATAATGAGTGTAACAGGTTCTTTACAAGTTAGTGGTTCATTAACTGTAACAGGTAGTGTTACTGCAGCAAACGGATTTACAGGTTCATTATTTGGTACTGCATCTAATCTTAGTAATAGTGCTACTATTAGGACCAGTACTGCTGGTGGTCATGGATTTGGTATATTAACTCCCGACACTACTATATATTTAACAGTTGGTATAAATGGTGGTAATGCTATAGCAAGTTCAGGAAATGTATCCGGAATTAGAACAATACCAACTCAAACAGGTACAGGTGGTGTAGTTGGAATTTATTCAAATCCAATATTAAGTGGTACTCTTCCCAATTCATCATCACTTACTTCAATACAAGCGGGAGTTAGAGCAGCAAATGCAAGTGCTTCGTATGGTAGAGCTTTAGAAGTAATTAGTCCTACCATAAATGGCACTTCTTCAATTAACATAAATACGGGTTTATACATTAACGCTCAAAGTGCTTCGGGTGTAACAACGGGATACGGTATTTATCAATCATCATCATTAGATTTAAATTACTTTGCAGGAAATTTGGGATTAGGACCTAATAAGATGTTCCCTACTGCTCAATTAGATATTTCTGGTTCTGCAATAATAACCGGTTCATTAGTTGTAACAAATGGTATTACGGGTTCTTTATTTGGTACGGCATCTTATGCATTAAACGGAAGTTCAAATGCAATAATGTATCAGACAGCATCAGCGGCATCAACTTGGGTATTTAACCATTTCTTAGCAACTCCATATCCTGTTGTAACTGTTTACGATAATAATAATAGTGTAATCATACCTCAATCTATTGTTTCAAATGATAGTAGTTCTTTAACAATAACTTTTTCATCAGCAAGAACGGGAGTAGCAGTAGCATCAAAAGGTGGTTATGTTGGTTCATCGGTAGGAACTGCAACTGTTGCAAACGCATTGACAACGGCAAGGTTAATAAATGGAACTTCATTTGATGGTACTCAAAATATAACAATACCAAATTTAGTTTCAGGTTCAACTCAAATTAGTTTAGCAGGAACTTCGGATTATGGTAATTTGTTTGGAGGTATTGCATCGGCAACTGCATCATTAAACACATACACAGGCTCAGTTTCAGACCCTAAATTTGGAATTTTGTCAGTCGTATCAGGAGCATTAAATCAATTTACTGCATCAATAAACGGATGGAGTGGTTCAATAGCAACAACTGGTTCTAATTCATTTAGAGGAACACAACAAATAACTGGTTCATTATCGGTAAGTGCAGCTATTACAGGTTCAAATGGTAAATTTACTACTGGTATTTCAGCAGGTCAATTATCAACACCAACTATATCCACAATATCTGCATCATCCGCAGGTGGAACTATACCTGCAGGAACTTATTATTATAAAGTAGCGGCATTAGATTACAATGGTACTCAAACACCTGGAAGTAGTGAAGTTTCAACTACAGTAACAGGTTCAACGAGTAATATATTTTTATCTTGGAGTCTTATACAAGGAGCAAGTTCATATAGAGTATATAGAAGTACTACATCAAATACATATGGTTCATATGTTGCAGTAAATAATGGTGTTAATGGAACATTTACAGATACAAACCAAGCCGTAACATCTGGGAGTATAGCTACACTAAATGATACTGGGTATGGATTTTTTGATGCATCCAAACTTAGAACAAACAATATTACATTAGTTAATAATGGCATTGGCCAATTGGCTACAATAACATTTGAAAAATCAACTGATGGTGCGGCAATCAACGTTGCAGAATACTCATCTGATTCCACAATGTTTGAATTTAAAACAACCGATAATCCAGATGGTACTGGTGACTTTTTTCATTGGTTTACAGGAGATTATCAAAACCCAAGTTCAGGATGGAAACCACTTAAACTAACAAATTTTACAAATCAATTTGTTGCACAAAATACAAACTTTTGGAGTTCATTTAATTTACCATCAAATACAGGATATTATACTACAAATGCTGATACTTTAGCAAATGCTACAATAAAAGCAGACCCATATACAAGTAACTCATATAGTTTATTAAAAGATAGTGGTACAGGTACTGGGATATTGAACGTAGAAATAAGTGGATTTACGGGAACCAGTATGAGAACTTACTGGATAAGTATTGCATCATCGACAACATTTGATTGGGGAATTAATTCTCAAACATATGGAACTACATTAGGAACGGGCGTTATAATAACGGGAGCATTCCAAACATTAGATAATGGTCTTCAAATTAAATTATCAGCAGGTGGACATGTTGCCGGAGATAGATGGGCATTTAGAGCATTCCCAACACCTAAATTTGTTATTGGTAAATCAACTACTGGTAATGCACCTTTTGATTTATTAGGTAATGGATTGATTACGGGTTCATTAGGAATAACGGGTTCATTAGTAGTAACGGGTTCAATCATCGCAACAAATGGCATTACGGGTTCAATCGCAGCAACTAATGGTGTTGTAAGTGGTAGTTCACAAGTAATTGGAATATTAAGTTCATTAAACACATATACTGGTTCAAATGATACTAAGTTTTCTACATTAGCAACTCTTACAGGTTCAATTGAAACTAAATTTACATCAATAGGGGCAAGTACTTCTTCATTGAATACCTATACTGCATCTACTGATACTAGATTTAGTGCATTACAAGCATCAACTGCTTCATTAAATGTATATACTCAATCCAATGATACGGTAAATACTACGCAAAATAATAGATTAACTGCGTTAGAAACTGCAACGGGTTCAAACACAGTTGTATCTCAATCAATATTTTTTATAAACAATTACACTGGTTCCGCATTCTTATCTCAATCGGTTGTAAATGCTAGATTGACTGCATTAGAAATTGCATCGGCATCTTTGGAGGTATTTACTTCTTCACAAAATACTAAAAATTTAACTTTAGCAACTTATACAGGTTCTAATGATACAAAGTGGAGTAACTTAGCAATTTACACTGCTTCGGTTGATACAAAATTTGGAGCTATCCAATCAACTACGAATTCATTAAACTTATTTACATCATCTATATTGACAGCATTAACTGCAAGTGGTGTAAACTTGACTGCAAATGGTAATTTAACAGTTCAAGGTAACTTAACAATTGCAGGAACTCAAACAATTATAAACTCTACAACCGTTCAATTGGGTGATAATATTATTGAATTAAACGGCTCAAGTGTTGCAAATGGTGGTATTTTTGTAAAAGACCCAACTGCACCAACTACTGGTACGGGTTCATTCTTATGGGATTCAACAAACGACTTTTGGAGAGCAGGATTAAGTGGTTCTGAAAGTAGAATATTGGTAGTAGGTTCAATGGGTGTAGTTTCAGGTTCTTCTCAAATTTCAATAGCAGGAACATCAGATTATAGTAGTTTGTTTGGTGGAATAGCATCGGCAACTGCATCACTAAATTTATTCACATCTTCGGCGGCATTAAGATTAACAAACTTAGAAACTACTTCAGCAAGTGTAAATATTTCATTAAGTAACTTAAACTCATTTAGTGCATCCGAAAATACTAAAGCTAGTACATTATCAACCTATACAGGTTCTATTGATACTAAATTTACAGCAGTAGCAGCGAGTACTGCATCACTAAATTTATTCACATCTTCGGTAGCATTAAGATTAACAAACTTAGAAAGTACTTCAGCATCTGTTAATATTTCCGTAAGTAATATAAATACTTATACCGCAAGTGTTAGTAATTCAATACAACAATTAAGTTTAAAAACCGGTTCATATGCAACAACAGGTTCAAACGCATTTATAGGAAATCAAACTATATCGGGTAGTTTAACAATTGGTTCAGCATCAGTAGCAACGGAAAATACATTATTAGTAGGACCAGCTCCAGCAGGAGGAAATGGAGAAGGTGGGCAAATTTTATTAGCAGCAAGTGGTGGATTATATACATCCGCTTCAATGTTTGATACTTACCAAAATAGATTTAGAGTATTAAGAGGAACTAATGCTGCAAGTGATGCTGAATTTTTAAATATAAATTTATCTACAGGTCAATTAGGATTAAATAAATATACAGGTTCGGGAGCATTCCCTGGAGCTTCTACTGGATATTTGGCAGTAGATAATGCAGGAAATGTTATAACTGTAACACCAAGCTCAACCGATTTAACTCAATTAAATTCATTTTCTGCTTCAGCAGCAATACGATTAACAAACTTAGAAACTACAACTGCGAGTTTAAATATTTCAGTAACAAACTTAAATTCTTATTCAGCAAGTGTAAGTAATTCAATATTAAATTTAAACGCATTTAGTGCAAGTAATGCAAATACTTCTTTAAACACTTATACGGGCTCTATTTCAGACCCTAAGTTTGTTCAGATTGGAGCAAGTACTTCATCATTAAATGGGTTTACATCTTCTGCGGCATTAAGATTAACAAACTTAGAAACTACTTCAGCAAGTGTAAATATTTCGGTAAGTAACTTAAACACATATTCCGCATCAGTAAGTAATTCAATACAACAATTAAATACATTTACTGCTTCAGCAGCAATACGATTAACGAACTTAGAAACAACTTCGGCAAGTGTAAATATTTCAGTAAGTAATTTAAATACATATTCAGCTAGTGTAAGTAATTCAATTCAACAATTGAGTACATTCACTGCAAGTAATGCAAATACTTCTTTAAACACTTATACGGGTTCAGTATCAGACCCTAAGTTTATTCAAATAGGGGCAAGTACTTCATCATTAAATGCATTTACATCTTCTGCGGCATTAAGATTAACAAATTTAGAAAGTACTTCAGCATCTGTTAATATTTCGGTTTCAAACCTAAATACATATTCAGCTAGTGTTAGTAACTCAATACAACAATTAAATACATTTACTGCATCAATTGCACCGAGATTAACAAATTTAGAAACTACTTCGGCAAGTGTAAATATTTCAGTAAGTAATATTAATTCTTATACTGCAAGTGTAAGTAACTCAATACAACAATTAAGTTCAAAAACTGGTTCATACGCAACTACTGGTTCAAACTCATTTAACGGAAACCAAATAATAACAGGTTCGTTAACTGTAACATCATTGACAACAATTGCAACATCACTTACAACAAATAGTTCATCTTTTGTTTTAACAAGTGGTAGTAATTTAATTATACAAAATGCAGGATTAGCGGAAATAACAGGCTCATTAAGAGTTTCGGGTTCTACTACAATAACAGGTTCGGTAAGTGTAAGTGGTTCAGTAACTGCAACATCATTTACTGGCTCACTATTAGGTACTGCATCTTATGCATTAAATGGTTCATCTAATGCATTTTTATACCAAACTTCATCGGCAGCATCTGTATGGACATTTAATCACTACTTACAAACAAGATATCCTATTATTCAAATTTATGATAATACTGATAGTGTAATTATACCGCAATCAATAACTGCAGTAGATACCAATACAACAACTATTACATTCTCATCTGCAAGAACAGGAACGGCAGTAGCATCAAAAGGTGGATATGTGGGTTCGGTTGTAGCATCGGCAACAATCGCATCATCATCAGTATCAGCATCGGTAGCAACTACTGCATCATACGCAATATCTGCATCGGCAGCAGCAACTACTTTTTCAATAGGAGCAAGTTCTACAACATATGGTTCTTATATTAATACAATTCAAGGAGCAAATACAATTATATCAACCCCAACGGGTTCTTATAGTGGGGCATTCTATAAATATGTTGCAACAAGTGGTTCAAATGCGAGAGCAGGGGAAGTAATGGCAATTTGGAATAACACAACAACTCAATTTACTGATGTAACTACAAACGATATAGGTTCAACAACAATGGTAACATCATCGGTAGCATTATCAGCAGGAAGTGCAGTATTAAGTTTTACAACTAATACTAACGGATGGAATATAAAAACTTTTGTAACATACTTATAATAATAAACTAAAATACTATATTTATAATAAATAATTAAGATGATAATAGATAGTCCAAATTTATCGGGTTCGGTAATAATAAGTGGTAGTATAAATATACAACTACCTGCAACTGGAAGTAATATTCCTACTACAAATACAATCCTTGCATTATCAATTGCATATGGTGGTTAAAATAAAAATAAAATAAAAAAATAAATGGCTAAGAAACTAATTAGAACGTACACATTCACTCCGGCATCAAAGCAGATATCGTTTGATGGGTTTGTTAATTTAACCAATTTAGTATTAATTACCAACACCACTAGAAATACAATTATCTACAACTTTGCAGATGCTTCGTTGGGTGGTACATCTACATACAATGCAGCAACAAACAGAACAACTGTTACGTTGACATTTAACACATCAACCGCAGGACATCTTGCAGCCGATAGTTTAATGATTTATGTAGATGATTTATTTAATACGTTCAGACCAGATGAAGCATATGCCGATGCTACCGATAAGTTAAGAGTTACAACTCCTCAGGCTTTAATTGATACGGACTTTGAATATGGTACTCAAATTTCTAAGTGGGAAAACTTAGGTATGACAAACAATAGACCATTTGCATACGCAGTTCCAACTCAAATTCCAGGTGTTACTGCGATGAGTTTTCCAACGGGTTCTAGAATTGTAACGGCATCGTTATCGGCAGGAAATTTAGCACCGGCAAATGGTACTCCAATTACAATTCAAGATTCATTTTTAACATTAGCTAATGGTGTATATTTAATTGAAAGTGGTGGATTAACTCCTAACTTTACATATACTGCAAGAGGTACAAATACAACTGCAATAAGTGGTGTGTTTGACCCAAATAAAACAAATTTATTTAGAGGAACTACATATACATCAGCATCAATTGGTTTAGCACCAACAACATTTACTGCAACGGGTTCTTTAATAACTGTTCAAACTTCAGTTCCACATGGTTTACAAATTGGAAATGAAATTGCAATAACTGGTTCACAAGCATCTGCAAATCCACCAATGGTTCGTTTGTAGTAGCAAACTGTTAAAGACCCAACAACTTTTTGTTATTATGCACCAGTTGCACCAACATCTTTATCGGGAACTATATCAAACATATTAATTTATGCAAGACCGCAAGCGGCATTCTTACATAGACCTTTTGATGGTGGAGTATTTTTTACATCAAATGGTTCTTCAAATTATGAACAAGCAATTAGACAAACAAGAAGATATTTCCGTTATCAATCAGGTAAAGGACTTCAAGTAAGTTCTGGTACAATTTTAAAACCAAACTTACAAATTGATTCTTTAACTTCAATTGGTACAACTGTATACGTTCAAACAAAAGAACAACATAATATTCAACCTGGTACTCAAATAACTGTAACGGGTGCAAATGAATCAGCATATAATGGTACATTCAATGTAGCAAATATTACAGGATTTAATACATTTACTTATACTGCATTATCAACCCCATCATCAGCTACTGCATCTGGAATTTATTATATAAACCTTTCAAATTGGTACGGAGCAGTAAATAGATTGGGTATGTTTGATGAACAGAATGGAGCATTCTTTGAATTCAATGGTCAAGAACTATTTGCAGTTAGAAGAAGTTCAACATTCCAATTGGCAGGTGAGGTAACGGTAACGCAAGGTTCTCAAACGGTAACACAAACTAGTGTATCTTTCCCAACAACTTTTTCTAGACAATTAAATATTGGTGATTATATAGTATTAAGAGGGCAATCATATAGAGTACAAGATATTGCATCGGATACATCAATGACTATTACACCATCGTATAGAGGAATGACTTCACAATATGTACTTGCATCAAAAACAATAGATTACAAAGTTCCACAATCTCAATGGAATTTAGATAAAATGGATGGTACAGGTCCTTCCGGATATAATATAGACCTTTCCAGAATGCAAATGTTCTTTATAGACTATACTTGGTATGGTGCAGGAACAATTCGTTGGGGATTAAGAGGAACTGAAGGTAGAATTACTTATGTTCACAGAGCTCCACAAAATAACGTAAACCAAGAATCTTGGATGAGAACCGGTAACTTACCTGCTAGATATGAATCTAATACAACTCCTCCTATTACGGCATTATCCGCTTCATTAGCAGTTGGTGGAACAACTTTATTTGTTAGTAGTAGTACAGGATTCCCGGTAAGTGGTACATTATTAATTAGAAACTCAAATCAATATGAGTATGTAAACTATACTGGAACTGGTTCAACTTCATTTACCGGATTAACAAGAGGGCAATCTGGTTCTGCGGCATTGGCATTAACAATAGCAGTTGGAGCAAATACAGGTTCTGTAACAGGTTCGGCAAACTTACAAGTAGGACAAAGAATTATTAGTTCTTCTGCATTCCCTGACGGAACATTTATTACAAATATTAATGGTACTACATTAACTCTTTCTCAGGCATCAACTGCAACAAACCCAATAGTGGTAGCAGCACCAATGGGAGGACAAAACTTACCATTTACATATTCGGCAACTGCACCAACTTCGGTAGAATTGGCATATCCAACTTTTGCACCTTCAATATCACATTGGGGTACATCGGTAATTATGGATGGTAGATTTGATGATGATAAATCCTTACTATTTACCTACGGACAGATTGCATCATCATCACTTGCAGTTGGACAAACCAGAGCTCTATTCTCAATTAGAGTAGCACCTTCGGTAGATAATGGTATTCCTGCATCTTTTGGAGCTAGAGAATTAGTAAATAGAGTTCAGTTGGTATTAAGACAATTGGGTGTAGCGGTTAACTATACACCTGGTTCAGCCGTTCCAAACATTTTGATTAGAGCAAATTTGAACGGAACACCAAATTCAGCTAGTTTATGGACAAACGCAGTAGGTAATGATACGGGAAGTGTAAACTCATCATTGGCTCAAATTGCAGACCACGCTCGTAGTGTAGTGCAAGTAATTGGTGGTGAAACAACCGCAGGATTCTTTGTGGAAGGTACTTCAACTACGGATTTATCACTTGTAAGAGATTTGGGTAACTCAATCTTAGGTGGTGGACAATCAACGGCTGATAGAGGTATTTTTCCAGACGGTCCAGATGTCATAACATTTACCGCTACTAACGTAGGATTAACTGCGGCAAACATATTTTGTCGTGTATCTTGGACAGAAGCACAAGCATAACATAGTAAACTCCATTCGGGGATAGAGAACCGAATATATAACATATGGCGAATGAATTTAAAGTAAAAAACGGTCTCATTGTAGATGCTGGTGGTGCACAAATAACAGGTGGCATCACCGGCTCTACAGACTTTAATACAATTGTAAATAAACCAACTCTAATTAGTAGTTCGGCGCAATTTAGTGGTGATAATATTACGGGTTCAAATCTTAGAGCAACATCTGCAATTGTTTCACCAAACATTACTTATACAAGCCAATTAGGTACAAATGGTGGTGAAATAAGACTTCAACAAGCTGCATATAGAAATGGTAATCAAGTTATATTTCAATATAGTCATAATACAGATTCAAACGGGAGTAGAGATTTAGGATTTCGTAGAAATAATACTGGTTCTTTAGAAATATATGATGGTAATACCGTAGATGGTGCAGTAGCAAACAGAAGAGATTTAATTCTAAGAAACATTACAGGTTCCAATGCATTCTTTAGTGGCTCTGTTAACATAACTGGTTCATTAACGGCATCATTAGCAAATGGATATACTTGGGTTGGTGATGGTAATAACATTTCTGTTTTAGTAGCAACATCTTCATTTACGGGTGGTTCAACCGATTTATCCCAATTAAATACATTTACTGCTTCAGCAGCAATACGATTAACAAACTTAGAAACAACTTCGGCATCCGTAAATATTTCAGTTTCAAATCTGAATACATACTCAGCAAGTGTAAGTAACTCAATACAACAATTAAATACATTTACTGCAAGTAATGCAAATACTTCATTAAATACATATACGAGTTCAGTATCAGACCCTAAATTTGTTTCAATTGGTGCAAGTACTTCATCATTAAATTTATTTACATCATCTGCAGCATTAAGATTAACAAACTTAGAAACAACTTCGGCATCCGTAAATATTTCAGTAACAAACTTAAATAGTTATTCAGCATCTGTAAGTAATTCTATTTTATATGTAAATACCGTTACTGCTTCGTTAAATACATTTACTGCTTCAGCAGCAATACGATTAACAAACTTAGAAACTACATCTGCATCTGTTAATATTTCAATAACAAATATTAATACATTTACTGCAAGTAATGCAAATGCATCACTAAATACATATACTGGTTCAATTTCCGACCCTAAGTTTGTACAAATTGGTGCAAGTACTTCTTCATTGAATGCATTTACATCTTCCGCGGGATTAAGATTAACAAACTTAGAAACTACTTCGGCATCTGTAAATGGACACATTGCAGATATTAATTCTAAAACGGGCTCATACGCAAGAACAAATTCGGCAAATACATTTAATGGAACACAAATAATTAGTGGTGCATTATATATAACACAAGATTTAGTTGTATTAGGTTCATCATCTATTCAAAACATTAGTTCTTCAAATTTAGTTATTGGAACTTCATATGTAACATTAAATACATTTTCACCATTATCAAGATATGCAGGATTTAACTTTATAGATAGTGGTTCTGCTGGTTTATCTGGTTCATTATATTATGATTCAGTAGATGATGAAATAGTATTTGTTCATAGAGGAAATGGAACAAATGTAACATCATCACACATTGTTATGGGTCCTGAAACTTATGATAACTTAGGTAATGAGACCTATATGGTAGTAAATAGAGTTCCAAAAGTTACTAATTTTGAACATATTGGTAATTCAAATATATCCGATACAGGTACTGAAATTTCATTGAATTCTTTAACATCGGTAACGGGTTCATTCATAGTAACAAATGGTATTACAGGTTCAATTAGAGCAACAAACGGAGTAGTTTCAGGTTCAACTCAAATTAGTTTAGCAGGAACATCCGACTATACTTCTTTATTTGGTGGAATTGCAGCATCTACATCTTCATTAAATACATTGACTGCTTCATTAGCAACAACATATGAAGGTAGAGCATCTGCAACTAAAACAATATTTTCAGGTTCATCTCAAATTTCAATAGCAGCAACTTCTGATTACACTTCTTTATTTGGGGGTATTGCATCAGCAACTGCATCTTTAAACGTATTTAGTGCATCCGAAAATGCTAAAAATAATACATTAGCAACTCTTACAGGTTCTATTGAAACTAAATTTGCGGCATTTGGTGCAAGTACTTCATCTTTAAATGCATTTACCGCATCTATTGATAGTAGATTTAGTGCATTGCAAGCATCAACGGCATCACTAAATGTGTACACACAATCTAATGATACCCTAAATACTACACAAAATAATAGATTAACTGCATTAGAAAATTCAACGGGTTCTTCATATTTTGTATCTCAATCTGTATATTTAATTAACAACTATACTGGTTCTGATGCAATATCTCAATCAGTTACAAATGCTAGATTGGCATCATTAGAAATTGCTTCATCATCTTTACAATCGTTTACTTCTTCGCAGAATACTAAAAATAGTACATTAGCTCTTTATACAGGTTCTGTTGATACTAAATGGTCTAACTTAGCGGTTTACACTGGTTCTATTGATACTAAGTTTTTAGCAGTTCAATCAACTACAAATTCATTAAACTTATATACGGCATCTGTATTAACCGCATTGACAGCAAGTGGTGTAAACTTGACTGCAAATGGTGCTTTATTGGTAACTTTGGATATTACAGGTTCTACTTTTAGAGGTGCAATTAGAGCAACAAATGGTGTAATTTCTGGTTCATCTCAAGTAGTTGGTTCTTCAATCACTACAAATACTATTACAATCGGTTCAACTTCAATTACATTGGGTGGAACTGCAACAACAATAGCTGGATTAACATCAGTAACTTCAACCGGATTTACGGGTGCTTTGACGGGTAATGCAGCAACTGCTACTACTGCAGTTTCTAGTCAATTTGTTGATTTATTGGCAGGAAGAACAGATTCTACTGCATACCCTGTTTTATGGGGAGTGAGTCAAGGAACTAATGGAACAACAGGTAATCCTAAAACATATGCGTTTTCATGTTCTAGTGTAACTATTACATCATCAACAGGTACTTTAACTGCTTCTGGATTAACAGAAACTTCTTCTAAGAGATACAAGGAAAATATTATACCTTTAGAAAACTCATTAAATAAGATAATAAAGTTAAGAGGAGTAAAGTATAATAAAATAGGAAACGATTCCCAAGAAATAGGAGTTATAGCAGAGGAGGTAGAGGAAGTAACACCTGAGTTTGTAGTTTATAATGATGAAGGTCAAGCAGACTCTGTTAATTATGGTAGAATGACTGCATTATTAATAGAGGGAATGAAAGAACAGCAAAAACAAATAGAACAATTAAAAGCAGAAATAGAACTGTTAAAACAAAAGTAATATGGAAATTAATTATACTTATAAGTTAGTAGGAGTAAAAAAAGTAAAATCATTTGATGGATTAGATGATATTATTATCAGTGCGGATTTTATAATAAGTGGTGAAATACCAGGACTACCAAAATTTGATTGGGCATTAGGTAGTGTTCCTGTTGATATTCCTGACCCGCTAACTTTTAAACCTTTTGCGGAAATAACAGAACAAGACATTATAAGTTGGGTACAAAATTCGCAGCCTATAGCTCATGTAAAGGATAGTTTAAGAAGAAGTATTAATGAACGATTTAGTGGGATTGAATATGTTGCATGGAATAATGAACCCACCTTTATGGAGACACAAGACCCAATCATTTCATAAATTATGAGAATAAATAACCAATCATTACAGGGTTATACTGCTACTCAATCATCAACTATAGGATGGAAAGATTGTGCTTGCGGTAAATCTGGTACTGCTACATATCAAAATCTTGGTTGTTTACAATTAGCTATAGCAAGTGGAAATCCTGAATTTTACTTTACAACATTTCAAGAAGAAATGGTTTCCAACAATAGTGGAGCTGATATACGGCATATAGGATGGACTACGGGTTGGAGAGTTAATACAAGTGGTACTATAGATAATCCAACTGGTAATGGAGCTTGTTATTTTATCCCTATGCAATACGATACTGATTCTGGTAATACAGACTGGTCTTATTGGGATATAACTACAAGAGCAATAACATGGAGGGCTTCAAGTTCAGCGGCTATATCAACTACTGTGCAACGTGTGATTGTGTATAGTGAACGAATAGATTTAATAACATTATCCTGCGTATAATATGGCTGTTTTAAAATCAAGTGAAGGTATATTTCTTAACAATTATTATAGCCTTAATAATAATTATGGATGTAAAATACATACATCAACTAGAACTTGGGCAGCATATGAAACGGGTATTAACATGTTTCAGATATACCAAAATGGTGCAACAAGTACTAGACAAACAATATCTATAGCTATAAAATGGGCAGCTATAAGAACATCGGGTTCTAAAACAGAATTACCTGCTCTTCATGCATCTGCTAGAGCTTCTTTAAATACTAATGGTACAATTAGTTTTGATTCTGGGTTTGATTGGCATGCTAATGGAGGTAACGGAATATTATGGCCAAGCATTGGAATGGGTGGTTCTTCTTTATTTATAGGTGCAGATAATGGACAATCTACAGGAATAATTGCTTCAATATGGATGAGTATATGTGTTCTTGAATGGGATAAATTAGTAGTAAATCCTTATAGCGATTAAATTATTATGGCAAGAATAATAGGAAGTGAGGGATTGATTATGAACCAAGCCAATGGTAATGCATATTGGATGTTATACTCACGTGGTAAAAATGATGTTGGTCCTTATATCCGATTTACTGTTTCTAGTGGGAATCCTGCCGTACATGTTTTTGTTAAAGGTTATGCTGCATTTACTCAAACAAATGGTTCTTTTGATTTTAATACATCATCTACATACTTTTTAGGTTTTTATTGTGATACTAGTGGAGGTATAACCGCTAATACTGGTACTTCATGGGTTAGTGGAGCAAATCTGAGTTTTGGTTGGAATACAGCAACTAGACAAGCTGATTTATGGCTTTCTTCTTCTAGTAATGGTGGATTTCCCGGTAAAGCAAGTATGGAGTGTGAAATATTTTGTGATAGATGGGATTATGTTTCCATATCCAATTTATAAAACAATTGTTTACTAATTATTTATTATTTATATGTGTACAATTAACTACTACATAATATGATTGATATGTCAAAAAATATTTAATGTTTTGAAAATAATTTTTATATTTATATTGAGATAATAAAATTTTTAAATTAGAATACAAAATGGCAGACAAAATAGTATCACCAGGTGTTTTTACAAAAGAAAACGACCTATCATTTTTACAACAAGGTGTAGCTGATATTGGTGCAGCATTTATCGGACCTTTTAAAGAAGGACCATTAGTTCCAACAATTGTTAATTCTCAAGCAGAATTTCAAACTTTGTTCGGAACAGTTGATGATACATACTACACACCTTTAGCAGTACAATCATATTTAAGAGAAGCAGGAACTGCTACAATTTGTAGAGTTGGGGGGATTGGTGGATATACTGAAACTGCTCCTTTATTATTAACAGTAACATCGGGTTCTATATCGGCATCTCTTGGTATTATTTATGGTACTGCAAGTGGTTCAAATGCAGGATTTACAGGAACAACTGTATCTGCAAATGGTTTTGGTGATTTTTTAATCTCTGGTTCAAACACAGGATTATTATCAGCATCATTAGACCCACAAGATACAAACGATATTGAAGCAGTATTTGGAACATCTCCATTTGGTTCTAAGAAACCATATGTTTATGGATTTTTCCAAAATGCATATTCAAATCAAGGACAAGCAATTGGGTATACAATAGCAGCAACTGCATCTGTAACTGTTTTAGGAAATCAATTATATACATTTGATGCACAGGAAGCTAAAACTCCATTTATTCAATCACAATTGATTTCTGGAGATAGAACAAATCTTTTCCGTTTTGAAACAATTGGCGCAGGAAATGCGGCAAATACTAAAGTTAAAATTGCTATTACAAATATTAAAGCAGCAGGTTCTGTAAATGGTACTGATTATGGTATATTTACAGTTGTTGTTAGAGATGGCGCTGATACAAACAAAAAGAGAGTTGTATTAGAAACATTTGCTAATGTAAATTTAGACCCTAACTCACCTAACTTTATTAATAGAGTTATTGGAGATAGAAAAAGAACTATTGGTTCAGATGGTAAAATAACTGAAACAGGTGATTGGGTTAATAACTCAAAATATATCAGAGTTACTGATATAAACTTAAATTCACCAGTTCAAGCAGTACCTTTTGCACATAATGCATATCAATTACCTATTTCTACATCAGCAGCAATTGGAAGTTTAATCCCATCCGCATCATTTGTTAGTTCTTCAGCAACACAATATGGTGGTATTGATTTAGATAATAATATAGATAATTCATTCTATTTAAATCCAATTCCAACTGGAGCAGGTGTAGGTGGAAACGTTGTATTTGGTTTAGATTCCGTTAATGGTGGTGCATTATCAGTAGGTTCAACATCGGCACAATTTTTAGTAGCATTCCAAGAAGGATTTAATGGTTTAGCACCAACAACACCTATCTATAAAGGAACTGATATTACCGCAGGAAACTCACAAGGATTTAACCTTTCTACATCATTATCATCTGGTTCAATTGCATACGGAAAACATATATCGGCATTATCTAATCAAGATGAATACGATGTTAATATGATTGTAACTCCTGGTGTTATTAGAAGATTGCACACATCTGTAACAACTAATATTTTGGATATGGTTGAAGCAAGAAGTGATTGTTTCTACATTATGGATACAACTTCATATACGGACACTATTTCACAAGCAATAACGCAAGCAGATGCAATTGATTCAAACTACGCAGCAACTTACTACCCTTGGATTAAAACTATTGATGTTAACACTAACAAATTAATTGCAGTACCACCATCAGTATTATTACCTGGAGTATTTGCATCAAATGATAGAGTAGCAGCTGAATGGTTTGCACCAGCAGGTTTAAATAGAGGTGGATTGATTGGAGCAGTTTCTGTTCAAAATCGTTTAACTCAATCGGAAAAAGATACATTATATGATGGAAAAGTAAATCCTATCGTTCAGTTTCCAGGACAAGGCATCGTAGTGTTTGGACAAAAAACATTACAAGATAAACCATCTGCATTAGATAGAATTAATGTAAGAAGATTATTATTAACCGTTAGAAAATACATCGCATCTACTTCAAGATATTTAGTGTTTGAACAAAATACTGCTGAAACTAGAAATAGATTTTTAAACATTGTAAATCCTTATTTAGAATCAATTCAACAAAGACAAGGACTTTACGCATTTAAAGTTGCGATGGATGATTCAAACAACACACCAGATGTAATTGATAGAAACATTATGAAAGGAGCTATCTACTTACAACCAACTAAGACAGCTGAATTCATTCAAATTGATTTCAACATCTTACCAACTGGCGCAGCGTTTAACGGATAATTTTAAAAAACCATATTTATTATAGAGAATAACATTTAAATAAAAAGAAAATGCCAGAAATATTAGAATTTGACAAGATATTTTATAAGAATTTTGAACCAAAACTTGGTAATAGATTCATTATGGAAATCAATGGTATAGAATCATACATTATCAAAACTGCAAGTAGACCAACATTTACTTCGGAAATAGTTGAATTAGACCATATCAACGTAAAACGTAAGATAAAGGGAAAATCTAACTGGGATGATATGAACATCACACTTTATGACCCAATTGTTCCATCAGGAGCACAACAAGTTATGGAGTGGATTAGAACATCACATGAATCCCTAACAGGAAGAGATGGATACGCTGCATTCTATAAGAAAGACATTACTTTTTATTTGTTAGGACCAGTAGGTGATAAAATTGAACAATGGACAATCAAAGGAGCATTCATTACATCAGCAAACTTTGGTGATTTAGATTGGTCTTCAAATGACCCGGTTTCAATTGAATTAACTTTAACGTTTGATTACGCGGTATTAGAGTATTAAAATTAAATAAAGTAATTGAAATAAGAGGGGAGCAGAAATGTTCCCCTTTATTTTTTTAAAAATGTAATATATATTAATAAACACATTAAGTTATATTATGGAAGAACAATTAGAACAACAAGTTACGAGAGGTTTAGGTACACCCCAAACTACAACTCAAAGAAACTTCCCATTTGCAACGGAAGTTATTTCATTACCATCAAAAGGATTACCATATCCAGAGCATTCGCCATTATCAAAAGGAGAAATAACTCTTAAACTAATGACTGCAAAAGAAGAAGATATTTTAACTTCTACAAATTTAATTCGTAAAGGAATTCATTTGGATAAGTTATTAGAATCTATTGTAGTAGAGCCTGGTGTTAATATAAATGATATTTTAATTGGTGATAAAAACGCAATTTTGATTATTACAAGAATGTTGGCATTTGGACCTGAATATGAGGTTACTGTAACAGATTCTGAATCAGATGAGGATGTAATTATAAAAGTGGATTTATCTAAATTAAAAACAAAAGAAATTGATTATTCTTTATTAAATAGAAATAATGAATACGATTTTACATTGCCAAAATCAAAAAATGAAATTAAATTTAAATTACTTACTCATGGAGATGAACTTGCAATTCAAAAAGATGTTGAAGCAAGTGAAAAAATATTAAAACAAGGTAATGAAATTACTACAAGATTTAGAAGAATTATTACAGAAGTAGATGGTAATAGAGATTTAGGATATATTAGTAATTTTGTTTCAAATAGATTATTGGCAATGGATTCAAAAGCATTGAGAAAGCATATTTTAGAACTTACTCCTGATTTGGATTTAAATATGGAATATGAAAATTCAATAGGTGAGACGGAGGCTCTCCGAATCCCGTTTGGGGTTGACTTTTTTTACCCTTCCGAGTAATTATTCTGTAGTATTGCATCAAACCATTTTTCAAATGATTTATTATGCAAATGGTGGATTTAATTGGAACGATTTATATTTTATGCCAACTAAACTTAGAGAGTTTTATTGGAAAGAATTATTAAAAACAAAAGAAGAAGAAAGGGAGCAAATTGAAAAATCCAAACCATCAACTTCAAATAATTCATCTAAAACTAAAAGAAGATGATATTTATAATAAAAATATAAATAAAATAAGGTATTATGCACAAAAAATTAATAGTAGAAGTTGATATCTTTGCCAAATTATTATCACTATTTTATGATAAAAAAGCAAAAGGTGAAGAAGATGATTTGGAAACGGTCATTGATTCATCCAATAATGTTGCATTTGATAAAGCATATAAAGCTTGGAAATCTGATAGTGAAAAACTATTAGTAAGTACTAAAAATTTATTAAAACAATCCGGAGAAAGTACTGCTAAGATAGATGCATTATTAAAAAAATACCATAATTATTAATAATATTATAGATGGCTAAATCGGACAATCTTAATTCTAGATTACTTTCTTTGAAAGAAGAAACTGACCAACTGAAAGAAAATCAATTGCAGTTGAAAAAGTTATATGCGTTAGAAGATAAGATAACCAATACTCAATTCAAAAAAATAGAATCATTAGAAACTCAGAACAAAGAATTAGAAAAATCTAAAAATAAATACGAAGTATTATTAAAATTACAAAAAGATAAGGCAAAAATATTAAAAGCTGAACTAAATGATTATGATGCTATTGATGCAAATTTAATTAGTATTGGCAATACTATAGGGAAAAATACAAAAGCATATCAGTTTCAAAAAGAAAAATTAGATAAAACAAAAGGTGTATTAGAAAGTATTGGAATTGTTATAAGTAAGAATTCAAAAATTAGTAATAAGGATAAAGGCCAGATGGTAAAGGTCTTAAAAGCTTATAAACAAAACCAATCTTCAATTTTAGAAGCAAGTAAGTTAAAAATTAAAGGTAAAATAACTGAACAAGAGTATCTTAAAATTATTGAAGAATCTAGAAAAGCATATTCCGATGTAAGGTCTGAAATTGAATTATCCGTTGATGCAAGTGAATTATTAGCACAAAACATTACTGATATGGATAATGAAATAAATTCATTTGCAAATTCGGCTAAAAAATCAGCATCGGTATTAAAAGGTTTTGAAAATTCAATAAATACAATAGCGGGTAGTGGTGTAGATGGTGTCAAAGAATTAGGAGATGTTTTAAAAATTGCCACTAATGGTGGAAAGGGGTTATCATTAGCATTGGGTGCATTAGCAGGTGTAGCCGCTGGTATGGCTTATAATTTTGGATTAATTGGTAATAAACTCGCTACAATAGCGGGATATGATTCAAAAATTGCCGGATTAACAGGAGAAATTGATGCAATAAATCAAAAAGTAAATATGGGTGTAAATGGTTTCGGAGAACGAAACTTTGTAATGGAACAAGCAATGCTTGATTTTAATTCATCCGTACAACAAATGGGAGCTGCATTTAATGCAGCATCTAAAACGGCATTATTTGGTAATAAATTAGGTAGTGTTGGATATGGTGCTGCTCAATTACAATTAGCAGGAGTTAGTGCTGAAGAAATTTCAACTTCATTATCCGCTGCAAGTAATGTAATGGGTAAACGGTTATCAAGTCAATTGGCTGCCGATATGGCAGTTATGTCAAAAAGAACAGGACAATCTGCTGAAAATCTTGCATCGGTTACAGAATACTTTATGAGAACGGATAAAGTAGGAGCAAAATCTGCAATTAATATGCAGGAAGGATTAAGAGCAATGGCGGATAGTGCTAAAGTTGATTTGGGCGGAGTAATGGAAGAGGTTGCAGAAGCATCAAAAGAAGCATTAGGATACCAAATTAAATCAGGTCCTGCATTAGCAAAACAAGTAATTTATGCAAAATCATTAGGTGTTTCATTTAATGATATAGCAAAAGCTGGTAAAAGTATGGTTTTGAACTATAAAGATAGTATCAAAAACGAAATGCAATTATCGGCAATGTTGGGTAGAAATGTAAATCTTTCAGAAGCCCGTTCTTTATTTGCACAAGGTAAAAACGATGAAGCATTAAAATCCATTCAAGCACAAGGTTTAGACCCTGCTAAAATGAATATGTTCCAACAAGAAGCATTACAACAAGCGTTGGGTGGGTTGGACTTAAATTCAATACAGAAAGTTGCACAAAATCAAGCTAGAAGTGGAGGCAGTTTAACAGAAGGAAATGTAGGTACTGGTAATAAAGAATTTTTATCTAGAGTAAAAGAAAGAGAGACTAGTTTAGCAGGAGCTAATGCTATGATTTCGGCAGCAACTGAATTACAAAGAATAGGATTAAATGCTGCATCAGAACAACAAAAACAACAAGCTATTATAGATGATGTTGGGGGTATTGCAAAATTAATAAATGAAAGAGACCAACAAGGTTTTTTAAAGAATGCCGAAACAATGCTAACAACTGCTTTAATAAGTACTGTTGCAACTGTTGTTACAACTTTTTTAATGAATAAAGGTGGTGGGTTATTAAGTAAATTTACAGGTAAAGGTATTGAAAAACCTCTTTCAAAAACGGCTGAAAAACCTCTTTTAAAAACGGCTGAAAAACCTCTTTCAAAAACGGCTGAAAAACAACTTACAAAACAAGCTGAAAAACAACTTGCAAAACAAGGTGGAAGAACCGCAGCAAAAGCTTTGGGAAAATCTTTACTTAAAAAAATACCATTTTTAGGACTTGGTATGGGTTTATTATTTGCAGGACAAAAAGCGCTTGCAGGCGATTTTACGGGTGCAGGATTGGAAGTGGCAAGTGGTGGGGCATCTATGATTCCTGGATTTGGAACTGCTGCTTCTTTTGGAATAGATGCAGCAATTGCAGCTAGGGATATGGGAGCATTTGATAGTAAAAACCCAACTGCTACTGTTAAAAAACCAGGAACAGTTTCTGCAAAATCAGCTTCTGTGGTAGGAAAGTCATCATTAGTATTATCCGATGTTCAATATCAGACAAGATTACAAATGAAAATGGTTGAATTACTTGGTACAAATGCTATATTATTACAATCAATTTTAGAAGAAACAGATAAAGATAAGAGTATTAAATTAAATGGAGTTAAATTAAATACCCAATTAATGTTTAATGCACGAAAGCAAATGGCAGTTTCAAGAAAAGAAGCAATAGGTACAAACGCATCTATGTAATAAATTTTAATAACTCATATTTATAGTAAATCAATAAACTATAAATGCCTACAATATTAGAACTTTTTAATTCTGGAAAAAAAGAATTATACGATAAAGAAATTATTCGTATAGAAAGTAAAGGATTAATTAATCCACCAAGAGTAGCAGCATTAGCAGCATCTTCTCCAAATACCCTTGCAGATTTAGTAGGTGGTCAATTAGCGGGAACAATTGGTGGAACTGCAAATAGACCTTCGGATACAATATTTAAAAAATATAATCCATTAGCTAAACCAATTACATTAACTGCCGCAACAACTGCTCAATTGCAAGATGTAGTTGAACCTGGTAAAGATTATGTGGTAAAACAAAACCCATCTCCGTCTTCAATTATAAATGATTTAGCAAAAGGAGGAGTATCGGCACAAAATGTTGTAACTAATTTGGCAATTCATGATTTAAATAAATATGGAAATAAAAATGGTTTAAAAAAATTAGGAGATTCTTTAAAAAATAAAACTAATAATACCGTTTATACAAACATAAAACCATTTTCAACACATTTAAATGGAAAGCAAAGAGATAAAACACAATTAAAAACATGGGATATGTCAAATGAAGATTTGAACACTATTTCATATTTTGAAGATGATAAGCAATTAAAAAATTGGATAAATGAAAATCGTTTTCAAAATCAAGTTACAATAACATTTCAAAAATATGGTAATAAAACAATAATTCCATTTGTAGGAGCAATAAGTGGAATAAGTGAAGATATACAACCTGAATGGAGTAATTTTAAATATGTAGGTTCACCATTTAAAACATATAGATATGGTGGAGTTGAACGTTCTGTAAAGTTTAATTTAAAATTATACTACATGGGAGTTGATGGAAAACAAACAATGGTTAAAAAAGTAAATTATCTTAAATCTTTAGCGTTTCCTGATAATGAAATTTCTGAAATAACATATGGTACTAATCAACAATCAAATCAATACGCATTTTCACCAAATTTAGTATTATTTTCAATTGGTGATTTATATAAAAATATGTTTGGATATATGGAAAGTTTATCAATTAGTATAGATGATAATACGGTTTGGTCAAATTTTAATCCAACAAATGAATCTCGTGGTGATAATGAATTATATCCATCTGTAATTGATGCATCTATTGGAATAAAAATAATTGAAAATCACAAAACTGAAAAAGATGGAACTATTACTAAATACAAATATAATTTTGATGGTAGAGGTGATACTTTTATAAAAGAAGAAAAAAAACCAGGAAATCCATTTAATTCAGATGGTTCAATTAAAAATAAAGAAATTAAACAAACATCTGTAAATATTACGCCACCTGTAATAAAATACCCATAATGGCAAGTAGATACCAATATACAACTCAATTAACAACATATAATACTAAAAGAAAGTATTTAAGTTCTGTTATATATCCTAAAATACAACCAACGGATAATGATATGTATATAATATCTGAATCAAGTGATAGATTGGATATATTAGCAAGTAAATATTATGGTGATAAATCTTATTGGTGGGTAATATCAATTGCAAATAATTTAAATGATGCATCATATCATATACAACCAGGTCTTCAATTAAGAATTCCATCCGATTTATCTACCATTTTAAGAAATTTTGACAAATTAAATAAATAAGTTATGTCAGTACCACATATAGAACCTCTTACAAAATGGGTTACAGATGAGTTAGATAGTAGAATTAAAAATCCAACTAATTTAATTAAAAGAATGCCATTTGTTATGCTTACATCTGCGGCAGTTGTAACAAAGCAAAAACAAACTCAAGAACAATTAAGAGAATCATTTGTTAATAAAAACTATAATGGTGAATATTATGGGTGTGTTTTAGCAAATACAACCGATGTAAGTAGATTATATCAAATAGGTGAAAGTATAATTGGATACGATTTAAAAGGTAAACCAATTAAAGTAATTGGTGAAACTAATAGAAAAACATCTGTACCATTAATTACTAGTTTAGAAATAGATACCGATGGTAATAATAATACATTAAAAACTGCAACATTACAAATAAAAGTTTTTACATTAAAACAATTAGAAATGTTTGAATTGTTTTTTTTAAGACCAAGTATGCGAGTTTTGTTAGAATATGGTAGTAATTCTGATTTGGTTTCCGATAATACTCTTATTAAATCAAATATGTTTCCAAAAAATAATTATGATGATTTTATTCAACAATTTACAGAATGGTTTTCACCACTGCCTAATGGTTGGAAAAAATCTAAAAAAAATTATTTAGAAAAATTAAAAGAAACAAAAGGAAATTATGATTATTGGGCTGGTCAAATTACTCAATTTTCATTTTCTATTGATGTAGATGGTACTTATAATGTTAGTTTAGAAGTTAGTGCAGGAAATGAATTAGTAACACAAATTCCTACCCAAGAAGCAAAGCCCGAAGGAAAGAAAAAAGCAAAAATTGAAAAAAATAATTATTTATCATATATTGCTAAAATAGAAGAAGATATTAACACTAAATTTGATACATTTAAAAATAAAACAAAATGGGAAAAAGAATTTTTTAATTGGGATGCAGTAAATTTAGAAACAAAAGATAATGCAATATCAAAAGATGCATATATTTCATTTCGTTTAGCATTAGAAATTATAAATTCATTAAATACCGATGTTCATATTAGATATGGGACATACGATGGGGGTAAAGATATTATACCAATAACATCTACCAAATATATCATGTCATCTTGGAAAGATTTTATTTTGCCTGGTGTTTTACCCAAAATAGAGGTAAATAAATTAACTGGAAAAATTGTAGTACAAACTAAACCAATTAAAAAAAATGGTAAAGATGTATATGAGATTGTACCAAACGATTTAACTATATCTTCTACGATAAATGGGTACTCATTTAATGTAAGTGATGAAAAAGATGCTATTAAAGATTATCAAATACCAACCGATGGAACTAATATAACTTTACCATATGTTGGAAATTTACTTAATGCATTTATAAAATATGATACATTTGTAAAAATTCATAAAAATTCATTTACGGTTGCAGATGCAATAACTTCATTATTAGAAATGTTTAATTTACATATGTATGGATTATGTTATTTAGAATTAGCATCCAGTGATGGAATTTTTTCAGATAGAAGTAAAGGGTTGACTATAATTGATAGAAAATTATTAAGAATAAAACCAAATACAAATGTTTATAGATTTAAAGTTGGGGCAATAGATTCAATTGTTCGTAATTTTTCATTTAGTTTAGAAATGAGTACCCTAATGCAAGGCCAAGCATTATATTCATCTCAATTGGCAATTGCATCGGCAGGAAAAAAAATAGATGATTTAAAAGATAAAAATTTAAAATATCCAATGGAAGCATTTTCAAATGCAGATTTATCATATGCAAAAAATGCAGATGGATATTATTCTATAAATTCAATTGAAGTTGAATTACAACATATATTGGCAAAAGAAAGAGAAGACAGAAATAAAGAACCAAATCCAACTGTTTCAACCGGAATTACTACAGATGATACAAACAAAGAAGAAAAAAATATTGTAGAAGAAGGAAAAAAAAATGAAGATATAATGAATGATAAATTCATTAGATTTAAAATGTCAAAAAATGAAAAATCAAGTATTAATTTAATATATGAAGACCCACAATTATTACAATATCATTTACATAAACAAAGTGAACCAAATGCAGTTATGATTTCTCCCATAGAAATTACTCTATCAATTGATGGGTTAGCAGGAATAAGTTGTGGTCAATATTTTAATATAGATGGTGTTCCGGAAATATATAATCAAAATGGAGTATTTCAAATTATGAATACAAAACAGGGAATTAATGAAGAAGGATGGTTAACTACTATAGTTGCAAATTGGCTACCAAAATATGAAATGTAATGTACGCAGATTTAATTAAAAATAAAAAATTACCATCATTAAATATACCACAGACGATTGTACCATCGCCAACGGAAAATGATTATGCAAAAGGTTTTATAGAAAGATTTTTTACTCAAAAAGCAAATGATATAAACGGGTTTGTTTATGAAATAGACCAAAAAACTTATATAAAATTATTAAAAAATCCATATTGGATATCTGAAAGTATTTATTGGAGAATAACTGGTCCTTTGGATATGGTATATAATGATAATGGTATGGTTATTGATAAAGGAGTATTTAATGGAAATACCGCATCTATAAGATTGGGTGCAGAAAAAATAAAGAATTTAGGGTTATATCTACTTAACATTTTACAATTTCATAAATAAATTTTGAAATGTAAATTATTTTTTGTATCTTTGTAGATATGAATATAATTGAGAAAGATAAAGATTTACACCTATTAAATCCAAAGGAGATTTTACTGATAGTTCCTGTATGGAGTTCTCAAAGGGGGCATCAATCAATGTTTCCAATTTCATTTGTATATATAAAAACCAAAGATACGGATTTTATTTTAAATTTCCAACACATAGATGCAGATTCCGTTACTCCATTTCCAATATCCAAACTCTGCAATCCAAATACATTAGTATTAGGAAACCGATATATCCAATCAATCGGACTTGATTATGAGTGGGTATACTTTGAATCAGTAGGTAAACCATTTGTATTTAATGATTTTGCAGAAACTCTTTTTAAAGGGTATAGAAACGATTATCTTTTTAACAACGATTGTATTCCTCTTATGAAGTGGTACGAACTCTTAAAATTAATACCTGAAGGTTTTGAGATAAAGAATTGGTATCGTAAGTATTCAGATTCAATCTCCTTATTAGGAAAAGTGGAAGGGGCGGGGGTTGCAGTTGAAGTGGAAAATTTTATTGATAGATTTAGCTTCAATTCCCACTACATCAATGAGGGTAAGGTACACACACAATACAATCCATATACCATTACGGGTAGACCATCTAATAGACATTTAAACGTAAACTACTCTGCTCTTCCTAAAGGTGATGGGAGTAGGGGAACTATCATTAGTAGGTGGAGTTTTGGGAGTTTAATTGGATTTGATTATGAATCGTATCATATCCGTTTGATTGCGGGGTTGATAGGGTATAAGTTTCCAACGGGTATATCTGCTCACCAATATCTTGCAAACCATTATGGGTGTGATTACGAAACCTCAAAGGGATTAACCTTTAAGTATTTGTATGGGGGGTTGGATGAATTTGCAAGAGGGATACCATTCTTTCAAAAAGTAGATTCATATATAGAAAGTTTGTATCAACGGTATGTAATTTCGGGTAAGTTAACGACACCTCTATTTAAAAGAGAAATCCAACATAACCGAATTGAATCACCTAATCAACAAAAAATATTTAACTATCTTCTACAAGCATTAGAAACTGAAATAAACTATATGAAGATGGTAGAGATGTTAGAATTTATGAGTGGGATGAAATCAAAAATTGTTTTATATACTTATGATGCATTCTTAATCGACACTCACCCATCGGAGAGGGAAAGGATTTTGAACCTCCTACCGACCATTATAGAAAAAGGTGGATTCCCCGTTAAAGTAGAGGAAGGAAAGAATTATGATAATTTAGTTCATTTACAATAAAATTTATATTTATACAATATACAGAAATACAAACATATAAAGGTATGAAAAAAACTATATTGAAAGAAATTAAAGAAATGAATAAAATTGCAGGTACTAAAATGACCAAAGAGCAAGAAATTTCTTTTATTAAAAATCGTTTAAATGAATTAGAATTTAATTCTCAAAAAGAATTAGATGATTATAAAAAAAATCATAAAGTAAGACCTGGAACTAAATTAACAGTAGCACCTTTAACAAAAAGAATAGGTAATGCAGTTTCCAAAGGAACGGAAAAAGCTGCCGATGCTATTGGTAAAGTAATCTATACAACTAAATTAGGTAATTCTACTATGAAAGGAGCACTTCGTATAGGAAACAAAGTTGCTAATAAATTAGGATTGGGTGGTATGACTGACAAAGAAAGTGATGCAGAAGTAGATGCATGGAAAAGAATTTATAGTAAAAAGAAAAAATAATGTATCCAAATTTTGAAGAGATATTAGAAGAGTTAAGTTATAAGGTAGGGATTGTGGATTTAACAAACGAATCCCACAAACAAATATTGGTAAAACTTTTAAGAGAAAGAGGTATAGATTCTGCACAACAACTTACAGATAGAGCATCTGTTGTATTTGAGTATATAAAAGAAGAAACTAAGAAAGACCCGGCACTTTCTGCAATGCCAAAAGATGGTGGTAAGTTGGTTTACTTTGGTAGTAAGGAAGCAAAAGCAGATGCATTAAAAGCAGGAACTCACACAGAACCAACATCTCCAAAAACAGCTACACCACAAACTGCACCAAAAGTAGATATTGGGGTTAGTAGTGCTGAAAAGAATGCAAAACCAACTCCAACAGAACCAACAACCAAAACCGTAACAAAAGCACCTAAAGAATTAGATGACAAGCAAGAAAAAGTTAGACAAAATTTAAACAACGGAGATTTATCAGAACTTATTAAAACATCGGATGAAGTAAATGATTTAAGAGATAGGGGTATTGCGGGAGCAGGTGGTTCAGTTGCATCATACGGTGAAATGGCATTGACACGTGCTGCAAATGATTTAAAAGGAGATGGGTATTCTAAATTTAAAGAAACTAATAAAGAAGCAATTGAAGTAGAAAAGAAAAATATTCTTGCAAACTCAAAAGCAAATGCTAGAAAAGTTAAAGAAGTTTCTAAACAATTGGGATATAAATTACCTGAAGATGAAGAAAAGGTTATTGAATATATTGCAGAAAGAAAAGTATATGGTGATTTAGAGTTAGAAAGATTAAAATCCAACCCTAACTCCCTTTGGCATAATAAAGGTACTAAAGGTTTTAATCAACCTGATGAAGCCAAAAAAGAAATCGCATTTAGAAACTGGGCTGATGCTGAATTTGATGGGGCACTTGCTACTTTATATGAGATTGAAAATAGTAGTAATATTGATACATCACAACCATATCATGTAATTCAAAATAATCCATTAAAAGGTGGTGCAGATGATGCAATATATACTCATTTAATTGATAAGTTAGAAGAAGCAAAAAAATCTGGAAATGCAGATGATATTAAACATTATGAACAAGAAATCAGAGCATTTGAGAAATTAGGATTCCATGATACTATGGCAATTGGTAAAGATAAAAATGGAAGAACTACCATATTGCATATTACAAATAAAAAAGCAAATGATTTGAAAGATATGTGGGCAAACACTACTCCTGAGTATATGTTGGCTAGTATCATAAAACAATTTGGTCCAGAAGTATCCGAAGCAGTAGTAAATTTTGCAAAAGATGGTATTGAAAGATGCAAAGATGGTAAGCAAGCAACTAATAGAGCGTTTGCATCTATGAAAATTGATGAAAATTTTGTTAAAATTAGTGAAACTGAAGAAATGCAACCATATATGAATGCTTTAAAAGAACAAAAAGAATTCAATAAATGGGCTAAGTCAAACGGTGTGGATTTAGAAACGGCATCAAATGCGGAAGTTTTAGCAGCTACTCAACAATATATAAAATCGGAAGAAGCGAAAGGTAAAACAGTTGGTTATAAAAAATTTGGTAAAGTTCTTACAAAAGTTGGTGAATTTGCACAAACTACAAAAATGAAACAAAAATATACTGATATAGATTTTAATTCAGAATCAGTTGCATCGGCAGTTAAGAATAAAAATGATGAAAAAGATTTAGTTTCAGCGGTTCATACCGATATGGTAAATGAAATTTCTAAAGCTGATAAAGAAAAAGGATTTCCAGATAAAGATGGAAATAATGGTCCTCACACAGAAGCATATATTACAACAGTATTTCATTCAATGCACTTTGATTTAATGGTTGAAAACTTTGATAATAGTTTAGCAGCAGTAACTGGTATTAGAGGAAGTAGACCTGCTGATTTTAGAGGATGTTTAGCAGAATTAAGTGGATTTAAAGGAGATATTGAATCGGAAGAAGGAAGAGCAAAATTAAATCAACACCTATTAAAGAAGTGTAAAATAAACGCAACTACTGGATTTATTGAAATTACAAGTCCAAACGGAACGGTTTCATTAGCAGAAGATAGTTGGAGAACATCGGGTGAAAGTAAAAAAGTTGAGAAAAAATTAGGTGATGGGTTGAGTCAATGTGTTGCTTCAAAAGTAGATAGTAGAAAAAGTAGTAAATAAAATCGTTTTTAGTTTGTAATTTTATATTTATCCGTAAAGTTAATAAACTAATAATAGATGAATACACAGTTATTATGTCTCTTTACTACCAAAGAAGAACTAGATAAATCATTAGAATTCGTTCTAAACCAATATATACTTACAAATCCAAACGTTTTTGTATTAGAAAGCAAAACAAATTTAGGAGAACTTTACATTACATTTAATGTAGAAAAGGGTTCTTCCGCAATTTCTTCCGAATGGAAGACAATTTTAGTTCATAGAAAAAAACAATCCAATACAATCTACACTATCAACGCACTTAATGAAGTTGTTAAATCAAAAACAGGTGGTATGTTAGATAATACTTATCAATTAGAGTGGGATGAATACAAAAATTGTATCATCACAACATCTCCAACAGGATACAAAAAAATTCCTACAAAAGTTTTTAAAGCAATTAATATAGATAATTTGGAAAATTAAAATATTTTCCGTATATTTGTATTAATGAAAGCAGAAAAATTCGTCCCATTACAAATTTCGGAGAATAATCCAAACGAAGTATTTGAAAATCATAAAAAGGATATTGCAAAGGCAATAATTCTTGCAATAGATTATGCAATTAGAACTAGAAAAAAGAAGATTGATTTTGCTCAAATAAATGTTAAAGGTGTTCTTATTATTGCGCTTTCAATTAAAAATAATGAATTTGGTGGATTAATAGCAGATAATTTAAAAATATTAGAAGAGGAGGAAGAATACGAAATATGTGCTTTAGCTTTAAAACTTAAAAACAAAATAGATAAACAAAATGAAACAGTTACTAAAAAGGATTGAATTTTGGTGTGATATTCACTTAGTGTATTTCCTATATAATGGAAACAAAACGGAAAAATATTATCAAATGTTAGAAAATAAATGGGGAATTAAAAAATAAGTTATGACAGAAACACAAATGCCTGAAGCAATTGCATATTGCGAAGAAATGTATCCACAAACAACGGATGAATTTAAAAATATTTTAGATGAGATGTATCTTACATTTTGTAAGAAACAAAGAAACTACGGACCTGGAAACATCTCAGTAGGAACTACTTTACAAACCAAAGAAGATATTAAGTTATCATTAACAGGATTGTGGTTTAGACAAAACGATAAAATAAACAGATTAAAACAATTAGTAGTTATGGGGCAACCAGATGAAGTTGGAGAATCTGTTGAAGATACTTACCAAGACCTTGCCGTATATTCCGTAATTGCTCAATTAGTGAGTAGAGGAAAGTGGGCAAAATAAAGTTTGGAAAAGTGAAAAAAATATTGTATCTTTGTTACAATAAAAGTAAAAAGGTTATATTTAGATATAGGTAATCATGATATAACCTTAAAATTTAAAACAATTTATTAACACTTAAAATTTAAAAAAGCAATGGATATTTCATTAGCATTAAAGAGATTTAGCTCTCTTCAAACAAACACAAAGAAATCGGATTCAATCTGGAAACCGGCAAACGGAAAATCTCAAATCCGTTTAGTACCTTACAAATTTAATAGGGATAATCCTTTTATTGAATTGTATTTTCATTACAACATTAATAACAAAACTTATTTATCTCCAATTTCATTTGGTAGACCTGACCCAATCGTAGAGTTTGCAGAAAAACTTAAACGTACAGGTGATACAGATGATTGGAAAGCAGGTAAGAAGATGGAGCCAAAATTAAGAACATTTGCACCAGTTATTGTTAGAGGTAAAGAAAATGAAGGTGTAAAATTTTGGGGATTTGGTAAGACTGTATATCAAGATATTTTAGGATATATTGCAGACCCGGATTATGGTGATATTACAGACCCACATTCAGGACGTGATATTGTATTAGAAGTAGTATCTGCCGAAGAATCAAATGCAGCATACCCAACAACTACAATCAGAGTTAAACCTGCGGTATCTAAAATTTTATCAGATGCAGAAGCAGTAACTGAATTATTGAACTCACAAAAAGATATTACGGAATTATATTCTGAATTATCTTATGCAGAATTGAAATCAGTATTAGAAAATTGGCTAAACCCAACTGCAGGAGCAAATGGAGATAGTGATGAGGTTGTTGCTGAATTAGAAGCACCAAAATCAAAACCATCCGGCATCATTCCCGAATCAAAACCAGTAATAGATACACTACCTTGGGATGATGGAATTTCTTCAGCTCCCGCACCAAAAGCAGCAGTAACAACAAAAGATGATGTTACTTCGGCATTTGATGATTTATTTAACAACTAAAAAAAGTTACAAATGGCAAAAAGAGAAGATGATTTAGCAAGTTTACTTGCCGATTCTCTAAACAAACAAAATAAGGATGGGAAGATTGCCTATTTCTTAGACGATGATAGTTCGGATGCACCGACAAACGTCAAAGATTGGTTATCTACGGGAAACGCAATGTTAGATGTTGCAATCTCAAACAGACCTTATGGTGGATTGCCAGTTGGTAGAATAACAGAAATAACGGGTTTAGAGCAGAGTGGAAAATCTCTGCTCTCTGCCCATTTATTAGCTGAAGCACAACGTAAAGGTGGTGTTGCAGTTCTGATTGATACCGAAACCGCAGTTAGTAGAGAATTTTTAGAAGCAATTGGAGTGGATATTTCCAAACTCCTTTATGTTTCAGTAGATACCGTTGAAGGTATTTTTGAAGCTTGTGAAACAATTATTGAGCAAGTTCGTAAGGGTGATAAAGATAGACTAGTTACAATCGTAGTAGATTCAGTAGCAGCAGCATCTTCAAAGAAAGAGATGGAAGCTGATTATGATAAAGACGGTTACGCAACTGATAAGGCAATCATCATTTCAAAAGCAATGAGAAAGATTACCAATATGATTGGTAGACAATCTATTGCGTTAGTATTCACAAACCAATTAAGACAGAAGATGAACGCAATGTTTGGAGACCCGTGGACAACATCGGGTGGTAAAGCATTGGCATTCCACGCATCTGTTAGATTGAGATTGAAGAATATGGGACAATTAAAAGCAGGAGATAGAATCGTAGGTATTAAGGTTCGTTGTCAGGTTATCAAAAACAGAATGGGACCTCCTTTAAGACACGCAGATTTTGATATTTTCTTTGATAGAGGTATTGATAATTATGGTGGATGGATTTCAGTTATGAAAGAGCAAAAATTGGTAAAACAAGGTGGTGCTTGGTACACATATACTGATATTGCTTCAGGTGAAGAAATTAAATTTCAAGCAAAAGACTTTGTATCTATTTTAGAAGATGAGGAATTGAAAGACCAAATCTATCGTAGAATTTGCGAAGCAACTATTTTACAATACAAAACATCAGCATCAGAGGAAGTTGAAATAACAACGGATGAAGGCAATGAGTCAGATTAACAGAAGGTATTTAGATATACTAAAACAAATAGATAAAGAACATAATGAATTTGGTGATTTACATCGTAACTCCAAAACATTAATTATTGATGGTCTTAATACTTTCATTCGTTCTTGGTCAACTGCTCCAAATCTTAATGATAATGGAGACCACATAGGAGGCATAGTCGGTACTTTAAAAAGTATCGGCTACGCAATCCGTACAATCAATCCTACCCGATGCATTATTGTATTTGATGGTAAAGGTGGTAACAAAAGCAGACAAGATATATACTCTGGTTACAAAGCAGATAGAGGCAACAACAAAATCAAAATGAGATTGAATCGTGCTGCATCTGTTGAAATGAATCCGGAAGAGGAAAGTCAATCTATAAGAAGACAAATGGTCGGATTAGGTGAATTACTGTCTTCTTTACCAGTATCCATTATGATTTATGATGGGATTGAAGCGGATGATGTTATTGCTTATATTACTACTCAATTAAAAAAAGAAGATGAGAAGATTGTGATAATGAGTTCCGATAAAGATTTCATTCAATTGGTAAATAAAGATGTGAGTGTTTATTCGCCATCTAAAAAGAAAATCTATAATATACCAGAAGTGGTAGAAGAATTTGGTATTCATCCACACAATTTTATCAATTTCAGAATGATTGATGGTGATAAATCTGATAATTTAAATGGGTTACCTGGATTAGGATTAAAAACAATTATAAAAAACTTTCCAATATTAAGTGAAGAAACGGTACAAACTACTGAATCTTTATTAGAATTTATCAAAGAGCAACCAAAGAAAACAAAAGCTTACGATTTATTTGAAAATAACTTGGAAATATTAAAAAGAAATCGTAAATTGATGCAATTATCCGAACCAGAATTTAGTGGTACTCTTCGTATGAAGATTATAGATAGATACAACGAAAATACTGTTAAGTTTGATAAGCAAGGTTTCTTAAAATTGGGATTAAAGCATAAAATATTAGATGCATTCCCTAACATAACCGATTGGTTACAAAGTACATTTTTACACATTTCACAATTTTAAAACAAATGGCAGAAGAAAGATTAGCAAAACCGTTAGGAGATAGAGTTCTTCTAACAGAATTAGAATCAGAGGTTTCACAAACAGCAGGTGGCATTATTATACCTGATTCGGTTAAAAACGAAGATATTAAAAGAGCAAAAGTAGAATCAGTAGGACCTGGTATTTACACACAATCTGGAACATTGATTCCAATGAATTTAGAAGTAGGTGATGAAGTAATAATTCCACCATATCATCAAGGATTGGAAATTAAAGTAGGAGGTAACAAATACATCCTATTAAGAGAATCAGAAATTTTAATGGTAGTTAAATAATTTAAACAAAACACGGAACATATGAAGTGTATTAAAAGTAAAGAAGGAGAAATCCGCAGAGTAAAAGAAGAGGAAGCAGATTTAAAAGTATTACAATATGGTTGGGTGTTTGTTCCTAAATCAGAATGGAAAGCATTACGAAAACCAAAGAAAACCGACGTAGTTAACGACCAAGCTACCGACGTAGCTGAATTATCAATTGAGGAAAAAAGATTAGCTAGAAAGAAAAAAAATAAATAATGGAAGCAGTAGATACATTGGTAAAGTATGGACAATCGTATCAATCTAAAGTAGTTGCTTCTCTTATATCAGATGTAAAATTTTTAGAGCAGGTAAGTGAAATCACCAAAGCCGCATTCTTTGAATCCGAAGCAAATAAATGGATTATAAACGAAGTAATTGATTACTTTGGTGAATATCGTGCAGTACCAACAATGGAGGTTTTCAAAATCAAAGTTGGTACGATTGAGGATAAAGGATTAAAACAAACAATTATTGAACAACTTAAAAATGTGTATCAACAATTGGAGGCAAATGATTTGCCTTATGTTAAAAACGAATATCTTACATTTGCTAAAAATCAAAAAGTAAAAGATGCTCTTTTAAAATCTGTTGAATTATTAAAGTTAGGTCAATACGATAGAATTATTGACACTATGACAGCAGCATCCAAAGTAGGTGTTGAATCCGATTTAGGTTTAGATTACATTGAAGAATTTGAATCAATTATGGAGGACGTAAAAAGAGATTCAGTACCTACTGGATGGGATGTGATTGATGAACTAATGGATGGTGGGTTAGGACCAGGAGAATTGGGAGTAGTTATGGCGCCATCTGGAATCGGTAAGAGTTGGTTTTTATCTAAAATAGCTTGTTCAGCATTACAAAGAGGAATTGATGTATTACATTATACATTGGAATTATCTGAAAGTTATGTAGGTCAAAGATATACAACAATCCTTACTAATATTGGAACATCCGAACATAAGGATAGAAAGGATGAAGTTATTAGAAAAATTAAAGCAGTTCCTGGTAGAGTTCGTATTAAATATTATCCACCACAATTCGCATCAGCTAAAACCCTATCTGCTCACGTTGAGAAGATGAGACAAATTGGTTTTAATCCAAAACTTATTATTATTGATTATGCCGATTTATTAAAATCCGGAAATGGTAGTAGAGATGGGTTGTATGCAGAGTTGGGTGGAATCTATGAGGAGTTGAGAGGATTGAGTGGTATTGCTAAAATACCCATATGGACTGCAACACAAACTAATAGAGCAGCAATTGACCACGAGGTTATTCAAGCAGATTCGGTTGGGGATTCTTATAAGAAAGTTCAAACTGCTGATTTTATTATGAGTGTTAGTAGAAAGACTAAAGATAAGTTATCAAACACAGGTCGTATTCACATCGTTAAAAATCGTTTTGGACCAGATGGATTAACATTTCCTGCAAAGATTGATACGTTTACAGGTGTTATGGATGTGTTTGCAGCTTCATCCGCAGATGGTATGGCATCTACTAGAGATAGTAAAAATGGAGAGGGATTGGAAAAGAAATTACTACACAAAAAGTATGTTGATAATATGGGATAATTGTATAAAATTTTCTAAAGAAAACGGAAAATTTATGAAATGATTACATAGTTATAACTACACTTTGAACAACAAATTTTAAAAAATATGAGCAAATTATTTACCGAAAGGATACCATACAAACCATTTGAATATCCTATTTATTACACAGATGGTTGGTTACAACAAGCTCAGGCATTTTGGTTGCATACTGAAATTTCAATGCAAGGAGATGTTAAAGATTGGAACGAAAATCTATCAGCAGAAGAAAAGCATTTAGTTGGAAATATTCTTTTGGGTTTTGCTCAAACAGAATGCGCAGTTTCCGATTATTGGACAGGTATGGTTACTAAATGGTTTCCAAAACATGAAATTAGACAGATGGCTATGTTATTTGGTTCACAAGAAACAATTCATTCAGTTGCATATTCTTATTTAAATGAAACATTAGGATTAGATGACTTTGCAGGATTTTTGCATGATGATTCAATGAAAGCTAGATTTGAAAACTTAACTCAAACTACGGCAGATTGGACACCTGAAGATTTACAAAAAAATGTAAAAGCAAGAATTGAAGTAGCAAAAAGCTTAGCAATCTTTTCAGCATTCACAGAGGGAGTAGCTCTTTATTCATCATTTGCAGTTCTTTATAGTTTCCAAATGAGAAACAAATTGAAAGGAATTGGACAACAAATGAAATGGAGTGTTAGGGATGAATCATTACATTCAAAGATGGGATGTCAATTATTCAGACATATGTGTAGTGAATATCCTGAATTGTTAGAAGAAGCAAAATCTGCAATCTATCAAGCAGCACACATTATGCAAGGGTTGGAGTTTAATTATATTGATAAGATTTTTGAAATGGGTGATTTAGAAAATCTTAAAAAAGAAGACCTTAAAAACTTCATTTCACAACGAATTAACGAAAAATTAGGAGAATTAGGTTATAATCCTACACCCGGAGGAGATGAGTATTTTACTTACAATGCAGAATCGGCAAATCAATTGGAATGGTTTTATAATCTTACCGGTGGCGTTACACATACTGATTTTTTTGCTATGAGACCTACCGATTATTCAAAACCAGGTGAAGGTGAAGATTGGGGAGATATATTTTAATTAAATTATGAGAAATTACGGAGAAGAATTAGGCTGGCAAATAAATGTAGATTTTCCAGACTGGGGAAATAATGAGGTATATGTAAAAACTATATCTAAAGGATATTTACAATATGGTGAGAAACCAAAGGATGCCTATTGGCGTGTATCTACAAAAATTGCACAACGATTAGGAAAACCACAACTTGCTACAAAGTTTTTTGATTATATTTGGAAAGGGTGGTTGTGTTTAGCAACGCCGGTATTATCAAACACAGGTACAGATAGAGGATTACCAATCTCTTGTTTTGGTATTGATGTTGGAGATAGTATCTATGAGATTGGCTCAAAGAATTTAGAATTAATGTTGTTAGCAAAGCATGGTGGTGGTGTTGGTATTGGTATAAATCAAATCAGACCGGCGGGTACAAAGATTACAGGCAATGGTACATCGGATGGTGTAGTTCCATTTTGTAAGATTTATGATTCAACTATCCTTGCTACAAATCAAGGTTCAGTTCGTAGAGGTGCAGCATCTGTAAATATGAACATTGAACACAAAGATTTTGAAGATTGGTTAGAGATTAGAGAACCAAAAGGTGATGCAAACCGTCAATCTTTAAACTTACATCAATGTGCAGTAGTTGGTGATAAGTTTATGAGAAAGTTGCAAGAAGGAGACCCGGAAGCTCGTAGAAAATGGAGTAAACTATTACAAAAAAGAAAAGCAACTGGTGAACCTTATATTATGTTTAAGGGTAATGTAAACAAACAAAATCCAGAAGCATATAAAAAGAACGGATTGAAAGTTCATATGACAAACATTTGTTCTGAAATAGTTTTACACACAGATGAATCGCATTCATTTGTATGTTGCCTTTCATCTTTAAATTTAGCTAAATACAATGAATGGAAAGATACTGATTTAATTTATACATCTACAATCTTTTTAGATGGTGTATTAGAGGAGTTTATCCAAAGAGCTAAAGGATTGACTGGATTTGAAAATTCAGTTCGTTCTGCATCAAAAGGAAGAGCATTAGGATTAGGGGTTTTAGGATGGCATACATACCTACAACAAAAGGGTATTCCATTTGAAGGATTGTCAGCACAATTTGAAACTCGTAAGATATTTTCTCAAATGAAAATTGAATCAGAAAGAGCAAGTAGAGATATGGCATCTGAATACGGAGAACCCTTATGGTGCAGAGATACGGGTTTCCGTAATACTCATTTAAGAGCAGTAGCACCGACGGTATCTAACTCTAAATTGAGTGGTAATGTAAGTAGTGGTATTGAGCCGTGGGCAGCTAATGTATTTACAGAACAAACTGCAAAAGGAACATTCATTCGTAAAAATCCAGAGTTAGAAAGGGTGTTAAGAAAGATGAGTAAAAACACCAAAGAAGTTTGGGATAAGATTTTAGCAGATGAAGGATCTGTACAAGATTTGGACTTTTTAGATGATTGGTGTTTTTCAGATGGTAAATTAGTTGAATGTAACGAAATATCAATAGATGAAAGAGCACATAGAGCTAGTTCGGTTAAAGATGTATTTAAAACATTTAAAGAAATTAATCAATTGGATTTAGTAAGACAAGCAGGTGTAAGACAACAATATATTGACCAATCAGTTTCATTAAATCTGGCATTCCCTGCAACCGCAGAACCAAAATGGATAAACAATGTAACAATGACCGCTTGGAAAGAAGGTGTAAAAACCCTATACTATATGAGAACTGAAAGTGTATTAAGAGGAGATATTGCTGCAAGAGCAATGGATGAGAATTGTGTTAGTTGTGAAGGTTAATAAATAAACATTTTATGGGTGAGAACATATCAAGTAAAAACAAAGAATTGACTGAAAAAATAAAAGAAGAATTAATTGATAAACCAAAAGGACCAATTAAGTTTCAGATACAATTAAACGAAGAACAAAAAGAAGCAAAAGAAAAAATATTAAATAACGCAATTACAATCCTAAGTGGTAAAGCAGGTAGTGGTAAAACGCTTTTAGCTTGTCAAGTAGCATTGGATATGTTATTTAAAAAAACAGTTCATAAAATTATCATCACTCGTCCAACGGTATCAAAAGAGGAGATTGGATTTTTACCAGGTGATTTAAGAGAAAAAATGGAGCCGTGGATGCAACCCGTATATTCCAATTTTTATCAATTATATAACAAAGAAAAAATTGATAAAATTTTAGAAAACGGACAAGTTGAAATTGTACCCCTTGCATTTATGCGAGGTAGAACATTTTTGGATTCGTTTATTATTGTAGATGAAGCACAAAATTGTACCAATGACCAGATGGAAATGATTACATCTCGTTTAGGTTTACGAAGTAAAATGGTTGTATGTGGTGATTCACAACAAGTAGATTTAAAGTATAAAGGAGAAAGTGGATTTAAGTTTTTAGTAACTGCTGCAAAGAAGATTAAAGATATGGATTCCCAAACTTTATTAGTAAATCACAGGCATCCAGTAGTAGATGCATTATTAGATGCATATGATGAATTTAAAGAAAAACAAAATAAAGAAGGAAAATAATTATGATTAGTGTAAAAAAATTCTCCGCAAGTTGGTGCGGCCCATGCAAAACTTTAAAACCAATTTTTGAAGATGTAAAAAATGGTTATGGTAATGGAATTGTTCAATTTGAAGAATATGATGTAGATGAATCGTCCGATGTTGCATCTAAATATAGTATCCGTTCAGTGCCAACTGTTATTATTGAAAAAAATGGTAAAGAAGTGGGTAGATTTGCAGGTGTTCAATCTAAACTTGCTTATGTAAATTTAATCAACGAACATATATTAAAATAAAATAAATTTGTGATTATCAAAAAAATTGGTTATATTAGAAGTATGTTAAGAGGTGAAGCGCATCCAATGCACAAATTGACTGAAGAGCAAATATTGCAAATCAGAGATTTATGGAAAATAGGTCATAGAAATATTAGAGTTATATCCAGAAACTATGGAGTTTCACCTGCTAATATAAAAAAAATAGTTACGAACAAAACATGGACACACATGATAAAGTGGCCTTATGAAAGAACTCAATAAGTTATATTGTGATACATCAAAATTAGTTGTAAGGCAAGTAAACAAAAATATAGCAAAAGATATCATTGTCAATAACCATTATAGTGGTATATGGACGAAGGTATCTTATGCTATTGGTTTGTTTCATGTATCAAATGATGAACACAAATTCTTTGGTGGAGTTAATGAAAAACTTATTGGAGTAGCTTGTTATGGTGACCCAGTTGGTAGACATTCCGGCGCATCAATTTCGGAACTATTGGATAGAACTGAAGTATTGGAATTGACACGATTATTTGTATTTGATGGATATGGTTCTAACATTGAAAGTTGGTTTGTTGGTAAATCATTTGAATGGTTGAGAAAAAATGTACCACATATTAAAGCATTGGTATCATATTCAGACCCAAAAGCAGGTCATTTAGGAACTGTATATCAAGCAACAAATTGGATTTATCAAGGAAATAGAATCAGACCAAATGATAGTTGGTCTTTTAAATGGAGTGAGGATGATGAATGGCATCATAGTAGAACATCATTTGTAAGATATGGTACTAATGACCCAAAAGCAATTCAAACAATGGTATCAATGCCATTTTGGATTAAGAAAGAACCGAGAAAACATCGTTATGTTTATATACTTTTGAATGGTAGAGAAAGAAAGAAATTATTAAAATCTTTAAAGTATCCATCATTACCATACCCAAAAGCAAAGGAGGAATTTATTGAAGAAATACATAAATTAGAACCAATTGAAAGAATTAAATAAGTTATATTGTGATACGAGCAAAGTATCTATTAGAGAAATCAATAGTAATGTAGCCAAAGAGATTATAGTTAAAAAACACTATACTCACGCTTGGACTGCTTGTAGATATGCATTAGGTATATTTTACAAAACTGATAATCAAAATGTAATTGGTGATGATGAAATCCTAATTGGATGTATGGTTTATGGATTTCCAGTAGGAGCTAGAGCATCTACATCGGTATGTGAGGGATTGACAAAAGATAACATTTTAGAATTGACACGATTATATTGCGATGATGGTTATGGTTCTAATATTGAATCATACTCATTAGGACAATCATTCAAATGGTTTAAAGAAAATGATAAAGCAATTAAAGTATTAATTTCTTATGCAGATAATGGACAAGAACATTTGGGTGGTATTTACCAAGCAACAAATTGGATTTATCAGGGATTAAATACAGATATTGCTTTAATGCCAAATTATGGTATTTCATTATCGGATTCCCCATTCAAATGGATTCATAGTAGGACTGTATTTACCAAATGGGGTAGTGGTAATTTAGAACATCTTCGTAGAGAAATCGGTAAAGATGGTTATAAACAATTTTGGAGAAGAGAAGAGCCACCAAAACATAGATACATACAAATCATAGGAGCAGATAAAAAAGATAAAAAAGATTTGATTAAGAGGTTAAAACATGAGGTTAGACCCTATCCTAAGAATGCTAGAGAATACAATAAAGGAGTAGAAATGCACACTACAATAGAACCGGATTCAGAAATATCCGTTAAGTTTTGGTAATACCAATAATTTTTCGTATATTTGATAACATTGTTGCAACAATAGTGGTTAATCAACACTTAAAACTGATTAGAAAAGGTCATTATCTTTGTGGTAATAAGCACCCGAACTTGGACCTTAAATTTATTAAATAACTAAAAAAGACTAAAAATGTCAAAAACAAAACAAAACGCTCCCGTCATTGAAGGCGTTACCGAAAAATTTGATGAATTATACCCTGTAAACTTATTAACATATGGGGAAGATAATTATGATTTGTATTACGATAAAGATGATAGTTCGTATTATACAGATTTAAAAGCATCCATATATGACTATGGATTAAAATCTCCAATACTTGTATATTCAACAGATGAAGTTAAATCTGGAAATACAAGATTGAGAGCGTGTATTGAATTAGGATATGAATATATTCCTATTGTTCGTTCAATATTAGATAAGCCAAAGGATAAATTTTCTAACCTTATGGCTTTACAAATGGAAAATCAAACCAGACCTAGTAATCTTCGTAGACAATACAACCAAATATACAAAACCATTTCAGCATATGAACAGGTTAATAATAAAACTTGTTCGGCTAATATTATTGAAAAAGAGATTTGTACAGCTGCACAAATGAGTTACAATCAATATAAAAATCTTTCTACTTTAGAATCAAACAGACCTGATTTATTTCAACGAGTAATTGATAGTAATGGTTCTAAACTTTCCCCTGGAAAAGCTATTGAGCTAATGAAGCAAGATTTATTAAAATCAAAACAACTTAATATATCCAAAGCTTTAGAAAACGCTGTTACTAGAGAAGATGTAACATATGCAGTTAATGCTGTTTCAAATGCATTAAATACAATGTTTGGTGTTAAAATTAATGGTAGAGATGGTAGTCAAATTAATGCATTCAATAACATACAACAAAATACAATAGGTGGTTTAGTTCATGAAGTATTTACTAATGCTATTGCACAT